TATAGTATGCAAGTAGAACAGCTGCATTGTTAACATCCATGATCAAGTCTTCGTCAAGACCTAGAATCTTACTTCCGTTTCTTGACACCGTGATTGCATTTGTTTCAGCAGTTCCCGTCGCATCAACGATATAAACTTCTTCACCCATAGAAGGATTAGCAGGAAGATTAACTTGAACTGGATTAGTAGAACTATCCACAAACAACTTAGATCCACTGATCGCATCGAAAGTAGTGGTATTAATTTCACTCCAGTAACCTGATTGATTACCAGCACCGCCACCATCTGCGGTAGATACCCATACTTCGCCGTTGTATATCAACAAAGTTCCAGTAGATGCATCGTCGTACCACAAATCACCAGATGAAGGATTTGCAGGAGGAGTGGAAGAGATCTGAACTAGACCATTTCCAGCAGCACCACCAGCATCGTTGATCTGAACCCATTGAGTAGAATCACCGTCGTTATAATATAAGAACAATGCGAATGTCGCAGAGTTGAACCACATGTCACCTTCTACTGGTTCTGTAGGAGCAGTCTCTGATGTGGTGATAGATGCACCACCACCACCGCCACCACCGGCTCCTGGAACGAACTTAGAGTTGATACCATCCCAAACTAGTGTGTCACCATCTGCAGGAGGAGTCGTCGCTAAATCGACATCACCCAATCCACCGATACTCTTGATACCGAATGCAGTATTAAAATCAGTCTCACTGAATGAGTCTCCAGGAATCCACATGGAATTAGCAGCATCCCAAATCAATGCCTGTCCATCAGCAGCAGGATTGGTTTCTGTGTCTACGTTATGTAGATCATTGAGATAAATTGAAACAGTACCACCAGAAGATGGGTTTGCGACCTGGACCCATTGTGCAGTAGAACCATCGTCGTAATATACAAACAATGTTCCAGAGTCTGTGTCATACCATAACTGACCATCAGCAGGACCTACAGGTGCCGTGTCTTGAGTAGGAACTAAACTAGAACCACCACCAGTGCCACCGGATACGGTAACTGGTCTCCACTTAGAAGTTGTCGAACTCCAAACCAAAGACTGACCATCTAAAGGAGCCGATGTAGAAGTATCTACATCAGTCAAGTCATCGATAGAAGCTGGAACAGTAGGTGTATTGATCAGATCATTATAGTCACCAGTTCCTGCTACTGTTGATAGAGTTGGTTTGTTATCTAGATCATCGTAATCGTTGGAGTAACCTACTGCCGAGATTGCATGATCTCCTGGAATAAATGTTCCAGAAGAAGCATTCCACACCAAAGTATTTCCGTCTGCGATAGGTGTTGTTATTAGATCGACATCAGATAATCCGCTAACATCAGAAACTAAATCAGTTGAATTTGCAAGCTCAACCCACGTTCCCATGTGTGCAAAATACATTGCACCATCTGCATGACTGTGTGCTATGGCGCCATGATATGTTGCTGCACTTGGGAATGATGTCTGATCTGCATAATAGAATGGAATAACAGCAGTAGTAGTTCCAGTAAGATCTACTTTTTCTCCCAATGAAGTTGTAATTGTTGTAGCAAAGTTAGGATCGTCTCCCAATGCTGCAGCAAGCTCATTCAATGTATCTAATGTTGATGGCGCAGTGTCAACCAAGTTAGCAATCTGCGTACCAACATATGTTTCCGTGGCATAACCAGTTAGGTCGGCAGCCTGTAATGCGCTATCGGCAAGTGTACCTTGAGCCGCAGTCGCATAATTACTAGATGCTGTAGATATTGCTGTACCGACATAAGTTTCTGTAGCATATCCAGTCAAATCGGCTGCTTGCAATGCACTATCAGCAAGAGTTCCTTGTGCAGCTGTAGCGTAATTGCTAGATGCTGTAGATATTGCTGTACCAACGTATGTTTCTGTTGCATAACCAGTAAAGTCTACAGAAACATCGCCAGGAATAAACTTAGAATTGGCATTATCCCAAACCAATGCTTGACCATCAGTAGGAGCGGCTGAAGTAATATCTACATCAGATAAATCGCCAACACTTGAGAAACTTAACGTCGTTAGACCGGCAGTTGATAGCCAGGAAGTTCCAACATACGCATATAGTTGGCCGGTTGTAACATTATCAAACCATAGTGCACCTTCTGCCGGTGATGTAGGGGCTGTTGCTGATACGACAACACCGCCAGTAGAATCTTCGAATGTAAATCCACCGGCACCGTCTGTAGTAAGAATCTGTCCGATAGTACCGTCAGTAATTCCAAGATCCGTCAATGCAGATGGAACAGTTGGAGCTCCAGTTAAACTTGCATAAGTACCGTCAAACGCATCCGTGATACCATATCCAGCCAATGTTGTTGGGGTCGATGTGAGGTCGCCGAAAGCAACTGTTTGGAGTGCACTATCTGCTAATGCACCTTGTGCAGCTGTAGCGTAGTTACTAGATGCAGTTGTGATCGCAGAACCAACAAACGTTTCTGTCGCGTACGAGTTTGTTGTTAGATATGTACCAACTCTTGTATCAGTATAATAAAGATTAGTTCCTTCGGTTAGATCTGTAGTGGTATGATTAGATAAAGATGAAACTGTGCCAGTAACATCGCCAATAAAAGAACTTGCCTGAACTGATGCTAAATTGAATGAGGCATGTGATGTGTCAATGAAAACAGATGCATCTGGTTCTAGTGTGTATCCATCATAGAACTTCCATACTCCATCAGTAGCATCGCGGAAGACGCCTGCATGTGCGTATGTACCATCATTATAGTTACCAGCAATACCAAGATCAGGATTGGCAACGGCACTACCTGAGTTGAGATATATCATGTTATCTTCAACGGCAAGGTCGGTAGCATTGATAGTAACAGTTGTGCCAGAAACAGTTAAGTTGCCGTCAATAACAACGTTTCCGTTGGCAGAAATGTCGTTGAAGATAACGTCAGCAGTAGTTGCAACGTCTTGACCAATTGCGATTTCGCCAGATGTAACTGTAACACCAGTTCCACCAGTTACATATGCATCAATCTTTGTCTCGACGCGTGCATCTGTATAGTATAGGTTAGTCGTGCCTTCTGTAATCTCGTCTGTATTATCTTTTGCAGCTACTGCGTTATTCACGAATGTTTCAGTGGCATAACCAGTTAAATCAGCTGTCTGTAAAGCAGTATCTGCCAAAGCGCCTTGAGCAGCTGTAGCAAAGTATTCGACATTTTCAGCAGAAGCTGTTCCTAAAGTTGGAGTGCCAGTTAAACTTGAATACGCACCATCAAAGGCATCAGTGATACCATAACCAGCGATCGTGGTTGGAGTGCCAGTCAGACTTGAGTACGCACCATCAAAGGCATCAGTGATACCATAACCAGCGATCGTGGTTGGAGTTGTCGTGAGATCCGCAAATGCGACTGTCTGTAAAGCAGTATCTGCTAATACACCCTGCGCAGCGGTGGCATAATTACTAGATGCAAGAGTAATTCTAGCGTCTGCACGAGTATCCGTATAGTATAGGTTAGTCGTACCTTCATCCAAATCATCTGTGCTATTAGCTGCAAATGCGGTATTAAAATCAGATTGACTGAAAGACTCTCCTGGAATAAACTTAGAATTTACTGCATCCCAAACTAACGCTTGTCCTGCAGTTGGAGTAGATGTCGTAATATCTACATCAGATAGATCACCAACACTTGAGAAGCTTAACGTTGTCAATCCAGCTGTTGACAACCATGAAGTACCTACATATGCGTAGAGTTGACCAGTAGTGACATTATCAAACCACAATGCACCTTCTTCTGGTGATGCTGGTGCAGTACCTGAAACTACTAAAGGTTCTGCAGCATCTTCGAATGTAAATCCACCAGCTCCGTCAGTGGTGAGGATCTGACCAATAGTACCATCTGTGATTCCAAGATCAGTCAATGATGCTGGAGCATCAGTAATACCATATCCTGCAAGTGTCGTCGGAGTACCTGTTAGACTTGAATATGCACCATCAAATGCATCAGTGATACCATATCCTGCAAGTGTCGTTGGGGTTGAAGTAAGATCTGCAAATGCAACTGATTGCAATGCGCTATCCGCCAATGCACCTTGCGCTGCGCTGGCAAAGTATTCTACATTTTCAGCAGAAGCTGTTCCTAAAGTAGGAACGCCAGTTAAACTTGCATAAGCACCATCGAACGCATCAGTAATACCGTATCCAGAGATTGTCGTTGGAGTTGTTGTAAGATCAGTAAATGCAACTGATTGCAATGCACTATCAGCAAGAGTACCTTGAGCAGCAGTTGCAAAGTATTCAACATTTTGTGCTGCGGCAGTTCCTAAATCAGCAGTGTTAGCCTTCAATCCGATAGCATCACTGATACTAGTTGCAAAGTTAGGGTCATCGCCCAAAGCTGCCGCAAGTTCGTTTAGAGTATCTAGTGTAGTAGGAGCAGTGTCTACGATTGACGCTACAATATTTGCCGCAGTATCATATCCATTGTTGTCAAGGTAATCACCAACTCGTGTATCCGTATAGTATAAATTAGTAACGCCTTCATCGAGGACGTCAGAATTTTTAGTATTAATCCAAGTATCTGCTGTTGAAGTAAAATCAGCTGAGTTAATTTTGGCAGCAATGGCAGAATCGTATCCATTGGTGGCAAGGAAATCGTTAATACGCGCATCAGTATAATATAAGTTAGTGCCTTCTGCAAGATCACCAGTATCGAATGAAGTTAAATCACCAGTAGCATCGAAACTAGTTCCGGCTGAAGTTGTGATAGTATATGTGTTAGTTGAAGGTACATATGAGAACCCGCTAACTCCAGCAACATTGGTCGTAGATGCGGATGTAATGCGACCCTGAGCATCAACTGTAATAACAGGAACTGTACTTGCAGAACCATATTCCCCGGCAGTAACGCCAGATAGAGGCATAGAAACTACACCATCTGAATATGATAGTGTTGCATCTGTTGAGATAGCACCTTGCGCTCTAGCGTCGGTATAGTATAGGTTAGTGCCTTCTGCGAGATCATCGGTATCTTTTGCTGAAAATAATGTATCAAATCCACTAGAAAGAGTCAAGTTGATTAAATCTAACGTCTCTTCGCGAGTATACGACGATACTAAAGCAGCTTCTATTTCAGTGAAAACAACTACAGTATCACCGGCACTAACACCAGCGTTTAGTGTTAGAGTGGATGTTGTATTAGAATATTCATGCGGTTCAATCAATGATCCATTAACGTAAACCAATATTTGCGCTAATGATGGAGCTACGAAGGACTGAGAGAACGCATCAGTTCCGGAAAAAATTGTTTGACCAGCAGTAGCAATGTAAGTAAATGTCTGTCTCTTAGTTTGTAAGAGAATATTTGCTGGTGAATTACCGATATATTGTGCCATATTATGACTGCTCCATTACGCTTACGATTGTATCTATTGATGATGCTGTATCTGAATATACCAAGATGCCATCACCTTCTTCCAGTGTTATCTTGTTTCCCGACATGATTTCAATCGAACCGCCTTGAGGAACAGGCGCGCCCTTAACTAAAAATACTTGATCACCATCGACGTTATTTACTTTTACATCAATATACACTAAAGTTGCTTGTGTAATATTGCTTATCGTTAAGCCTATAACAACTGTAGTAGTTAATGCTGGTGCGGTATATACTGCCATCTGCGTATTTGCAAACGTAGAAGAACCGTCAAATGTATGAAGTTTAAATTTATTTGCCATGTTTATATTATCCTAAGGCTATACTGAGCGCAACGATATCATCTAGAGTTGCGCCGTCAATCTGTGTAACTGATATACCATCAACGGTAAATGTTCCTTCGACCGTTAAGTCATTAACCGTTAAATTTGATTGTGTGGTATTACCTGCAGACAGCACAGAGTCTAGTGTTACATAATACGGATCGATTGCAGTTCCACTTCCCAAGATACTATTAGGGTCTACTACGACTCCTCCACTAGTAACATTGGATATTGCTCCGTCTAGATCGTCTAGTACGTCTTTTAAAGTTGATGCTGTGGAGTTTGAGTATCCGGTGGTATCGATTGCGATTGTATTTTCCGTTGCGGAATAAATCGTGGTGATTTGTTCACCTGTACCTGGATCATTTTTGAGGCTAATCGTGCCGTCTGCCGTGTTTACGGCAAGTTCACCATACTCGAGCTGAGTAGTTGATGGAATCTTCCCAGGAACGGAAGACTTCTTATGTATAATACTGGTTGCCATTAGGTATTGACCTTATAAGAGGGGTTCTAAAGAGAACCCCTTTTGTTTCAACAAATTACTTACATATATTTATATCATATTTTAGAACGTTCCACCTTCAATTCTAGAAACAGTTACTACGCCTGAAGTGACGGTGAAATTATCAGCACTAAACGATGCAATACCTTTAACGGCTGTTGTGGCAGTATTGACTGATCCAGTGACAACTTTAGTTCCGGTATTGTATGAAAGTGCAATGTTGGTGTATGTTCCGCCATTAATACTTGCACCAAATGCATCTTTTGCACCATTGGTGAATGTAGAATTTGTGGTATCAAGTTCAATTGAAACTGCAGAAGATTCTGAACCAGAATCAGTAACTGTTAGACCACCGTTAGATGAGGCAAGTGTTGCAACATAGTTGCCTGTAGTATCTGTTCCTAGGGCTACTGAGTTTGGCTGGATTGTGACAGCCATATTTGCATCAGCACTACCGTCAAATTCTAATGAACCAACGACATCACCTGATAGTGAGATTGTACGTAAGTTTAGAAGTTTAGTGGCTGTTTCAGCGACACCAGTAAGTGTACCAACAACGTTAGCATTAAGTGATGCAATGTTAAACGATGCATCTGCAATATCTACAACGTTACCATTCTCGTCAACTTCTGGCGTGTATTGGTCAAATAGATACCAAATGCCGTCTGCCGTATGACGTACCAAACCTGTGTGAGCATAAACACCACCAGAGATATAGTTTCCAACAAAACCGATATCGGTTGTTGTATCAACGCCAGGAGTTTGAGCAGACGCTAAGTAAATGATCGGGTCTTCAACCACCAATTCTTGTACATTAATCTGAGTAGATGTACCAGTTACAGTCAAATCGCCGGTGATAGTAAGACCACCAGTAATATTGGTATCTGAAGTAATTTCAACAATACCATCACCGTTAGCGGTCAACTGAAGATTTTCATCAGTAGTGGTCGTTGAAATAACATTGCCGTTGATATTAATATCATCAACTTGCAATTCATTTAATGTTGCTTTATTAGAAGCAAAGTCACCAGAAGCATCTCGGGCAACAATTGTTGATACAGTATTTGCTGAAGTGGCATCAGTACCAATTGTTACGTTGCCGGTTGAGCTAGAAACGGTAATATGAGTACCAGCAACATTCGAAAGAACGCCGGTGTTATCAAACTTAACTGCATCATTGGTACCATCTACCCATAGGTTGATACCCTCACCAGAAACAAATCTAACTGTATCGGCATTACCGGAAGCAACAGTAGTACCAGAATCTGCCCAAGTGAATGTGCCGGCCTGATCGACCGAGAACGTTCCATATGAGTTAGCATTAATGCTTACCGTGGTTGCATTTGTAATACGACCTTGAGCATCAACAGTAAATTGAGGAATCGTCGTGGCCGCACCATATGTACCAGCAGTAACTGCGGTATCATCTAGTGTGACTGTCAACGTATCGTTATTTGTGTCCCAATCAGTAGTTAAACCAGTTCCACCGGCAAAAGTGATTGCACTTCCTGTTGCAACACTACCTGAACCAGTATCACCGGCAATAGAAGTAGTAGTTGAAACAAGCACAGTTCCAGCGGCAGTTAAACGACCTTGTGCATCAACTGTAAACGTTGGTATGGTTGTTGCATTACCGTAAGATCCAGCAGTTACAGCTGTATTATCTAGATCAACTGTTAATGTACCGGTATCGTATTCAGTTGTTAGACCAACTCCACCAGCAATTGTTAGTGCACTGCCAGTAGTAATATTACCTAAGCCACTATCGCCAGCGTATGATGTGGTTGTAGAAACTAATGCGCTTCCTGCAGCAGTTAAACGACCTTGCGCATCAACGGTAAATGTTGGTATGGTTGTCGCTGAACCATAAGCACCTGCAGTAACCGAAGTATTAACTAAGTTATATGTTACTACATTATCAGTAACACTACTGGTTAAAGCAACTCCGCCAGCAAAGTCTAACGTATCATTGGCAAGTGATACAGTATCAGTGCCTGTATCACCCTGGATACTCAATGATGTTGTAATGGATACACTACCAGCAGAAGTCAAACGACCCTGTTGATCAACCGTGAAAGTTGGGATAGCACTAGTAGAACCATATGCCCCAGCAATAACTGAAGTGTCATTTAACTTAACGGTAATTTTATCTGCGCTAGTGGTTGTACTAATACCAGTGCCACCACCGATAGAAAGTGTATCAGTTAAAAGATCTACTGTCGTGGTAGTTAAATCATCACCACGAACATTTAAACTTGTTGCAACATTAACAGAACCAGCGGCAGTCAATCGACCGTCAGCGGCAACAGTAAATGTTGGAATAGATGTGGCCGAACCAAAGGAACCAGTAGTAACGCCAGTTGCTGCAATATCTGCAACGCCACTTTCGTTGATAGTAACATCACCAGATAAACCACGGTTTACCCATTCGCTGTTAATGCTATCGTATAAAAGAATCTGAGCGCCGGTGGCATTAGTGATCGTAACGTCATTTAGTTCACCAAGATCAACTGCTGCTGCGGTAGTATCAACGTAGTTCTTAACGGCAAGAGCAGTAATTAGCTGACCGTTTGTGGAAGTCCCGTCGATTTCCGTACTGATTGAAGTAACCTTTTGAGTACCCGAACCACCAGAAGTTGTTAGTGTTAATCCTCCAGTGATGATCTCATCGACCCACTTATTGGAGTCTACCAGGATTGCTGCACTAGCGGTTAGTGTGCCTTTGGCATGGTCTAAATAATTTACGTATTTTTGACCGCCAATCTTAATGGCAGTAGTTCCACCAGCGCCGTCATCTGCGCCAATGAATAACGTATTGGATCCTGATATATAGGAATACGCTAATTCTGCAATTTCTAATGTATCGTCTGCCGGTTGGGCTGTTACGGTACTATACTTAATCTTGATTACTGTTCCGGTCATTTAGAATGCCCCTCCGGTTAATTTTAATGCTGGTGCGTTTATTTCGGTCAGTACTTTAAATCCCCCAGTACTTGCATCGTATGTCATTAATGCTCCCGTTTTTTTATCTTTATCGTCAATAACAACATCCGACAATTCTGACAATCTTACCCCTCCGATTGCAATGCCTGCGACATCTACCGTCGAACCTGGGCTAGCTAGCCCAGATAATGCATTACCCTGTGTTACCGTAGCTGTAATATTCTGTGTAGCCATTTTTATCTCGTTACGTTAGGTATGATTTCCACAATACCCTCAACAACACGGTATACCGTCCCTTGAGGTGAAACTGCTTCCACGTCGTATACATAACGTCCAGGTCTTAGACCGTCGGTATCAGTAGGTGACAATCTTATTTCGCAAACACCGTTAAAGGCATCGCTAATAATAGTCGTAAATTCAATATACGTGGTTGAAGTATAATTTTTGCGCATTTGAGCGCGCAAAGAATAATTAGAGAGGTCAAATGCCCCTCCCGAAATATTTTGCAGGTTCACGATTGCCGTAAAATCAGTTCCCTGATCTACATAAAGGTTGGATGATACAGCCATTTATACTCCGATATTCTTTCTAATATTTATATGATTTAAACAATCACTCTATTTGTGCTTGTTGTAATTTATAGTATTCAGCTTCTTCTCTAGCTTTTTCAGTAGTAAAAACTCTATCTTGCAATATTGGAGGAGGTTCTGGCAATACCATTTCGGATAAGTGTAATTCTTTACCCAACGCCCTTTCTTCTTTCATTGCGGCTCTGAGAGCTTTTCTATATTCAACAATCTGAGTAAATTCTTCTGCAGTAATCGTAGTATCGCTGCCAGCCAATGATTCCTCAGCATGACGAGTCACTAGATAATCTGTTTCATCTAATGTCGCTATAACTCTCTTTTCTACTCCATATTGAATATCCTGTATTTGGAATAAAACCTCCTCATAACAAACGCGCTTCAATGCATCTTTATTTTCTTGGATCCAATCCCACTCAATGCATATTCTAGAAGTATCTTGGTCTATTATTGGATTATCAGGATATTTTCTATGAACTACAAATTCATCTCTAATTTCATAGTACTGAATGTAGACCACATTCTTCGCATATTTAAAATCAGGAAATTTTTGATAAAACACTTCCGCATTGCAATTAAATCTGTGGCCTACAATTGACATCATAAATTGCAAGGTATCAGCATCAAATGTAAATGATAGACTTCTTTCTTCTATTGGAGGAAGACCCTCAATAATATCGTTTTCGGATTCCATTGCTATTCCTTTATAGTGGATACTTAAATTGTATATATTTGAATTGGTATTTTTTTGTCGTTAATGGATCAGTTACCGAGATATTTGCGGTGGTGCTGGACCTGGTATGCTGGTGGTCATAATTTATGGAATTATGAAACGTGCGTTGGCTCGTGTACTGTAGCTGCACATTGCCTGCATAAAATGAATAATAAGATCCAGTATGAGCATGGCTAGTTTTAATTGGGGTAGGATCGTCAAGCTGTGCGTACGAGTAACCAGAAGCACTGCGTTTAGTATCATTTGCATATCTATTTTCAGAATTCCAACACATTATGCCACCTCTTAAATCTGGAGTACCATTTAATCCGTTACAAACTTTCCAGTTTCTCGGCAAGTCAGTAATGTCTCCATCAAATAATACAATCATGTCTGGAGAAGGTCTAAAATATTCGTCCTGTACAAATGCCTTCCATATTCTAGTGGCATTTACATGTTTTACTTGATAAGATCCAGTGGCTTGATGTTCGTGGGCGCCAGCGTAGCTCTCGTTGCTACCTGACTTGTAATAGGCATACGAGTACGTTTGACGGAACCCATAGTAATTACCAGATGCATAGGTATGAATATGCGATATTGCTGTGGTATTGCTATCAGCTGAATTAATCAGAGTGGTATATTGTATTGAATTTGCGTCATCTGATGACACATAATGATTAGAATCGCCTTTATTCCATATCGTGTCATCTCCTGGGGTAAATGCTACATAAAAATCTCCGATCATATCCGGATATAACTCTCTCAATTGTTTGCCTCTAGAATTTGAATTAGCGCTCATTATCACTGCCCCCGGAGGACCATATTTTGTCGGGGCTCTAAGCCTTTTAGGTTTAGTATACAATGTTTGATATGTTATACTAGGAAATTTCCAGGATGAATGAGAATGACTGTGATAGCTCGACGCGTAATTTGTAGTATACACATAGCTGTTGATGGAATACCTGGTCGCTGGTGTTTGATAGCTGCTCAAATTGCCCCCAGAATGACCCCCGCTATTATTCGTAGTAGCGTTTACATAGGCATTTCCAACTTGCGCGCCGTAGCCCCTATTATTATCGACATTTATAGTAAAAGTATTATTTTGAGAATCACCCCCAATATAATAATGGGACGGCAAACTATACGTAGTCACATAATTATATCTAACTCCTACTGAGTAGTTATAAGAAAAATATTCGTTGGGTATATCTGACTCAGGCGGGGTGCTAGTAGGAGTAATATTTTTAAACACGCTTAAAAACACCGTACCTTCAGGGAAAACCAATAATTCATCAGGTATATCCTCTGCGGTACCTGGTGCCCACCATGAAGAAGTGCTACTGATAGAATCTAAAAATGGCATAATATATTCCTATTAAACTGTCGTATGCGCTAATCCCTGTCCAAATACTAGCCATACCGGGCTAGTATCTGTTCCAGTATTTAGTAATGTAAAAGATACCGTTAAATATCCTCCTGGATTTTCATCCGGTAATCTACCGTTTAACCAATAAACAGTTCTAGTAGTTCCGTTAATTTGAACCGCAACAGGTCTTGCTTTTACCGGACCAGTGTGATCTAATATTAAAACAAATACCGTACTTGTATTAGCGGTGTTTGGTACATTAGTAAATGAAGCAGTGAAGTTAGAAGATAACAAAGTGTGATACCAAATAGTACCACTAGTATAGTTATGTTGCACCGTTCCAGTTGCATTTGTTTTATAGTTAATTTTTTCCTGTACACTATTTGTGTACAAGCTTTTTACTATTACATCTTCTTCAACTAAAGATGGAATGTTGGCAACAATTACGCCATTTTCATCAATAAACGTAGTGTTTCCTACCACGTCGGCCTTAACTCCGCCAATAGTTACATTACTGGCTTTTGTAGGAGGAAATTCAGTAGGTTTATCCGTAATACCGGTCCAAGATATAACATTGTCCGTCCACTCTGGAGCAGTACCACTTTGATTCATTACTAGATACTGTCCGCCACTTCCCTTGCTGAGAGTCGTCAACTCACCATCACTACCCGCGTATAGTAAATCCGCTACATCATAGCCGTTATTTTCCAACTTAAGTTGGTTAATAGTATTAAAGTTATTATCAATATCGGCATTGCCGAGACCGTTATCCTTAACTACATCTTGTGTATTAATTAAGTGCGGTGCAGCGGTTCTAAAATTTAAGTAAGCCATCTAATATTCCTGAATTCGGTTATTACTATTTATACAGCTTATTGAACGATTCGTGATGCAGCTGCGGCACGCTCTTGTTCTAACGACAAGTATTCTTCTTCGCTCAATGATGTATCTAGTCCAAGTGCTAGTTCACGAATATGGCGCATCACTTTCCAATCAGTAGAATTTAATATTTCTCTATTCTGGGCATTAGATTTATCTAATGCCTCCTGCGCAGAATTATCAACTGGAACCACGCTAAGAGTAGCTATGTCAAACTTCTTGGTTGGATACTGCTGATGCATTTCATCATAATCTTCATCACTAATTTGTACGGCCGTTATCGTGTCCGGGACATTTGCTTCGTAATTTAATATCGAAGTAATTTGCGAATCTTCTAAGTATACGTAATACATTTTTACCTCAATTGTTTAATTAGGACCAAGCAGCAAACCAGTTTGCTGCAGGATTTGATCTTTGTTCTGTGCCTTGCACCCATACCCGGATTCTATTTGAGTAATATTGATATACGCATCGTATTGAATCGTTACCATCAACACCACCGGCATAATGAATAACGTGAATTGATGCAATAAAACCACGCAAATTTGACATGGAATACCCAGATGGTGGATACACATCAAAATAGTTATAGGAATTATGCCAGTTTCCTACTATATTCGTATAACTAGCAGTATAATTATAACCAGATGTGATTTTTATAGATGGACCGGCCGGACCCGTTGGTCCTCGTGCTCCCTGAGGGCCTGTTGGTCCAGTAAGACCTCTAGGACCTGGCAACAACGAGACATTGTCAATAGAAGTATCAACATAGCTTTTTGTTGCTGCGTGCAATAATGATGTTGGATTTGAATGAAGCGTCAAAAATCCAGTCATAGAACCACCGGCTTTATCTAGCTTGTTATTTACATCTCCAATAACAGCAGCAGCTAAAATTTGATCCGCGTCATCCACCTCGCCGAAAACCTTAATACACGCTTTCATTGCAACGTTGCGAGGGCGTGTTTCAACTCCACCTGTTGGTCTAATTGTATTTGGTTCTCCAATTTGCGAAGCGTTTCCTGTAAATCCTTCGGCATCGTCTTTGTACAAACCAGGTGCGTATTTTTGATTACTAGCTGTACCGCGATCATTTCCCCATAAAGTATGAGTGTGTGACTTAAATTCATCAAGTTGATTTGATCCGAATATACGACTAGGGTCAACGCCTCTTCCGTTGTCATGACCTCGAATAAACTCGCCCCTTAAATCTGGGAGTCTAAACTTAGTCGTAGTTCGTCCATATGTTCCACCAATAACTTCATATAATCTAGGATATGTTAATTGTGAAAGCCATGCACCATTAGCCTCTAACCAACCATATGGTACTGAATTAGCGGCAAAGTATACTATACTACCGACAGGAATTCCAACATTAGCTAAAGCATCTTGTACATCATTGTCGATTTGTTCAAGGGTTCTGGTTGATCCGCCCTTTAGATTTGAGAATGTTGTATCAATCTGTGCCTTAGTATAATAAAAATTATTATTAGTGACGATTGAACCATCAACGTAAGTCTTTGTGGCAATCTGAGATGTTGAAGTTTTTCCAATATCCGGAGCCTTTGGAACACCAGTCAAAGTTGGAGACGCGATAGGTGCTTTAGTGTTTATTTGTGTCTGTAATCCAGACTCTACCATATCTAAATTGTTTTTAACAAAATGTGTAGTGGCTACGGCTTTACTATCGCTACTAGAAGCTGGATTATCCAATAGTGTTGGAGTTACGATTACTGGCGACTCTAAGAATGCAACAGTCTTAGTTTGGAGAGCTGCATTAGTATATTTGAGCTGATTATTTTCAGCATACATGTCACCATGCACTTTTAGTGTTGGAGCAGTGCCGCTAGTCATATTAATAGAGGCTCTATCAGCAGTCGCCGCGGCAAGAGTTAACTTGCCAGTCATCGCCTCAGTACCCTGGGTACCTAATACTAATAAGTTTGTACGCGCAGTTGCTGCATTGGTTGCTGCAGTTCCACCATGTTCAATTGCCAATTGGCCGGATGTAATATTATTAACGTTAGTGTAGAATATCTTGTCTTCGCCTTCTAACAAGGCAGCACTTCCATCCAAATCGCCAATGAATGTATTTGCAAAGATCTCGCTGTTTGCAGTTCTTAAAGCAACTGTAGTTTGCTCTGGATAGTTGATGTCTAAAGCAGCTTCTGACGGGTAATAACCATGCACGCGGTTGGCATCAATATTCGCTTGAGCATAAGTTAACTCTGCGATTTTACCAACGATAACTTCGGGAGTATAGTTTTCAATATCTACTTTTTCTGATAAGGATAATCCTAAATATTTAAAGTTATTATCTAATTCATCGTTGGTTAGTGGATAACCTTTGTCTCTACGTAATACTAAAGTAGATAATACGGCATCGCCAAGAGCTACGTTTGGATTAATAGTAAATCTTACAAACGTTAATGTATTTGTTCCAACCGTAAGTGGCGTATCACCGGCAGCAGGAGCCGAAGTAATAACCCAACCAGTATCTGCAAATAGAGTGCCTTCTTGAACAAACACAATAGTGGATGCAAAAACATCTGCATCTGCCAACATATCATCCGCTCGAACTAATACATTACGAAGTTGAGTTGCACCACCAACTATTTCAGTTAAACTAACGGATGCTACAACATATACTCCGTTTTCTACCGCACTGGTCTGAGATTTAAATAAAACTCTATCATCAAGGTAGATATTGACGTCATCAATTCTTAATGGCGAATCAATATAGTTGCCTTCCACATAAGCTGTTGCAGAAAGTGGCGCATTGGTAGCAACTTTAACTGGGTTTAAGATAGCTGTCATTTATCGGCCTTTAATAGTAGTGCACTTAACATTTGTTTTATTTCTGTCATATCACGTCTAAGAGAATCGATCTCTTTCACTTGATTCTGGATCTGTGTGTTCTGACGTACCAATACATCTTTTCTACGTCGGTATTGCTCATACTCAACGTCATTATTATTTATAACAGCATTGGAAGATACGTCCCGTATCAGAGACGTATTATCTTCTACCTGTAAATATTGAATATTTACGCTGCGCATGCTATTGTCCTAAAGTCTTTAATGCGTGGAACCTTGGCAATATTACTCGAGCGCATCACTATCTTAACAATCAAGCTGGTGAATGGTTCTAGGTTTTCAACATCAAATGATAGGTCTGTCCACTGTGAATCTGACTTAACATATCCACTAGTTGGAGCCGCACGGTAATATCTAGATGCAATAAAATCGCTATCGATCGATTGACCGGTTTTGTAGTAAATTTCGATGTCTGCATCATTAGGAATAGATGCTGCCATCATAATTCTCAACATTTCTGAAGGACGTGCCAAGTTAATTTTCTTGGTAACATACTTAGAAGTGACTGACCCGTTATTGACGCCAATTTCAGAATTGTAATGTGATAACCAATGGATATCTACAGTTCTACCAGATGGGGTTTCCATTAAACCTGGATCAGTAAAGTCTTCGGTATCAAATTCAATAACCAAATTGCCATCCGGATCAACGAAGTGTTGAGCCACGAATACAATCTTAGTTGCCAAGGAATTATCTAGATTGGTGTATCTAAAACGAATTGTATTGCCAACTTGCAATTCACTGAATGTGTTAAACAATTCTGTTTCCGAAGCAGCAATAGTGATCGTATTAGTACCAGTCAAACTCATTGGCGCAGTAGTATCATTGATCGTGGTAGTATTGGCCAAGATGTACTCGTCCAAATCTGGATCATTTACTGTCAATGCACGCGGACTATCAACCTTGTTATTAACCATCGTTAGCGCAATTCTACCTACGTCTAAGACTGGAGATACGTTAGGATTTGTGCTACTTAGTTTTGCAGTTACAACAACATCAGTAGTATTTTCTAGAGAGTGTGTTAATACACGTGGTGTATTAAAGCTAGTGTTTTCTCCATTAACTAATGTATTGAAGTAAGACTGACCGGCATGATCTACAGTTTTAAGAACATAACTAATTGATGTACCTGAAACTGCTGTAACTGCCGCATTCAACATTGCCGTAGAGAATTCATAATTCTCTGTTGCGTATATGTATGCTCCACCTTCGCGACCAGTTGCATCAGCAGCAGTTGCAGAAGATGTCAATTCAATCACATATGAATCTTCTTCTGCGGAAATGATTGTATGGGTCTTGAATATATCAGCAGCTAAGAAACCATTAATATCAGTGATAGTCTGGCGAGTTGAGATCTCGACAGTTTCTCCAACTACAAAACCATGGTTTCTATGGGCAACGCGAACTTTCTTAGAACCCTGTACAAACGCAAATGGATGGTAATCCAAGTTTCTCAAGTTTGTCTTAGGCGGAACCAATTCAACTTCGTATGTTCCTGAAGTAAACTGTGATTTTTTCATCACAAATTTCAAATCTTCCATCTGAGATGCGGTCCAAGTGGAAGCATTCTGTGATTTGAAGAAAACGCCATTATATGGCTGAGACGAAATCTTATTGCCGTTGTAATCTTCTGCACCAGTTTCTGCAATGTGCACACGGAATGCAGCAGAGTCTGACAAGACAACCAAAGCATATTCAGTACCTTCTTGCACGTACACCGGTGATTCAAATCTGAACGTTGTTGCCACTGTACCAGTTGCGGATGTATACACATCAGCAGGTTTCTTAAACACTCTAGAGAATGGTAAAACAATCTGACCTGGATAACCGTTAACAACTTCACGAATCTCGATACGAACTGGAATGTTAGTATCAACGGCAGAGAAGAACAAATCGACTGAGGAGATAAACGCTCCTCCTTCTTCTTGAACCATAAATGTCTGAGCCAATGGGTCAAACCATCCGGTGTCACGCGTTAATCTATCAGTTGTTGTGATGATTGCATTGCTTTCTGGATCTAAGTCTTCAACCTTCAGTGAACCAGTTCTAGTAGAAATCACGGTACGCTGTTTAACTGTAACCACGCCGTTTGCTTCGTATACTGCGGTAGTGCTAGTATTTCCGCTTTCTTTAGGATTTCCAGAATCGGTGAATACTAACTCACGCACGCCAGTTCTAAAACGATCTTTAGGGTTATTTGGAATTCTAAAGATACCATGCAACTGACCTGTCAATGAAGTTTTAATTTTTCTAGCTGGATTTTCTGCGCTCGGTGTATTAACATACTTAACACGTGGCTTTCTTCCACCGTTGCCATCAGTATTTGTATACTGTCCTTCTAAGAATGCAGCTGATGCTGTACTAAAGGCGCTACTGCTATTTCCCTTTTTAATGTTTAAAATATGTAGGTAATAATGTGTAGTTGTTGCATTGATCTTATGCGCTTCTTGTCCAACGACGATGGCTGTTGCACCAGTTACACTATCGCGAATGACTTCGCCGTGGTTAAACGCAACTTCAACTTCAGAGTTTGCAACGCCTGGAATTCGACGTTTATATGCAATCTCGTCTGCAGTTTGTCCAGTATACGGAGTTTCCAATACTAAGTTTGTATTATCGGTAACTTCAGCAATACGATATTCAGTACCATCGATGATGATAAAGTCTGTCGCGATGAATTCACTCAAAAATCCTGTAGTATAACCAACAACAGCGGTTGAGTTATTAACAACATTAATTGTGCCTTGACCATAGGCTGGTTGTTCGATCAAACGTTCTATTTTAGAAACGTCTGAACCACAGTTTCTTGCAGTATCGAATGTGCTTCCGTAACCAGTGATTAACTGAACACGAATAGTTTGTGCACGTGTAATATACTGATCAACTTTAATACCATCAAAGAAACCATTAACTTCTGTGGATGGCTTCAAGCCGCTAGCGGTAAATAGAACCGCTCTTGGACGGATATATGGAACAACGCGTGTTTCCACAACCTTGTCATCAACAACTCTTGAGTCGATCTTATCCTCAATAAATGTTCTCTTACCTGAACGTGAGCTGATTGTTTCCACTGCATCAGTTTCAATTGTCAACACGCGTGAACCTGCAACTGAAGAAGCAGTTGATGATCTTAAGTATCCCCAATTTCCTGCTTGAGCTGGATTTAATCCAATCGCACCTAATTCTTCAGATGTAAATGACGCACGTGATCTCCAATATGGACCATTACCAACGCCACTACCACCGGAGTTAATCAAATCAGTATCAATTTTTGCAAATCTATTACTTTGAGCATTGCTAGAAATAACATCTAGTTTACTGCCAATTGTAACTGGTTCGCCCTGAGATACTAGTTGCCATGCATTCCAAACACTACCCAATACTCCATCGGATTCAGCTTTAGCAACCAACGCGTTATATTGACCATCGTCGTTGATAATAATATCTGGACGACGATCTGTAGAGAACCATGTGTCTGACCATGGGTTCAAGTACATGATACCTTTAAAGGTAAACAAATCATATGGGTTAACTGAGATGTCTTTACTTGCACGTAATTGACTAATCATGTCAATTTCAGAAGAAATTGGCATCGTGATGATGTCACCTAAGATGGAGTAATCACGTGTTGCTTTATCTACGTTTTCTAACAAATCAACTTGTCTTTGAGCAAAGAATGGGCGCAATTCTTTCTTCTTAGAATCGATTGATGCATTCCATTCATTAGAAGCAGTGTTACCAATACCTTGTCCATCAAATGTATCTACCAAGAAACCGTTCTGGAATCTATCAAGTCCATTTGAATCGACAATACGCATGTTGCTGGTATCAGCTTCTAGCATAGACAACGATGTGTAATATTCTAGATCTTTAATTCGACGCTCTAGCTTACCGATATCGCGCATGGTGTAACGTTTGTTTTCAACACGACTTACTTCTAGGCCGTCGCTAGAGAATGTGTATGGTTCAACGTTCACTACCGCTAGCTTCATTGCTTCGGTTGGAATTGTTGGCTCTTGAGGATTAATATCATCAGGAATGCCGTATGAAACTACATATTGACCCTTCGTGTTCAAAGACAAACAGTCGACACGAGCTAAGTATGCATGATACTTGAATACTGCATTTCTGCCAAATTTAGGCATGAAACGTGTATAGAATGTATTAGCAGAATCTAATGCATATGGTCTAAAGTCTAAGCAGTCTCTTAATTGATTTAAGCTAAAGCTAGGAATGCTGGCATATGAGATATTAGAATTTTCTGCTATATATGAATCAACAGTGAATAGCTTGCCGCCTGAATCACCAGATGGCATAATATATTCATATGTTACCTTAAGCGGTGCAGTCGGGGCTGGAGCATTTGGTGCCAATGATAGTTTACCAACGGAAATATGTGTATCACGTTGGCCGCTATCTAGCGTGTAGCGGTTAGTGATGTCTACTCCGTAAGTTCCGGTTGGATTATCAAAGTCGCCTGTATCTTGCATAACAGAAATCAATCGGGCAACATACGATTTCTGTAAAGTTAGAACCCTAGAAACTGGAGCAGCCAATTCTTCAGTCATGAAATAATCTACCCTATCCTCAGGGATAGATAATGCAGTGCTAAATCCACTATTTCCATTAGAAATAAGCGTTGCAAATAGAGTGTAAACCACGCTTGATTCTAGAGCGGTAACTTCCAATTGTCCTGAACCATTAATAGCAATTTGCGGTTGGCCAGAAGTATTATATTCAATGTAAGAACCGTTTTCTGAACCGCCTGACTTCATGATAAGTACATAGTTACCAATGCCACTCACTGAGTCAAAAGAGAATCCTGCTGGAGGACTGACGATTTGTTCTGTACCAGTAATTGTTAATGGGTAAACAACGTCGTAATTAGCTTCAATAACTTCTTTGATTGCATAATCAGGTAATTGGTGAATCAAAGAGAAATTATTTGGATCATTTAGCACCGTAAAGTTATCAACTCCGGCAACCATGTCACACTTGAATTTAGTAGAGCTATCATAGATGGCAGCAACCTGATCAAATGTGTTTAATCCATTCATTTGGATGTCAAACAAGAATACTTTGTATTGGTCTTCAGCAACAGTTGCGCCTTTATCATGTAACTCTAGACCGCGGACACGAGCCGTACCGATGACAGAGCTAGTGCTACCAATTGTACCACTAGAAAGTGCAACATTGCGCAATGTAACTTTCTCAAAGGTGGATAGATCTGGTGCAAATAAAAGATTTTCAGCAATAACATATGAACCCATAGATAGGTCCAATGTTGCGGTCTTTTCGGCAGAGACTGATTGATCAATTTCAACTAATGAGCCGTGTTCAACGCCAAAGTAATCACATAAGTTATTACTTCCTGCTGGAATGTATCGTGACTTAAACGCCGGTACATATTCAGTTGTAATCTTGCTAATCTCGTAACCTTTAACATAGGCTTTACTTGGCTCAATTGCGTATGCAACCATAGCCGCTAGACGATTGTGGTCATCCAATGTGAAGTCGTATTGACCAGACTCGAATTTATATACGCCATCATTAAAGATTGGGTAAGGCATATACTCCCATGTCGTGGTACCGTCGCTAATGGATGCTGCAGTCGTGCTCCATGTAGGCTCAGTGGCAGCATCTGATGTGCCATCATCTGTACACATGAAGTAATTTAGGTTAATACCATTCGTGATGATACTAATCATGTCGCCAAAAATATATTTTTCTGCGGCAGACCATCCACCACGATCGTTACTGCGGTAGTCACGTGGTTTAATTGGGAATGGAGATAATGTATAATCGCCAGACTCGTCAAACGTTCTACGAGCTAGTGTCTTTTCAATTTCTGCGTATTCGGTTCTTTCTACCTTGAAAATAACACGGCCATTTGACAATCTCAATAGATCGATGAAATCAGTATCCGCGGTAGTGGTCAATGACAATTTTGTCAATTGTAAGTCGATAAAGTATCGAGCGGCACCTGGCGCAGAATAGTTAGGAGAGCCTAAAGCATTATCCAATAATGATTCATCTGATTCTGGGTAAATAACTTCTTCAACTAGCTGAAGACCAATGCGATAGCTTGGAGTATTACTGTATTTGTCTAATATGATTGACTGTTCAGGAACTAATACAAAGTGACCACGAATGTAATATACACCACGCTGAACAGAAGCGATACCTGCTTTTCCAACAATGGCCGCCTGGATTTCATCCGGATCATCTACAAAGATATTATACGGAGTTGAACCATCAATCAAAGTTAATTGTTCATTAGGAGAGAATTCAGATAGTGGATTGCCTAGTTCATCTGAACCTGAAGCAACGAACTTAACAAACAATGTATTAGGTTCAATCGTGCCTTCTGAGTTTGCTTCGGACAGAGTATAGTCGATGACCTTGGCTAATGTACCATTACTATCCTGAATGATCTGGTCTTTCATTGCGGCAAACGTAGCAGCAAAGTCAACCGTAGGGTCATCTTTCAACTTAACATAGCTAACATCTAAATCATAGGCAACCTGACCAGGAATGATCATCGAACCTTCTTTAAAGATATGATCTCCATGGCGCTTAATTTGCTCTTGGAGAATAGTCTGCAACTGAGTTAATTCACGAGCCTGTACAGCAGTACCTGGTCTAAACAGAATTCTATAGAATTTCTTGTCTTCGTTATAATCATCAAAAAACGGTTCAGTGTTGAAGTCGATTGCCATATTACTCTCTTATTAGAATTTAATAGATGTTGAAATTGCTACTGCTTGGTCTTCAGAAGCTGAGAATGAAGTTCTATTTTCAAGATAGATCATCTCTCCAGAGTATTTATTGATATTTGGGGATATAACACCGGTGATACTCATGTTATATCTATTGCTTATCGTCGATGACGAATCAATTTTATACGCACCTTCTGAAGTTTTAAATAGCGATAGAGAACTACCGGCAATTGGAACATAAGAAGTGTTTGTTGGTAATACTAACAAATGATAACTATCATCCGTCTCGTACTTTTCAACAATTAAAAATTCATTAGCATAATCACCAAAATACAAATATTGATCTAGTGATATATTTATATTAGATACTGAAGCTATGTTTACATCATTTTTAGAAATGATACATGTAATTAGAGAAGTACCCGTCGCATTTTGGTAGATTGAATCTGAAGAATATTCACGAATATTTTTCAACATAGCAACACGGCGATAGCCTGATGTCAGTGGAACTAGATTATTAATCTTCTCATTGTAAATTTTGCTTGAGAATAATAACGTACTAGCATACAATTCATCGATGGCATCTTTACCATGCCCTCCCTTAGGAGCAATAATTGGTACAATCTGAGCACCACTACCGTTTCCAGTAATCACGACAGATGCACTCTTATAATTTTTACCTGGATTGGTTACCGCAACATCAATAATTGAACCACCAGGACCAATAGTTGGAACTAGCTCACAACCAGATCCGTCGCCATCAACGGTTAATACTGTATTTGAACTAAATCCATTTCCTCCTGATACAATTCTACACGCATAGATTGCGCCATCGATTGCACCAAGTTCTACATCAGATTGCTTACTGTCAATACTACCCACATTAAAGTCAGTTTGAATTGTAGCTTGACTGAAATTAGGATGCGATGCAACAATATCAGATCCAAGTGTTTTGACGCCAGTCTCTGTTGTAATTTTAGACACCACGTTTAATGTAGCATATGTGTATGCTGCACCAGGTTCATTTACTAGAATAGCTTCGATTTCACCTGAGTTATTAATCAGAGGAGCAAATTGAGCATTATTGCGCTGTGCTTCAACGTTAAGGTTTAGTATTAATGGAGCTTCAACGTTAGGAGCTGTAGTTAATGCATCTGATGTGACATTATTCCTAGCGGTACTTGATCTCCAATAAAATGGAGAAGTATAACCTTGTCCTGGATCTATAATATGTACATCAGTTACTGTGTACTTCGTAACGCCTTCATCCAATATCGTACCAAATTCAACCTTAACAACAGGTCTTGTTCCAGCAATGTTTGGATTAGGGAAAGTAATTAACGTTTCACCGGCAGGTTTTGTAGTGAATATACCACCATCTTCAATAGTGATACTATTGATACTGTACGGATTATCGGGGATATATCCATCTCCATCAACCACGATATCAGTGAATGTGTCTTTTATATAATACGGCTTGACTTCAAAATCAGAACCGTTTTCGCCAGTGATAATTGGGACCGGTGGAGTAGTATAACCTGCTCCAGAATTCTGCATGATGATTCGCTCAACCGTACCATTAATGATAACGATTGCATCAACCACGGCTCTAACTTTAATACCTTCTGAAACTCCACCAGGTGGGACTTCAATTGTAATTAACGGGTTTTGTGTATAGCCGCTACCAACTTCAGATAATGTGATTGCGGTAACATCGCCATCAACAACAGTTGCGTATGCTAATGCCTGAGTACCACCAACTTCATCTGGAGCACTAATTGTAACTAATGGAGCAGATAGGTCATTATAACGGTGTCCACTGTTTCCAATAACAATTGATGCCTGGTCTAGTGTTCCGTCAACGTTTGCTGAAATAGTTGCCACTGCCTGTTCAGGTGGAAATGGGAACGTAATATCCAAGTCGCCATCAGAGTATCCAGATCCACCACGGACCGGAACTAATTTCTCAACCGAGTATGAATCTCTGCGTACATAATCACTACCACGGTTTTGGATCGTGTATCTAGTAATACTACCGTTAGAGTAGAATTGCGTGGTCAATGACGTGGCAACAGGAATAACTGAAGACGTCATGAACTTGTTACGTAGATAAATTGGGATGGTATACATGTATTTCCAAATATATCCATCAGATAACTCTTGAGGTTCTCTAGCAGTGCCTGTAGGCTTAACTGTAGAGTTTGCGCCACGATTATTATCGAGACATTTATATACGTTATATTCGTCAGTAACTACATAGAAAATTGCAGTTGCTAATGATGTGGCACCTGAAGCTGCAACATTATCTGCACTATATTCGTCATACATGTCATAAACAATGTTTGAAGACCAATCATAGCGTTCGATAACTGCTGCCACATCGTTAGCATCTAAAGCTTTAGAAAAGATAATATCATTTCTCGCCTCTAGCTCATATGGAAATGAGTCGCTAACAGACGGGGGATTAAATTCACTAGAAATTGATTCCCCCGTATCTGGATCTGCGATTGCTGGCCACCGCTGCTTGCGTCCGAACACATAGTGGTAACGCGAAGTCTTCGAAATGATTTCGAATAGCAACGATTTAACAAGATTTGTTCTAAAAGTGGATTTTAGGATAGAAGTGGCCATTATTCAGCGCTCGATCAATTAGTTGATTGTGATAGTCCAAGTGATGGTGATTGTATCACCAGCTTGCTTAGTAACGATTGGGAAAGTCGTACGGCAAAGCATGTTACCTGAAGTTGTGGCATCAAAAATACCAGCTTCAACCAACGCAGCATCAGAACCTGGATTACCTGGCGCGAATGTAGCAACATACTCAACTTGGTTGCTATCTGTACCAACTTGGTTTACGCTAGCCTGAACGCGTGAGTATCCAGATAGTGCAACTTCGGCTTGCAATGCTGTAACGGTATCATCAGAAGACAATGAATCGTCTGTACCCAATGCCATAAATTCCATAACCGCAGCACTGTTGTCAATCATACGGCTGGCAATATATTGCTTACCGACCACAACAACTAGGTTAGGGACGTAGATTTCGTTAGTCACTTTGCCTGAGGCATCGCGCGTAACGACTGAAAGAGAGCCGTCTAATTCGACTCCGGATTTTTTGAAAATCATTTGATTTCTCCTATTTTACGTGAAAGTCGTTCCCGACTGGATTGATCCCGTCTCAGCAAAATAACCTTCTATACTGTACGGGTTAAAAGTAATTTGTCCATAATCATTATTATTTATTGTTTCAGTTATATCCTTATCAAATGGTATTGGAGATACTAGATCTAGAATTCCGATGGATTCTTGTTTACCGAACTCAAACTCGCTTCCATACTGATCCAGGATATTGACAAAATCAGGATCCATAATAATACCACGAGCAAAGATAAATGCTTCGTCTGTGGTAATAGTATCATTGAATCCCTTAACAAAGAATAATGCGCCTATATATTCTAATAATGTAATTGAGTCAACTTTATTAATCGGGAATGATTTGCCGATTAGATCTGCCAAATTGACATCTTCAACAAAATTGTAATCTCTTTCCCATCTTAGATATTCAGAAGATACAATAGAATCATCAATATTTTTATATGGTCGTCGACCAAATGCCGTCTCAATTGCACCCACAATATCTAGCGGGTTTAATCCATAATTTAAACTGCTGACATCCGCAGTTGTATTAGAATCGGTAAAGAAGAATGGTTTAAACAATGCATATACTGAATCCGCAGTGGCCGAATCATCAAATGCACGTTCGATGTCAAATTCCTTACCATTATCTAACATGTTTATAACGCTAGCTAAATACCGTTTTGCATCAACAACCCTAGCAAATTCATCAGAAACTACTGATTCTGATGACAAAGCTTTATTCATTGAATACAGATCAGTATCAGATGTAGTCGAGTATGAATAATATTTAGGAGCAAATAACAAAGACGACGCATCTGCAGCAGATGCGTAAGAATCTATATTGGCTCTATTAAAATATTTACCAACCACGTTACTTGTGGTTGCGGTATCGTAGTTATATCTAACGAGTACTTTGCTATTAATAATCTCTGAAGATGCTACTGATGAATCTGCAGATTTAGTGAAGCTATTTGAAGATAGATCACTAGAATACATATCATCTTGTACCGGCGGAGATGAGAACCCTTTACCCACAGTCTCCGTAATTGGCGCAGTATCTAAGAATATACGATCAATAGAGAATGCAGCATTACTCTGAACAGCAGTCAAACTATCAATGTCGTAAATCTTGTTGAAGCTATTGTTTGACTCGTCGGTCGGAGCATCTAATGTACTACTAAAATTATCAAGCACAAATCCTTTGGAGAAATTCTCTTCTAAATTTGCAGTTGTGTATAACGGCTTAATTTGTACGCTGTATGGTTTGTTAACAGCATAAATTGGAGAACCTACTGCTGGAGATGCGTATGTAAATCTACCATCTTCTCCAAAGTTTAAGTCCCATTCTGTATATGTGTACTGTGTACCTTGATCGCTCATGGCGATAAATGAAGATAGCGCAAACAAACGCTTGAAGATCTTCTCTTCGAAAGATACAACCAAGTCTCTATGAATAGAGTACTCGGCAAAGTATTTCATACCGGCAGGATGTAATAAGTTCTTAATTAAACTTCTATACTTGTCTAGTTGCTCTTCAACTTTAATTACATACGAATAAACCTGATAGTAACTTCCATCATGGATGTACATCTCGTCTGAAATAAATCCGTCCTGAGTCTCATAGTAACCAGGATACTTAGCAACAGCACCTAGTTCAATCTTAATAACAGCTATAGATGAGATATCTTCTATCTCTGAGCGTCTACTATTATCCTCGTAGAACTGTGCAACCGGTTCAGCAACATAGTCACCAGTCACGAAAAAGTTCTTATTTCCTTCGGCTCCATATAGTGAATCATACGACATATAGGACTGCTTATAAGCATAACCGTATTCGATGAATCCTAAATTTTGTTCAGTATAACCAGGAGAAGAAAACGCCACGGATCCATTTCTAATTAGTTCACTAATAGGATGGAAATACTCCCATGCGGTATCGTATTCAGAAGAAAGATAGGAGTAGAATGTATTATCATAATCTAAACCAAACGCAACAACCTGAAGATCTCGGATTTCGCCATTGGTACCAACCTTAGTTATCTTAATCTCGCATCCGCGACCTCTTTCAGTCTTTAGGAAGAAGATATCGCCGACTTTAAAATTTGAGCCTGCTTTATCGATCGTTAACTTTGATGGACACTTTTGAACAACACCACTATATGCGACTCCGTCAATTTCAACAGAGAAGACTGATCCAACTTCGATCTCATCACTATAGTCTCGTTGAATGAATAACTCATATGTTTCAGCATCATACAATTGCACACGTTCAACATATGTTGTAAATGATTTTTTACTTGTGGTGATAGTGGCAAAAGCCTGATTAAATTTAAATAGGTCTTGATTACCGGTGGTAGGATTTAATCCAGAGCTTTCATCCGGTATTAAGAAGCACGATACATCTTGTTTCCATTTTCCGTCAGATACTCTAAGAATCTGGGTTGACGGATATACAATTTGTGCTTCTTTTTTAAATAATGTATTGAATAAAAACTTAAATGAGGCTTCTGAACCACGAGTCAAGTAAAACTCACGAACCCTACGTAAATATTCACGTGGATCCTCAGTCATACTGATAGGAATGTCCTTAGCTACCTCATTCTTGAATTTCTCAACGAATGCATCTAACGTAGTATTAACGTCACGGATACTCTCGAGCTGTTGACCTTGAGACTCCTGTAAGAACTGATAATACGCTTTGATAAACTCAACGAATTGAGGATACTCCGAGCGGATATTCTCGGGTATCTGTCTACTAAAGAGGTTAGATGATTTGACTTTAGCCATTATGCTCTGCTACTTGTAAACGTGTAATTGCTAGAATTTCCAATTGAAGTATTAGAACCACTGCTATCTACCAATGAGATGGTAATTCTAGAATCAGGAATCGTTACGATCTGATCTTTAGCAGAGACTACGTCATATGACTCCGTCTTAAATCTAAAATAAAAATTAGGTTCTGATAAATTAGTTATATAAAGATTATTTATTGTTACAGTACCGGTAGAATAATTTACCGTTCCATAATTTCCTTTAACAACCTTTTCACCAGTACCAGAAACCAAACTAAACATCCGGATATTACCGATACCATCGTCATCCAAATAGTAAACTGTTTCAGTATTATCAATATAGAAACCAGTTGTCAAGAATGATTCTTCCGGAACGTTTGCACTATAGATTGGGTTATTGATAGTAATTGTATATTGAGATTGTACGTTATAACGAGGTGCAATCTCTTGCCAAATAGTAAACGTTGTAATATTACTATCAATTGATTGGTCGATATTATCAATCATCGTACCAAACTTAGAAAATCTAAATGCTCCGTCAAACTTTTGCAAGTATGAATCACGATAATTCTGAATCCCAGATAATACTGCGTTCTTCATCTCGTCGTTTGATCTGGTAGTTCTAGACTGATTATAGTATACAGTCACATTAACTTCCATCTCGTTATATGTAGGATCGACGATCACCGGAGTGATTGATACTACACCACGCTTCTTGACAATATTTTCAGTAATATATGCCTTTTCAGCAGTGGATAGATATGGAGCACTAGCTGGTTTAATACTAATATAAACTTTTCCGTATTGTGGAGGATTAGCATCTTCACCACCCCATACATTAATAGACTCTACATCAGTGTAATAGCGCTTAATAATGTTGGCATAGTCTGTAGGAGTTACAGCTCTGTTTTGATCGTAATATTGCTGAGACGCATTACTACGAATTTCTTCTTTATCTTCTTCAACCTGTCCACCAAAAGATTTAAGAACAGTTCCAACAGATACTGTACCAGCTAAACTTGCACCACCAAACGTAAATAGTGCAGCACCATTGGCTGCGTCTTTCTTGGTGGTCAAATATTTAACTTGGATAATATTACCAGGAATAATCTCAACGCCAAGACCATTAGTTCCGAATGATAACTGAATATACCTATCATCCATTTCCTTTAGGTAATATACTTCATCGCTAGATGTCAAATCAACAACATTAGATGCTAAAGTATATCTGCTGTATTCTGGTTGATCAGGCGTAGGTTGTACGGTAACTCTTAAAGTCTCCGTATCTAAGTCAGTATTGGGGAGAGTAAACTTCTGACCAGTTTCATTACACGCAAAATATACTTCACGTGGTTCTCCCTGATATACATAGACATTATTAAATAGGTATGTATCACCGTCTCTGGTTGCAGAGTAATCTGATAGGGTGTAGAATGTATATGAATTTCCACCAACAGATGTACTAAACGGAGAGTACGCAGGGATAACTAAAGTCTCTGACGCAGTATTTGGATTAGATGCCACGACAGTGACATTTAAAATTGCCCTAGATGTAATAGCAGATCTTGGCAAGTATCCCATATTACTGGCAATAGATACGATACTATTACGCTTTGAAGCAGAATCCAAAAACATCTCATTTAATGCCATGTTTGTATACAATGCATTATAGTGAGTGTTATATGCAAGAACGTCTAGAAGGACGGATAAAGCCGAACCTTCAAAATCATAATCGCTAAACTTGTCTTGACCCTGCAAAAATGCTTTCAGATTATCTCGAATATCATTGTAATCGAGGTCTGTGACTTTTATCTTATTATTAGTGCTCATCTAGTTCTCTCTAGAATTATGTTGACAGTAACTGGGTTCTGTGTATTCTTAATAGAATATATGATCGTAAGATGCACAGAATTCTCATCAGGCGAGAAAATGACCTGGACATCTAATAGATTAACCCTAGGTTCAAAGTTCTCGATGACATCTGATATCGATCTCTGCATCAATGCAGTAGTCATGTGACTAATGTTTTCAAATAGTAAATTATTTACTTGCGAACCGATATAACTTCTGAACGGCCGTTCAAAGTTTCTAGTGAGGATTAAATTCCTCAGTGATTGGTTAATTGCCGCCTCGTCAGACTTTACGGTAATATCGTTTGTTACCGGATGCCTAAAGAAGTTTAAATCCAAATCCGTGAAGGTGCGTGTATTTCTTGCCATAGTTATATTTATATTAGTTTGCAAAAACTCTTGAAGATGCTGACGATATTGTATTGGCTCCGTATGGATCACCAATCCTAGCAATTCCGCCTCCTTGTGCAAATACTCTAGAGGAAGGACCAGACATTCCTGGCGCTTCGTCGCCACACCCTGAAGTAGGATGAGATGCTACAGGATTTCCGGAAATAACAACAGTACCCTTTCCATCCAAGAATACTCTTAAAGCTCCGGCCGCCGTCGCGGTAGTCATCGGCGATTTACATTTATATCCAGCCCCATCTTGAGATGCAACTGTATCGACTCCACCGTTCCTTGCTACTCCAGGCATTAGATAATTCCTTTAGATAAAACTTGTCTAAAACCAGCTGAACCTACATAATAATCCCACATCACTCCCTGTTGAAGGGACAAATTAACCGTGTTATAGGATGGTGTCCCTTCAAACAATGTTTCATATGTTATGGCAAATGAATAACTGTATTCTTTTCTAGTTGGACTAGGAGGAGTCCATTTAACAATGGTTGCAAAATCTACAGTCTCATCAAATAGTGGTTTAGTGACTATAGTTTTAAGATCCTTAAGTAGAAAGTCAGCAGTTTGATTTGTAAACAACTGAGATGCTTTGCCCGTTATTAGTATAGTTTTATCGGACACAGAGACATTAAATCCAGGCACACCGCCCGAACTGGAAAAATCAGTTATAGTCCATGTCTCGATTTCAGGAGCTAACACAGCAATACTTGCGTTATATGTTGCAGAATCTCCATCGAGTACCGTCTGTAAATACGTATCTCCACGAGACTCTGCTCCAAATCTAGTTGCCCAACCGGACTCTGACTGTATAGCAAGTTCAAGTGACATATTATCCGCCTAAATTGGCAAAACCTTTTGAGTGTGTTCTATCATTTAAGAAGGTTAATGTTTGTTGTCTACCATTTCCATAGTTATTAAATGATACGTGTACCCAATTAATACGTTGTTTGCCTCTATTTCCGTTCTTTCCTGGATCACGGTACTCTAATAAGATCTGGTCGTATGGTAATATGCTAACCAACTTCTGAACTGTGTCATAATTAGCCTTGTAAGCAAAGTTATTGCCTCCCATCACGAAATCAATGGCACAACCATATAAGTGTTGTGAGGTTGCAGATCCGCCGGATGGAATATTATTCCTATAACATGAAGTCATAGTCCAAACTTTGCCGTGTTCACCAATATTTTCATTAATTGGACCTAAGATATTCACAGCCAAGGCTTTTAAGTTGCCAACAATATCGGCCTCACTTAAATCACGGCCTACTTTATCTGAACGACCCATATAATAACGACCGGCTTTAATTGAACGTCCCTTAGTTAGCATACCTAAAGTCCATTTATATCCAGTGGCATCAGTATGTAACACTAAACTATCTGGATATGAAGGCATCGACTCAATTGATGTAGTATCAACGGCTTCCTTAGGTACATTATTAGGTTGAATTGCGGTATCGGGAATAGATTCGGTTGCAACAGGTGGATTTGTCGCCGTATTTTGAGTCTGAGCAGTAGCTCTTTCTTCATGATATGCTTCAGCGCCCTCATAAGCGTTCTCATCTGGAGTCTCGTACTCTAATTCGTCTTCCAATCTACGCGGAGGCGGTTTTAATTGAGTCATACTAGGTGCAACATCGGCCTTGGCAATAGGTGCATCAAGCATACTAGCATCAGCACTAGCGGCGCCTTCAGCAAGGTGGACAGTTAAGCCTTCGATATTGGCTCTTCCAGATGCATTAACTTCAAAATTAGCACCGGACGTTAATTTATTTGCAGAAGCTGCCACAATATTAACATCACTATTAGATTCCATTTTAATATTATTGGCTTTAACCTTAAATTCACCGCCTACATTTACTTCAAAGTTCTCTGCGACATTTAAATAGGCATTAGATCCCGCATCGATATGCGCATCGTCTTTACAGAAGATTCTTGTTTTGCCTGCCACTGTAATATTACATTCACCGGAAATTAAAACGTATCCATTACGCTCGGTAATCATATAATTATCGCCCACAATGCGATTAACCTGTGTTCCGTTTGAATCTATTTCAGTATATGTACCTTTACGGTGATAAACATGGATACGTTCATTGCCCGGAGTGTCATCAAACTCAGTAATGTGTCCAGACTCGGTCTCTGTTACTTTATTATATGGGTATTTTGCATTATATGGAATGTCAGGTTGGTCCCATGAGAATCCATTTGCGGTGGCAACACCTTCTAATCGCTTCTCATCTTTAAATTCGACGATTGTTCCGTCAATACGACCTCTTGCAAGTCTATTAGTATCAGGTTCACCAATATATTGGCGCAGTGGATACTTCATATTAGGGTCACAAAAGCCCAATATTAAATTCTGTTGACGATCTGCAGGTAAACCATTAGAAGCTATCGGAATACCCTGTACTTCATCGCCGCTATTAGTCGATTTATCCGTCTGCTGTGGTGGAATTGCTTCACCCAAGAAGTATTGATAGTATGATTGCTTCTTACCCCAACCAGATCTAGCTCCACCCACCGCTTTAAGTGCAGATTGGAAGTAACCAGGATCAGATCCATCTCCAGGGACCTTGTCTCTAAAGAATGCAACCGCCACTGCGGCCGACGCATCGATATCATTTACCAATAAATCCGGATTATTTAAAATATCCACGCCTGATTCTCTGGCGTATCGGGTATAATTATATCTACCGGTCAATTGAACTAGTCCACGGCCGTAATATTTACCGCCATCTCCCTGTTGTGTATTGCCTAATTGCGAACCATTGTTTGTTGGTGCGTATAAAAAATCAAAGAAAGACTCTCTAGTACCTTTCCAACGTGCATATCGCGTTACTGCTTCTGGATTATTTTTAAATGTCTGTGGGAATACTGATACTAAAGCCTCTGCGGAATAATTATATCCTTCAAGCTGAGGTATCCATCCAGATTCACCTCCACAAATACCAAGGATTGCGGCTCTACCATATTTACCAGTAATTCCAGCAGCATCCATTGCGCTTTCTAACGCTTTAATACCAGGTGCCGCGGCAGCGGTTGGTGGTTTTGCAGCACCAGGTTCAGGAAGTTCAGGTTGTGGCACATTTGATGTGGCAGTTAAACCTTCTGTTGTTATATTACCCGAGTCATCGGTATAACCTTGTCCAGATGGCACAATATTACCTGAAGCATCCGTCTGCGGCTGCTGTTCAACCGAGTCTAAAAAGACTGTTTGACTTTCCTCTTGATTAATTACAGATGATTGCTCTTGTGGGATTCCGCCAATTGAACCTAAAATAACCGGTTGCTGAAAATCTTCATCCCGGAACATAACAATAACCCATGTTCCCTCGACAAATCCAACTGGAGAGATACCGATACCACTAATTGCAGCTGAATTAATTGGCTGCATTGGATATGCCCATGGTAATTGCTTCGTTGGCAATTCAACTTTGTCGTGTGTATGAATACCTACTACACGAACCTGACATCTACCAAGTTTTAATGGGTCTTGTCTGTTCTCTACGCACGCAGTATAAATTTGAGACATCTTAAACCTTTTCTAAATCAAATAATACAGAGTTTTTAACCAATTCCATTTTGCATGTATGTTGGGATCTGTTAATATAATGCGTAATTGCTGTAATTAAATATCTACCAGATAACATTTTATCCTTAGGATCAAAGTCTTCTTTAGTAATTTGTGATATTCTAGGTAATTCTAAGTCAACAACTTGACCAATAGTGTAATCCGATCTACCTAAAACCTCTAATTCTACTTTATGCTGCTCTAAATTCTTAAAGAATGATATACGACGCTGAATCATTGCAGAATCGGTAGAGTCTGGATAGTCATTATATGAATAATAATGCTTAGGCCTATTAATCATTAACGATCTTGGGTTTGCCAATGAGTATTTAGAGTATACTAGGTTCTTATTTAATAAATTAAATGGAGTCTGTTCCGCTTTAATGTTATAATCATTAACTACATACTTCTTTGTGACAATATCATATGATATAAGTTCAGATTTTATCTGTCCTTCTTGGATATCGTCAATATAATTGGTCACCAATGGCACATCGACATCGATAATTCGTCTATAATCTTCGGCCGGATCTTTAACTGAAGACATACTATTGCCACCACTCTCCTGTCGAGAATAATTATCTTTAATAAATGACTGATAACTGGCTTGTTCTAATAGTTTATTCACAGAAACAAAGTTAAATCCACTTCTGTTTTCGAAAAACATATATGACGGGGATCCAGATACCGAAATAGCTCTTTCCGCCAATTCATTTAAGCTCTTAACTGGACTCCAATAATTAGAAACGATTTTTGTTCTATTTAATGTAGGCTCTACATTAATAGGTTTTTTAGTTCTTAATCCATCCACGGCAATAATATTTAATGCACTATCTGAAATTTTATCCTCAAATACAGCAGTCATCTTAGTATTAACATCATTTAGGAACTCTTCAGATGCCGCTTTGATCGTATACATTATTTCACGATCTTTTGTTTGAATTCTATCAGCTATTTTGTAGATATAAAATCTACCTGCGATCTTGTGTTTATCAATTCCGGGAGTATATATTTTAATGTCTATGTATTCTTCACCAATAAATGGCAATAGATTTAAGAAGTCCTGTGATTCACGAAGAACTATAGACATAGTAATAAACGGGGATAACATATCCTCATAGATTTCTATGGTCTGAACTTGGTTTATTATATTAACAGTTTGTCCATTTAATGACGTTAACATTAATCTATCGATTTGAACGTCGCCGGCAAACTTTAATTCGCGGTTAATCATAGGAGATCTTCAAACTCTGTAATTAATTGACCTGCTAATTCAGGTGAAATAAGTTTAATTCTACGCTTGCTCTCATTAATACGCATTTCAACTTCTTCATTAGTAATACCTATGATATTTTCAGTATATCTGATTCCGCCAACATAGTATTCAACTGCATATAATGAGTATTCGTATCGATCGACACCTTCATTAAATCTTAATCCATAAAATTGTAATTCTTCGTCCACAACAAATGGAGCAGATACTAATTGGACAATCATTTTAGCTTCAGGCTGATTTAATGACACAATAATACCACTAGCTCCGCTAATTAAACCTGTAATTGTATCACCAACTTTTGCAAGATTAAACAATGAATTCATTGCAGTACTAGCACGAAGCGTTAATTCTTGTTTAGGCACCACGATTTCGTCATCTAACTCATAATGATGGACAGCATATCTCTGATTGCCATAAGTCTCGTCAATATATGTATTTAATTCCACTTCGGTCATTGGATAATCATTGGCATAATTATACTTTTCATTAAGTAGCATAATAATCCAATGATATTCCGGATTGCCGTAGATTTTCTCGGCAATCATCTCAATAGTTTCACCTTCTTCGATGTCATATTCATCATATAGAGTAATATTCTCGAATATTTGTTTTCTGAAACGAACGTTGGCTGTAATGTCCTTTAAGACCTGGAGCTTAAAGTCAGTCCCATCATTTGTGGGAAAGCCATAATAGATATCTGGAAAGTTCTTAAAATACATATTAGGTATACTTCTCGATAGTTTCTTTGGTTAGGGTCTGCAACTCTCTAAATGTTAACTGAACATTAATATTAGTTGGCATGCCATCAGAAAATGTTGTGAAAACTCCGTTTGGTGCATAATTGACATTCATCTCGGTCAATACACAAGAAGGATGACGATGGATCTTTAAGTTCTCTGTATTGTTTTTGTAATAAACCACATCAAATTCTGATGGATATATGTATAAGAACTTATCTTCAGATTTAAATTCCGGGTGCATATGGTATTTAAATGCCTGAATAATATTCATGACGTTAGATGCCTCTGCAGAATTCCTAGGAGCAAAGCTATAATCCATGGTGAACGTTCTAAAATCGACGTTCTTAAATGATTGTTCTTTCTTTGGGTTCGCCGCAATACCAGCAGCAGTTGCATATTGATTCCCCATTGGAGATTTACTAATACCCAAGTTTGCCAGTACTTCACCAGCAATTCCAGTAGCTGCACCAATTCCAGAACGATTACCTGGTTCCTGAGCCCTAAATGCTTCTTCACCAAGTTTACCGATAGCACTTAATCCCATCATGTCCTCTTCGCCCCAACCAACCGAATATCTGATTTGTAAGTTATTAGGAACATATAGAGCGACCGCAGCCTTTAATCTTTTTTGTGGTCGTGCAAATGTAGGAGCTTTAGCTTCAGCTGCAGTAATTTCTTGATTATTGGTGGTGGCTGCTAAATAACCTGCCGTAGCTCCAGTTGCAAGTCCTCCAGCTATTCCAACACCACTTCCTAATCCAACCGCACTTCCGATTGCACTACCTGCAGCACCAACTGCAACGCCACCGCCCACAGCCGTGGCAACCGTACTAGCGGTATTTGATCCGATTTTTTCTCCAATTAATGTTCCACGCATATCGCGTTGGACATTCTCAACTGTAGCAAGAGCGCCAGCATCGTTACGCAGGACTTTGGAATCTACGGAGACATTAATATAAAACACAACTTTATTCCCACCATATTTACTTGAATCCAAGTCTTCCGGATAGGTTAAACCCTGAACTGAATATTCGGGGCTAAAAGTCGTGGCTTTATATGTGAAAGATGGTACGGCTGAAGTCATTCCGTAACCACTTCCCATGGTTAGTCCCAATCCTTCTGCGTTGTAGGGGTCGAAAGTGTATGCCATTGGAGTATATAAATAAGAGTAGTAAGACTATATCTATTTATATGTACCACAAGCGGATATACAAACCATTATACCCCGAGAAATACGCAGGGGATTATACCAACATCGTTATGCGATCTAGTTGGGAAACGCGCTTTGCGCTTTGGTGTGACAAGAATCCAGATATAGTTAAATGGTCATCAGAAGAAACTATTGTTCCGTATATCTCTCCAATAGATAACAAACCACATCGTTATTTTGTTGACTTTAGAATACAGACCAAGGGAGGTAAAACGTTCCTTGTTGAGATTAAACCTGAAGCCCAGACCCGGAAGCCGGAAAGTACTAAACGTACAAAAAGGTTTCTGGCCGAAGCTCAAACGTATTTGGTAAACCAAGCCAAATGGCAATATGCAAGAGATTACGCAGAGCGTAGGGGCTGGGAATTTATTATTATAACCGAAAGAGAACTAGGTATTAAATGAAGAATCCACAAGATTTAAATTCTTATTTCGTAAAGTACCAATACGATAGGAGTATCGCTGACAATTCCAAGACTTGGTTTCAGCAACAGGCCAGAGTATTGGGTGTTAAACGATTACAAGAGAGAAAGCTTTTCTCAGAGCAAAGATTGACTTCTAGAGTTATGCCTGGTAAGTTGTATATGTTTTATTATGATCCTAAAACAAAGGACACTCTAGCGCATTACGACACTTTCCCATTAGTATTTCCATACCAGAAATCAAAGGATGGTTTCATGGGATTGAATATGCACTATTTGCCGCATTGGCATAGAGTTCAACTAATGACTAGATTGATGCAGTTTGCCAATAATAAAAATTTTGATGAGACCACCAAGATTAAATACTCGTGGAACTTAATATCAGGAGCCTCTAAGTTTAAGTTTGCTGCTCCATGTGTTAAACACTATTTGATGGGTCACGTAGAATCGCAATTTATTGAAGTTGCACCATCAGATTGGCATACAGCAATGATGCTGCCAGTTGAAAGATTTGTGGGAAATAATAAAAACAAAATTTGGACGGAGTCTATTAAGAGATGAGTATACAAGAATTTAAAAGCAACATCCGCGCTAGCGGTCTGTCTAAATCGAATCGATTCTTGGTCGAGTTAAATGCTCCTCCAACACTAAATTCAAGGCAAGAACCGTTCCTATCAAATCTTCGAATGATTAGGTTGATGTGTGATACTGCGCAATTACCAGGAACATCTTTCGGAACTAACCCGGTTCGTTCATATGGAGAAACCAGAGAAGTTGCCTATGAGAGAATATTTGAACCTGTCACATTGACATTTTATATGGATAAAGATTTGTTAATCAAGAGAATGTTTGACGTATGGGTTGAATCTGTACAGTCAATTACTACTCGTGATTTTAACTATCCATCTGATTACATATGTCCTCAGATGTCTATCCATGTGTATGACACATCTAATGCTCCTGTTTATACTACCACATTGTTTAATGCATTTCCAAAAAATATTGGTGCAGTTCAATTGGACTATGCAAACAGGGATATCATGAAGTTAAGTGTTACTATGCAATACGAATGGTTTGAATCAGCCAATAGTGCATCAACTTCCGTGGGAAATGCTACTGTTGTTGATACACTACCAGCTTTAGGCAAAGACGCATTCGTTAACAATTTCGTGGATTATCAATCTACAATATATAGTACTAGTGCTAAACCAGAACAGATAGTATCTTCATTCTACACCGCACCACAGAGACTAGAACCTCTTTGGACTGATCCGTTATCTATTGCCCCATAACTATGGTTTTTAAATATGAGTAAACTTGATAAAAATTTGAGTAGCGTCTTTGACGTTGAACCTATACAAGGTAAGAATACGGAGATCGTTGATTATACTGAAACGACTCCAGAGGTCGTTAAAGAAACCAAGATAGATGATGATTATGAGAATACTCGTAATAATCTTTATGCCCTTCTTAACAAGGGAAAAACTGCATTAGAACATGCATTGGAAGTTGCTCAGAGCTCTGAGCATCCTAGGGCGTTCGAAGTGGTCGGAGGTTTAATGAAACAACTATCCGATATTAATCACCAACTTGTGGATCTTCATACGAAGAGACAGGAGTTAGAATCTAGAGGGAAAACAGAACAAACCACAGCGCAAGCAGGTGGAAATGTAACTAATAATGCTATATTTGTTGGAAGTACAACTGAACTTAGTAAAATGATCGAAAATATGAGAAGAGGAGATTGATGTGGCTTTACCTATTATAAACACCCCAACGTACGAATTGACTGTACCATCCACAAAGGAAAAGATTAAATTCAGACCTTTCCTTGTGAAGGAAGAAAAAGCTTTGCTTATTGCTCAAGAGAGCGAAGAAGCAAGTACTATGCTCGAGACTATTAAGTCTGTCATTAGGGCATGTACATTTGAAAAGCTCGATGTAGACACTTTAGCAGTATTTGATATTGAATATATCTTTTGCCAACTACGTGCAAGATCTGTTGGTGAGGTTGTTGAACCGGTGTTTTCATGCACCGAATGTAACGATGACAAAGCCAAGGTTCAGATACCAATTGACTTAACCAAGTTAAACGTGAAGTTTGATCCCGATCACGTCAGCTTAATTAAGCTATCTGATAGTGTTGGCGTTAAGATGAACTATCCAGGTTTAGCGATGCTAAAGAAGACAGAAGACTTTAATGCAGGAAATGTTGAATTAATTTTTGACATTATCGTAGATTCTATCGAATACATTTATGATTCAGATACAGTGTATGCATCTAAAGAACAATCAAAAGAGGATCTAGTTCAGTTCATTGAGAATTTAACACAAGATCAGTTTGCAAAAATTCAAAGTTTCTTTGAAACCATGCCTAAACTGGAGCAAGACATCAAATTTGATTGCCCAGTATGTAATCACCACCATGAACTAGTAATAAAAGGGCTCGACAGTTTTTTTTAATAAACCTTTATCATGAAACGCTGGCAAGCTATTATAAAAGTACGTTTGCCATGATGCAGTATCATAAATATAGTTTGGAAGAATTAGAATCTATGATACCCTTTGAACGTGAGATTTACGTAAGCTTATTATTACAGTATCTGGAGGAAGAACGACTACGACTAGAAAGACAAAATCAATGAAAGCCTTATTAGAAAAGCAAAGAACAAGCTTGTCTGCTGTGGATAGATCTGCCGGCATCCAACGTGCCGCAAAAACTAATTCCATTCTAACCTCTGCTCAGGAGAATAAACAGCGGGAAAGCCTTCTTAGCACTCAGGCGGGTGTTGCGGTTAGCATATCCATGAATTCGAAGATGGAAAAACTAGTTGGCTTATTCGACAAAGTCAATACCAACATGGGAAAGCTTCTTAATGAAACACAGAAGCAGTCTGGGTTTTTAGGCAAAGCTCTTACTAGTGGTAGTGCCGCCAACATTACTAGCACGGCACTTGGTCGTGATCAATATAAAACCATTGGTGAACGTATTGGCGGAATTAAAGATAATGTAAAAGACTTTTTCACGCTAAAAGGTTTTGCAAATAAAACCGGCATGGTAAAGGGAGATTCAGGTGGTATTATTTCTACGGCCCTTAACCGTAGACAGTCTAAATTGGATTACATCAAAGATCAGAAAATGATCGATCCTTCAAAATCAGAAGCTGAAGCGGCTAGCGAATTTAGAATACAACAGGCAACATCGCGCAAGATGCGTGCCAATGAAAAGAAGATTAAAGCGCTAAAGGATCGTGGATATAATGACGAAGATATTGGTAAGACTGGACTCCTAGCAATACGCCAGGAGTTGGCAAATACGATGAGCAATGCAGATCCTAGAATGAAGGATCTTATTGATCGTGGCGACAAAACAGGAACTGAAAATAAAACTGGAGGTCTTGAACCAGGTTGGAAAGGACCCGGCACAGATCGTCCAAAGGGGACGTCTGCAGCAGAAGCCGAAAGAGAACATGCTGACTGGCGCAATGAACAAATTACATTGTTAGGAAAGATCGAAGAGAATACTCGCGCGACTGCTAATGGAGAAGAAATTTCCAAAGGCGGAGGTTCTGGTGGAAAGGGCACAGCGGGTGGTGGAGCTGGTGGATCTGGCGGCGGCTTTGGATCTAGCTTCAATAATTTCTTTGATAAAGGTGGTTTTAAAAATATGCTAAAGGCGGCAGCAGGTATCGCTGCATTTGCCGGTGCTTTATGGGTATTATCAAAAGCTCTTAAGGGATTTAACGAAGTCGATTGGGGATCGATTGGAAAAGCGACTATTGCATTAGCAGGATTAGTTGCTGTCGGCGAGCTGATGGGTAGAAATATTGGTACGATGCTGAAAGGTGCATTAGGACTTGGTGCAATGGCTTTAGCTTTGTATGGAGTTGGTGCCGCACTTAAGACATTCAGTGATTTATCATGGGAAGATCTTGGCAAGGCGGCAATATCTATTACTGCATTAGGTGCCGCAGGAGCTATCATGGGATCACTAGCTCCATTAATGTTTACCGGTGCTCTTGCTATTGGAGCATTAGGTGTTGCGCTAGTACCATTTGGATACGCAGCAAACCTAGCGGCCGACGCTTTTGAAACGTTCGCAACTAATATACTAAAATTAAATGATGTAGATGGATCTAATCTATTTAGCGTGGCAGGTGGATTGACTGCACTATCAGCTGCAATGGTTGCATTTGGTGCAGCAAATGCTGTGGGAGGCGTCACTAACTTAGTATCCGGATTGTTGTCTGCAATCGGTGGTCAGAAATCACCAGTAGAACAGCTGATCGAGATCGGTAGAGTTGGTCCAGGTGTTCAGGCTGCTGGTGAAGGTATTACAGTTCTTGCAGAAGGATTGCGTCAGTTTAAAGATATTGACGAAGATCAATTAAAGGCAATCAGCAAATTACCAAATGAAAAGATCGTTGCATTAGGCAAAGCCATTGGCTCTGCTAGAACTGATGCTAGCGGTGGTGCTGTTAGTAAGTCTGGCGGATCTGGCAGAACTAAGACTGTTGGCTGGAAGCCTAACGCATCTGGAGAAATGAGTGACGCTGAAATGTCGATTGACATGCGTAAAAATGATCCTAAAGCTTACGAAGAATTCCAGAAGCGTAAAAACGAGCTTATCAACGAGAAGGCAAAGAAATATAAGGGTAGAATGTCTACCATAGCACGCAAGAATATTGCGCGAGAAGCTGAAGCTGAAGCTTGGGCTGAAGCAATGGCTAAGTACAAAGGTAAGAAGGCTGCAGAAAAGGCAGTAAGCTCTCAAGAGAAAAGCGACGAGTCAGTTTCAATGCAAAAAGAAGCTAAGGCCGATAGCGCAATGGAAACACGAGAAGCGGTCCAGCCGGCTCCAAGTGATGCTTCAAAAAGTACTTCTACCCTGAATAGGCCGAAAACATTTGGTATGTCTGGGTATATCGCAAGTGAAGCAGAAAAGACTCCAGAATGGCAGAAGCTTTATAAAGAACAGAAGAAGGGTGCTACACTAGCTAGCAAACGTGCAGCTAGAAGCCGTGCGCACATGTTATATCGTGATAAGGTGGGAAGTGGAGAAATCAAGCCACCAAGTAAAGTAATGCAATCTGATATTGCAGATAGGTCACGTGATAATGCACTCAAGTCTAGATCATCAGTACCTGGTGCAGATATATCAACCCCGTCAGCTCAGAATGCTGAAGCTTCAGGTAAAAAGCAGCAACAAGCAGTGGTAGTTAGTGCTCCGACTAATGTACAAAACAATAATAGTAGCACGAATGTTGGTATGTCAAAGACCACGCGCAATCAAGACAAGTCGTTTGGTAAGTATATTACTAAAGCTGCTTGGTAATAAAAAAGGGGCCTTGCGGCCCCTTTTTTTTAGTCTTCTTGAGCAATCTTCTTAAAGAAGCTCATCGCATCCTCATCGTCATCATCAGCGGAAGAACTAGCCACGACCTTATTAATAGGTGCAGACTTAGGCTCAGTCCATGGTGCTTCATCCTCATCCATACTTTCAGCAGTCATTGCTGGAGCAGGAGCGGCATTAAGAACCGATTGCAACTTCTTAGATAGTTCGTCGTAAGACTTGAAGTTTGCTGGATCCAAGAATTCTTTCAGAGCATATTGCTTGTTAACAACAGCTAGAATATCCTCATCGTTATCAGCAACTGGACAAGGCTCTGAGAATGTGGATTGATCGTAGTTAGGATAACCTTCAACCTTGCGCATACGCAATTTAAAGTTAGCGCCTTCCCACAAATCAAACACGTTGATTGGATCTTCATCTTCAAAAGTTGGTTTAGCTTTATCCATGAGCTTATCGAAGATCTTTTTACCAAACTTAAACAAGAACACTTGACCCTCATTCTCTGGATGCTTAGGATCAGAGATAACCAAGATATTGGCGGTATATTGCAAACGACGCTTTTGCTTGCGTGCAACATCCTTGTCAGAATCAATACCTGAATTCCACAGACGTGAATTCAACTCTGATACTGGATCATCTTTACCAATGGTTGTAAGGGAATTTTCGATGTACCATTTGCCTGTAGGTCCTTGGAAACCGTGGTTCCAAACTTTAACCCAAGGTAGTTCATCTTCCTGGTGACGAGGCAGGAATCGGATAACGGCTGTTGCGTTACCTGCTTTATCGGCTTCCAGTTTCCAGAAGCGATCGTCTTTATATGACTTCTTTTCACCGCCTGGTCCAGAGTCATTATCAAATGCTGTAGCAATTTTACCGAAGTCTGAATTGCGCATTTTGCGAAGTGTATTGATATCCATTTTATTTTCCTTTGTATTAACGTTATGTTGTCGATGTATATTCGTCGTATTTGTCATTAGTTTCATTTGATTCTTGTAAATCGAAATCATCATCTGACATACTATTTATAACACGCATGCCTTTGCCTGAAATATTTCGCGAATGCTTTGGTGGCTTTGCCTTAATTTTACGCGGGGCATCGCGGTCATCGTATTCGCGTTGATTAGTGTATGTGCGTCCCATGATCTGGCTCCAAAAACTCCTCTTTAAATGATTGATATTTTGATTGTATCACATTTTCATTATATTTTACGAACTTTCGAACTTTTCGAATGATTCTAAATTCGTCTTTCCATAACATGATTAACGGTTCCCATTTGTCAAGATAAGGATCTAGATCATTGATGATAGACATAGTCTCCAATGATATTGCCTTACTCAAATATAGATTCAACAAAGGAGGAGAGCAATCTTCCGTGTCGAACAAATATTCATATGGTTTGCGTTCAGTCTCCAATACTCGTGATAGTGCGATCAGATCGACCTCAAAACTACGTGTGATAGACTGCTTTCTGTTTTGCCAAGATTCGTATAGGTCATGTGATTCGCTTGAGTAAACGACTCCATTATTACCGTATGCAAAGTTAGCAACAAAGAACTGAATCAAGTCTTTGTCTGATGAAAACTTTTCTGCAAGCTTCTCAAACAATCCTCGATCCCTTCTTTTATCGAATGTGGATCGAGAGCCCATTACTCTTCCACCACTTTCGAATACGTCATACTTATCAGTAGTGAAGTGTAACCTCACCGCCATAAAGTATTTGTATGCTTTAAATCCGTCCATTATTCAATATCTAGTGTTGCACGCTTTGGTAGCATGTTCTCATTAATCATATCAACTTCAATCTTGTCTTTTAGAGACTTGTTGATTAGGTGTTTAATATCATCTGGGTCAACATAGTTGTCAGCACAATATTGTATTACTGCATCCATGTGACTCATTCGGTTTGCTATCGCAGACTTCTCAATATACATTGAAAACTGTGATGCACTCTTAAACAATGGTTGTTCGGCTTCTGTTTCTAGATTTTCAGACATTTTGTAAATAATATTCCACTGTGTTTAATTGAATCTTAAGATCACTATACTCATCAAATCGTTGGTAGTACTTTTTCCATACTGGAGCAGTTTGCTTTTCTGTATCCATAAGATCTGAGAACTTGTCAATGAAGACATCGAACCACTGATCTAAAAAGATGGTATCTTCAACAAGCTTGTTCTTAAGTTCGGTTAATGTAACTGCATCACGGTCAATGAATGCTTCGGATAGTTCTTTACGGTAGTTCATAGTGTATTATATCACAAATAAGATTTATCGGCGCATGTTAGCCATTGCTTTGGCTTCTTCGTCACAAAATACTGGTACGGCGTTGGACTTATGCAAAGTTCCAATACCAATCATTTTACTGCCCGTGTATTTTGGAGATTCTTTTTTAGCTGCAAATCCACCAGTATCGACGGATTTGTGCTTAGTAGTTGCGGCTCGTCCTGGAGGTGCCGCTAGAGAATACGACCATGAGTCGGATTTTGATACCACTTGTTTTTTGGGCTTATGCGTATTCATGATAGCATCCCAAGAAGCTGCTAGCTCGCGTTGAGCTGCGGTGGGTTTACGTGCTTTTTTCTTAGAACGTTGATGCGTGTAAATTAACATAATGAAAGGATCTCCGCTACAACATACTTTGCTTCATGTACCGAACGACATGTGTCACCGTTGACGATAACCTTGCGAGTAGAATGAATCTTCAGCTCAAGGTTATCGGCTTTCAGGATATAAAAGTTAGGGGTTTTTTCTTTGACCGGACGTTGACCGGTAGCAAAGAACATGGTATCCCATAACTCGTCTACTGCTATCTTTCTAAGGAAGTGTATATTTGCCATAGTACATTAATCGTTGTGATGGTACTATTATACCACAATATACGATTAATGTACATATAGTACTAAAGTATTACTTTTTAGTACTATCTACTGGTGTAACCGGAGGTTTAGGTGCGGTTTTGGTGGCAGGTTTACGTTTTTCCTTAGCTTTCACTTCAGTAGCTTTCGTTTTTCCGTTCAGGATGTCATTCCTTCGAGTTAACCGTTTGGCTACCTCAATACCATCCATCCAGTAATCACGGTTATTTAACATGTTCTGGATCTCTTCCGGTGACAAGAAATCGCGGTAGATCTCATTCATAAGGCCTTCGGACCATTTACGTTCATGTTGCAACTGATCGATCATCTCACCACCCTTACCAAATGTTCCACCTGAGTAATTATGGAACATAAAGACTGAATGAGGAGTCACTTCAAATTGTGAACATCCTAAGAAAATCATTGTTGCGGCACTCATACAAGCACCTTCTACTGAAGCAATCACTGTCGCGTTAGTCTCGGATAGTACTCGCAAGAATTGAATCGCAGTGAATAAATCACCACCATACGAATTGATGTACAACTTAACAACATCACCCTCATCCGCATGACGAATCATATCGAACCATGGGATGTACGCGGAAGCCTCTTCAATATCGCCGGTAATATACAACTCGTAGAATTGTGCAATAGGTTTTGGTTGTATATAACCTGTATTCAGCATATTAAATACTGTTTTTTCCTCAGCTGACATCGCAGTTTTTTTCATAAAATCCTCACTTGTAAAATATGTGGTCACCGATTCTGATTATCTTTTTCTTTTCTGAAGCCCATTTAGGGTTTACATACGTCGCATGGTAATATATTGCACCACTAGTAATATCAGTCATTTTGCTAGCTATCTGCATATATGTATATACTAATACTTTGATCTCGTTGAATGCTTCCCAATCTCTAACCTTATCAGACTTACCGTCACAATACCAAGAGAATTGGCATCGATTTAACCTAGTGCCTCCTTGTGTGACGACGTCTTTAATATTATCCGGAAACCTATCGTGAGAGACCCTATTAAGAGTTACCATCATTACTGCAATTCTTCCTGCAGTAGCTTGATTTGCCGCCTCGAAATATATATTCTTGGTCAACCAGGTAATATCTTCTTCAGTATATACTGAGTACTGTGGAAATTCTGGTAAAGCTTCAGCCTTCGTCAGAGTTGCCATTATTAGCGCCATCGATACTATTAGCTTTTTCATCAGCCATTTCTCCTTCTATGCACTCAAGTATTTCTTCTCGAGAACGATTTAATGCATTCGCCGCAAGAGCAACGAATGTGCTTACATCATCTATTGAATTATACCTAATCCAATCATTGAACATAATGATAAGATATCCTCTCATTATATCACGATTTGCATATTACCACTTCGGGTCTAAAGAAGGGTTAATAGCATCTATATTTATTCCGAAATTTTCTCCGCTAGCAATAATACAGTAATAGTCAGAATGATTTTCGAGCATGGTCCAGGTACCAGATTCTGGATTAACAAAAATCACCATAGAGTACTCACCTTCATTACGAATGGTCATACCCTTGATAGTCGCGTATTCTTCAAACTCATCTAAAAGTCTCAGTGCTAGTTCTGACGTTGCGCACTGTGACTCTTGCTTAAGAATTTTAATATCATCATTGGCTGCATGCGAAAAGCTTAACGCGAAAGCAGCAAATAATCCTATTAGATATTTTTCCATGATTTATATTCCTCTCTAAGATCGATGAATCCATTAATCCAATCATCTCTATTTTCAACAAATACTATTGGATCTTTCTCATCATCTACTGCCATTAAGACGATCAACTTAGAGACAGGTATTTTAGTTCTTTCTTCAAACATTACTGCATAAGCAGCAGTTTGCATGAAATAATTATGAATATCTTCACGAGACTTAACTCGCTTAGAAGTCTTAAAGTCGATCACCGACATTTTACCTTTATATTCGGCAATACAATCAACTGTTCCAGCAACCTGGAGATAGTCTGAATATAGCTTAGTTTCGAGGCAATGAATGTTATCAATATTATCTAGCTCTTTTCGGATTGAAGTATACGCTTCTAAATCAAACATTGAAACTTCGGGGGTTTTGTTTGATAGATAATCTTCGCAGAGCGTGTGTATACGAGTTCCTCTGTTGGCAGCACGGGCAGAGATTCGGTTTGCTTCCTCTTCTCCGACCCGTTTCCTCCATTCGAGGATTGCTTGTTTCCCATGAAGTCCCGTAACGGCTGTGACGGATGGATAGGATTTACCTTCCGGGGTCTGATATACTCTACCAGCCGGGGAATCCACACGTTTAAGTTTAGCGATATCATGGGAAATATGAGTGAACATTAAGCAATCAATCCAGTCTTATATACAGTTTTGCCATTTTCTTTCATGGCAGTCAACACTTGCTTCTTATTATCATCCGGATTATATGATACATGTACCCAACCAGAATCAGGAATACCTGGTGTGTAGAACTCGAGGATCACTTGACGGAAGTCGCAGTTTTCAACAATCCATTCAGCAAGATCGGCATTAGCAACGCCTGGGATCTCAATATCAGCAGCCATACCTTTACAGTGATCAGAAGTCTTAGAACCTCCAACTGCACCGTTCACATCGGGGTGACGGAATCCAGAATTGACCTTAACACCTTTACCAAAGTGATCACGCACTTTTTGCAAGACGTTTTCTGCAAGCGCAGTCATATTGGCGATTTCTTCATCGGCCGGTGTATTGTCCATATCTAAACGAAGGGCGGTGTCGCTCTTCGTCATTTCCGCTAGGGAAAAATTTGGGGATAGTTTCATTCGTGTACTCCTTCTACGTGGTCTTCGTATTTAAGTTTAGCTAAAATGTAGTCCTTAACCAAGGAACTACGCACAATGTCAGCAGGCGTAAATTCAATTCTAGTGAATGCTCTCATGTGCATTGCAATATCAAAGAACTTTAAAATGCCTGACATGTCATTTTTCTTTTTATTCAAGTCAGTCTGACGATAGTCTCCACACCAAATAATCTTGGAACGGTAACCAACTCGAGTCATAACTGTATCAATTTCTTCGTACGTTAAGTTTTGCATCTCATCAACAATAATGATTGCATCATCGAAACTCATACCGCGAATAAACGAAGTGGAAATAAATTCGATATGCTTTTGTTCTTCTAGACGCTGATATGCATCTGGACGACCAAACAGTGTTGTACAAATCTGTTGATATGGTTGGCGATAAATTTCAGTTTTCTCATTTAGGTCACCTGGCAAATGACCGACTTCCCTTGATGGAACAGCTGAACGTACAATGATTATTTTATCAAATGGATTTGATTTATCCAACACTTCTTCCAATGCCTTATAAAGGGCAATAAAAGTTTTACCTGTACCAGCTACTCCATGTAACGCAATAAAGTAGTCTCCTTGTTTATAAGCATCATAAAATAACCTTTGATTATCGGTCAATGGCTCAAAAGTTTTAAGATCATCAATTCGAATTTTTAAACTATGATTGACTTTTGGCTTTGCGGTGCCATCATCGGCTCCACTATCAACTGTAGTTTTTCTTTTTGTTACCATGAAAATCCTTAATTTACGTTTAAATATCCATTTTGCTGCCTGGATTCCTTCGATGAATGTTCTGTAATACTTCTTTAAATCCTCCGACGTCGCCCCGGCCTAACCTAATTGGGTCTCCGATCATGGGCGAACCATTGATTCGAGATTCTATATGTGGGTTTTCGCTCAGGTATTTGTCTCGTGATGAGATACTCATGAACTTCTCAAATTCTTCATTGGTCACAGTATCATAAAATTTATATGTAGGCATAGTCAAATATGGATTGTTGAGGTTGATATTGTACGATTATTTTTCATAAAAATGTAGCAATCATGATCGTACTTTTTATTTATACCTTCAGCGAACCACTCTGGCATAGGTCTGTTAGTCCATCGCGACATTTCATGCTTAGATCCTACGTAGTAATTGTGATATGACTCAATAGAATTACCATATACCTTATATTCATCAGGCATCGCCGGAGTAGGACCGGTAAATTCTGCTTGAGGAATATTGGTTGGCAATCTAGATAGTGCAATTTCTAAACGAGAAGATGCGTGGACCTTACCATAACGGTAAGTATACTCAGACATCAATTCTTGGAATAAGGAAAACAGCCAATCGTAGTTTTTATCTGACTGTCTTGCCCAAATAGCAGACGGATGATTTGCGTGAGTAGCACTATAGAGTAAAACGTCACGATGATCAGGCAAAGTATGAACTGTTTTGCGTCGTCCTTTGTTACTGAGAATCACAGAAGGAGTGCCATCAAGAATACGATGAGCGGTAGAGAGAAGTTGAGCATATTCTAAAATCATTTTAACGACATGTTTGTCATTATGTTGTTCTGCGCATTCGCGCGGTGATTGGTGTAGATAAAAAATGTTCATGTGAATTCCATTCCAAATGCAGTTCGTGTAACTTTTTAACTGTTGTATTTAAATCGGTGTGTAATATAGTAGTTCCGCCAGCAGCTCTATACAACTCCGTCACATACGTAGAATCGTCAATCAATATATTCCATGGTGCAGCAAACTCAGCCTTTTTATCACCACCGGGCACAAAATTACTTTTGAAAGCAATGTTATTGCGTCCAAGCCAAAAAGCTTTTTGACAACTAACTGCCCGGTGGTCATCTATGTTACTTGTTGATGATAGTATCTCGATCGGAACATTCAAAGATTTACATTCTTGAATTAGTTCTAATGCACCTGGCATAAGATCTAGGTCCATGAATTGGGCGGTATTTACAAACTGCTTCCAGTTCTTGTTGAAGTGATCAAGCTTATCGGCTTTGTTTTCAGGACGCTTGCCGAACATCTTTTCAAACCGGCTTTCAAAGTCAGCCAGTACTCCGTCCATATCTAAGTAGATTTTCATAGACCTATTATACCACAGTTACTTTTTATTGAATGCTGCTGCTGAAGAATTGAATAGAAGATTGCATAGGATAAGAATTGCAGCTCCTTGTGCCCAGGTTAGTTCTGCGATTCCAGAAACGGCGACAGCAATGGAGACATTCCACAACATAGCCACAACAGCACCCATGATCAATGCAAAAATTATATACAATACAACAGCTATAACAAATACACTTATCATACCACCAATAGATTTAATTTTCATAATCATCCTCACATAATAACGATTCATAGAGATTTAGTAGCTCTATATTTGATAAAGAATTAATATTACCGTATTGCATAGAAACCTCTGTATCCAGATCTGGATATTCTTTCAGGATTTTAATTATACGGCAAATTACTAAGTTACGCATTTTGTAACGCCTTGGCGTAGTGATTCATTAATGCATAATAACATTGTAACACGTTTCCAGGAATCACTAAACCATATTGTTGTATTGTCGATTCAATCTCTCTCGCCAAAGCGCGTGATAGACGCAACTCAGTTGCGGTTCCAATTTCATGTGTTTCGAAGTCTGACATAATATTTCCTTATTAACGGTTAAATCGTGCAATACGTCGACGGCCATCTCTATCAGTAAACGTGATAGTTGAATGGGAGTATACTTCCTCACTAACTATGCTGTACGTAGTTTGATTCGTGCAACGTTCTTCAGTGCGGTATTCAGTAACTCGTGCACGTTGTTGCCCACGAGATATTTCATTGCCAGCAATACCGCCGATAATAGTTCCAGCAGTCTGACCTCCACTCACTCCCGCAGCACGACCAATTGCATTACCTACGATTGCACCTAGTATCATGCCTCCCGGACCAGGCTCTGACGTATGACCGTAAACTGGGACGCTTACTTGCTGACAAACTAGTTGAGTATTAGGAACTCGTCGCGTGACTGTGCGATAGTGGTCCAATATTTCTTGGGCCTGTGCGACAGCGGCTGTACTAATTAATAATGTCGTAAAGATTAGTTTTTTCATTCTGATTTCTCCAAAATTCCATTAATTAACTTAAAATAAGTCAATCTACCTCCAGATCGAATATACTTTCTACCACCATCAACCATGCTTCGATCTATAGTAACAAAGTCGTGATGAGATCTACTATAATGATAGTTTCCTTTTGCATCTTTAATCATCCCAAAATCAAAGCTTTCCACAATATCAGCATTAGTTATGTAGACAGCTTTAGAAGGCGTGACGTGTAAACCGAAATACCTATTACCGAATTCAGGATGTGGCGTCTCCCTATAAAAAATATCAAATACCTGATCGCTTACATTAAGCTCTGTAGTACAACAATACTTGATATTTACGCCGTCTTTATTCCCGTAATGTTTAATTACGGCTTCGACATCCGTCGTTGGATTATGCGTGATCATCATCAGTCAACTTTACGTAAACACGCGATTGGCCTTTCCATGTAGGAACCTTCACGTCAGTAGTAAAAGCACTAAAATCGTATTTTGCATACGAGTCTAGACGAGGACGGCCACGACCACGCTTTGGTGCGTCATATGCCTTAACTTCGACGCCTTCCTCAGCCGCACGGCCGGAGTAAGCACCTGAGTGCGGAATATGAATTAGGCCGGTTTCAATATAAACAATTTTACCGCCAGTTGATGACTTTTCTGATTTTTTCATACGTATTCCTTTTTATCGCCATACAGTTCATTATACTCATAACCTGCCATATAGTCAGCAACTTCCTTCTCGCTCATATCGACCTCTTCAATTCGAACTGAGTCATATGTAGCACCAAGATAATAGTGAGGATAAACGCCACGATTATACCAACTGTCAGCTGAACCACGATCGAACGGACCGCCGTGACGATTATTGTATAGTTTACCGTTAAACTCTTTCATTTTTTAAATATCCAATCGTTTATTGATACGAGCGCGATCATGATAAATGCAGCCAATATTGGCGATGGATCATTTGTAATTGCGCCAATAATAGAAAAAATGATGGCTAATGAATAAATGAGTATTACCATTACTGTTCCATTGTAGTATTAACTTCAACTGCAGAGATTGCTTTAATATCAATCTCACAACCTTTAAACATGTCCATTAAATTATTAATTGCAGTATGCGAACGTGCAATCAAATTCAATTCACCGGTATTTGTTTTAATAGTTACTTCGTACATAATATAGTTTCTTTTTTTAGTGAAAGTCAATCAAAATTTGAAAGAACGTATTGATTGAATTTGATCGAAAGATCCGGAAACGGTAATTTCGGGATTTCCGCCCCCTGGACCCATTGGGATGAAAGATTCCAATTTTAGATTGTTGTCGTGGAGGAATTGAAGGAAAATTTGAAGTGGGCAATCGTAAGAGACATCGAAAGTGTGGGTTGTTTCGTTTGACATTATTTTGTCCTATTTGGTCAGTACAGTACTATTATACCAAAATATCGAATTCTTGTACACTATGCAGCCACCTTAGATTTGATCATTTCAGAGAGGATGAACTTAGCAATGTTCATCTGCTTGCGAGCCGTGTCAGCGTCGCGAGGACTTACCGGCTTCAACCAACCATCAGGACTTTGGAAAGCCAAGATCTCTTGAGCATCTGACAAAATGCTCATAACGACCATTTCCAAGCCACCGCACTTAGCAGTGATCGATTCCATGTACTCTTCGCGGATATCGGCTTCTGACATACCATAGCACTTTGATTCGAATTCAGTCATTATTTTGTCCTGTTTGGTTGGTATGGTACTATTATACCAAAATATCGAATTGTTGTACATAATAGTATACTGTTTTGTGTGTCTATTATTGTAGTACTAAAGTATTACTTTTTCATTCCATATAATTTCCATATAGTAACCAAATACTTAAATACTTTAGGATACTGTTCTGGATTAGGAACATTGTAATCGTAATACTTTAGAAAAGCTTCATATTGATCTTGTGGTGACATATATTCTTTGTTTGTATCCAGAGATACATTATACCACATGTGTGGTATTTTTGTACACTATTTTGGAAGTTTTAGGCAAAAAAAGGCAACCGAAGTTGCCTTATATTAATCCCATAATGCTCGGTAATATTTACCAAATAGTCTACATCCATTATTTACACGATCATTATCATCGGATACCCAGACTTTATCTTCGTCATTCAAAATACTAAATGCATATATCATCTCATCTAAAACCCAATTCCAACGCTCTTCTTCAATACTGATATATTCCGGATTACACTCTTCTTGATAATCAAATAATGATTGTTGACCATAATAATCATAATCATTTCTTTTATCAATAAATCTAAGATTTTCCGGAACATCTTCCAAATCAATGCAATTTGAATATCCATGATTAGTTGCTTTTAATTGCAATAACATAGGATATACTATTTTTGCCAATGTAGTATCCATTGACCAAGTATCCCATTTATCAATATGGATATTAATTTTCCTAGAACGTTTCTTTTCGCGCCAAAGAAGGAACTTATATAACAAAGTTTTCTTTTCTTCGTCCACAGCAAATAAATTATTTTTGCTTGTTGGAATCTCGTCGATACCACGCCATTTGCCGCACGCAAGCCATTCACCTAGCTTAAAAACGTATTCGGGATAGTCCTTATATCCGTATTTATCGACTACAGATTTCTTTGCCCAAAAACAAATCTTCTCTGCTAGATGATATGGTCCAAACCAATTCTTATATGGTCCGATTTCGACTTTCATTTTTCCTCTCCCCAGCAATGCCCGGTACCTGTAATATTAACACGATCATAGGACATTTTAATATAATCTAATGCTAACTCGCATTGCGCTTGGGTTGTAAAATTATCCATGATAACAGGTCTATTAAAATAATGATTCTCGGGTATCGTAAACGTATAAATTAAAATCCATGTTGCCATATCAATCTCCAGTTGTAATTGCTAGAATGATTCCACCAATCCAAAGCAATATTAATAATTCTATCATTTCGTAATCCAGTTCTTAAATTGATTTACAAATTCATCTGCGTGATACTGATGTTCAAATCTATAAGTGTGCTCGTAAACATCAGTATATGATTCATGAACCCATTGCCATTGTCCTAAATGTGCACGACACCACTTTTTGGCTTCCCAATCCAAATCAGAATGAATAGACACGATATAACCAGGCGCCCACTTTAATTTATATTCAAAAATTTCTTGGGGAGTCATGACTCGTTCTTTTCCTTGAGCTTTGCTTCTACACGTTCAATTGTTTCTGCATATGTAGGCGCAGCACACCAGCCTTTTTCCTCATCAGTCAGCCCAACCCATTCACGTCGTGCTTGTGTGTCGGTCTCATTTAAGAATTCTTCTGGATTTAGTTGTTTAGCTTCATCGATACCTGCTTTAATAGCAGTCATGATCCCAAGCCTAGTCAATGCATCTAAAACCTCTGGCGGAAATATAAATTGGTAATCTGCACTACCGTCTTCATTTTCTCTAATTAAGATTACTTCTCCAATTCCTTCAATATTGCTCATATGATTTTTCCTCAAATTTTGTCAGTGCAAATACTATTATGCAATGCCATGTAACCACAATCCATACCACGAGTATACATGTCTGGACCAAACTTAAAGACATCATATAGTACGTAGCGATATGAACCTCTCTGCTTTATATCACCATCGAAAAGACGAGAAACAACAGCATGGAAAGCATTACACCTATCATCATACGATAAAGAATCCCAAAAATCGTTAGCGTTTTTTTCATCCGCAATCCTAGCTTCTTCAAATGATTTTGCTAAAGCTTCATTAGCTTCCATGTATTCTGCCATCTTATCATCCATGAGTTTTTCATTCTCTGGATTCAGAGGTTCATGTTTATCTTCCATCATTCAACTCCGAAATGTTTTTGGATATGAACTACGCCTTCGGCTATACCATCGTTGAATCCAAGATTGTTTCTTAAGGCAACATCATCAGCAAGGACGGCACCCCGAACACAGTCAATACATCCGCGAACAATCAACTCGGCGAACTTTTCTTGGTCAAAATGTACACCATCTAATCGAGTATCCCAGCATTGTTTAGCAAGGTTTTTAATTTGTTGGTTCATTATACATCTCCAAATACATCATTAGCCCAGATTATCTTAGAGTTGTCTTTTTCGTACAACTCGACCAACTGAGCAAGAGTCCATACATCATCCGTCTTAACGGTATGCAACCAATCACTGAATCTAATATAACAGTCATCTCGCATAATTGGCAAGCCCATCTCGTCACCATAAGGACCAAGACCCTCGCCACGAATATCGATCCGGCCACCAGCCCAATGCTGAGTTATTTCCTCTACCTCGTAGACGTCACCTTTCTTACGGCTGGTGAACTTAGAATCTTCTTCCTGAACCACAGTCTTTATCATGGTAAGGTTTCGACTACGATACCAATCCGTGTTGACCGGACCCATCCAGTTAGTAGAGTATGTAATCATCATTTTTATCCCCAGAAAATATATTTAACTCCGGCAACAATAACTACAAGTGATACAGTCAATTCGATAATCAAATCAGCTACATCTGCTAGAAATTGAATTTTTTCATTACTCATATTTACCTCTACTTAGTTATAAATGGAATAGCAATTAATGCAATAATAATGATGGTATATGCAATTGCATTCCAATCAATATATGAAATATTCATTTCTGTTCTATTTGGGCAATCTCGTCCCTGATTACAATCATTATTGCAGCATTTCATTTTACATTCTCCATAGTTCCAAGTACTCCATTTGTACCACGAGTATAATTTGAAACGCCTTGAGTCCATGCTGTGTATTTAGACTTATCGACGTCAAATGTCTTTTGAGCTTTTTTAGGAGCTCGGTATTCGCACATTGTAACCTTAACGCCTGAGGCGTCGGTGAAAGTTGTATCTTTGTATTTCATATCATACTCCAATTTCAGTTTCTGTTATTTTACCACCATACACGGTGGAATAGAGCTCTGCGCAGGCCTTAATCTTAAATACCATCACGGAATTGTTTTTCAATATTAGAATATATCTCATAACTTGCTCCTCAAGACCATTATACACTAATCTACCATATTTGTACATATGGTACCAAATTATTAGTTACACAGCATGTATTCGGCAAGTTCTTCCCAATTCTCATTGGTTGAAGCAATCTTAGTAACACTGATCAAACTGCGCAAAGATAACTCTTTAACATCAGATTGGATTTTCTTAATAAACTGAATCGCATCACTCTTGGCTTTTGTATCGTACTCAGGCATAAATTCATCTGATGACGCAATGGCTTCCATACGCTCTACTTTTTGATCATCAGTCATGCTCAAATCGATCATCATTGAACGTGAGCGGATAGCCTGATCGATCTTTTCTTGTCCCATGTTAGAGATAAACACGATACGGCCGGTGAACTCAAAAGACTTTGGCAAGTCATCATCACGCATATCGGCATTCCAGCTGATAAAACGACGATCGTATGAGTCTAAGGCACCTTTGAGAAGGTTCAGGGCAACTGGGTCCTTTAATACTGAATCACAGTCATCAAACACGATCACTGAACCGTTATTTTCGAACAAAGTACGGTACAGACCTTTAGGAGTAGAGTAGCCTTTTACGATCGCAAAACTACGTGAACGGGCAACTGACATACCAATCTCGAATTCATCCAAACAGGTAACGTCGTTTAGACCTGAGTCCTTGAGGGTTTTCAGAACAGTGTAGGTTTTACCCAAACCGCCCTGACCTGTAATGACTGCGGAAGGTTGAACCCCAGTCGCAACCATTTTTACAAGCTTTTCCACGAAGTCAAAACGCTTGTTGATGCCAAACTTTTCAGACTTAGGCTCAGACTTGACGTTCATCAGCTCGTTGATGGACTTCTTGACGCCTGTGATCTGCTTATGCATGTACTCTACACGGTAAGCATTCTTGGTTGAGAAAGTTTGGCCCTCAATGCTACAAACGTATTTGCCTGAGGACTTGTCGAAGGTGATGGTATTTTGTGTGTTCATAGGTGTATTATACGCATTTTCGCAAATACTGTACACACTTTTTTAATAGTATACCCGGTTGTGTGTCTATTATGTCAATTAGTACTAAAGTATTAGTTAAAAATGCACCACATCGGATCTTCATCAACTCAGATAGGTATTCTACCACAGAAACAAAAATGGGGACCGAAGTCCCCAAAATTAGTACTAAAGTATTAGTTTTTTACATCACAGAGCTCAGAGCTGATGCAATATTTAATACCAAGGTTTTATTTTCTAAGCTAGTAGCTTCCTCATTCATATCATCAGAGTGCTCGATGTCCTGCAGAAGCTCTACGTATTCCTCAACAGTGAGAAGTCCGGATGCATATGAATCGACGATCTGCTTTAATAATAAACCTTTATTAATTAACCATTCATCATCTGAATTAATTAAGTTTTGAATTTCTTCCATTTAATATCTCCCTAATACTGATTCGGCAAATCTATTAGATTGCGTAATTAGTATCTTCTTTTTTAATTCGCAATATGTATTTGTCATCTTATTAGTTTCTACTTTCTTGTCGAAAGTGACTAATGTTTCTTTTAACGGATTGATGATTTTAATTACGTCTTTAGTTTGTTTAGATTCCGAATATGAAATAAACCAATTGACATCTCTCAATATTTGCTTAGTATTAATATTGTCTGATGTACAATCGATTATACTAATATTATATTTAATATCGATTGCTACCTTCGATTGATTATCATCCCAGAAACTTGGGACGATATCACTAATAGTTGCACATCCGGTTAATGTCATTACTGCAAATATGGCTATGATGTATTTCATATCGGTTCCTTAATTAGCTAATGGATTATCTAATGCACGTTGTAGTTTCTTATTCAATCTATCCTCAACATCTTTAATCTTCTGGTCAGTTGCATCTCTCAATGCATTTGCCTTTTGATCATAATCATTTTGCAATTGGTCACGTTTATTTTCAAAACGACCTTCTGCAATCTGGATCTGTTCACGCACTTTCTCTTCCGAGGCACGGACCATATCTTCAACTCTATCACCTTGCTTTTCAATACCCAAGATATCATCTCTTAAACCAGATTTAATATCACGTGTATACTCAATAGCATCATCCAACTTCTGCTCGATTATCTTATTGCGATTTTCAATTTCAGTTGTGTCGATATTCTGGATAATCTCTTTCATATCCATATAGTCTTTGTATATTTCAAAACCACCCCAAGCTGCACCACCTAAAGTAGATAGTGCAGTTAGGAGCGCAAACATCTTACCGCCGGAGAATTTCATTCCACCAAATTCGATTTCTGTTTTTTCGTCTGACATTTTGCTTCCTTACTTCTTGTTAGCGTAAGCATTAGCACCAAAGAAGGCAGCAACCAAAGCAGAAATGGCAACAAAATATGTTGGTGCAATATCACCAATAATGCCAGCGGCTTTGTCCAAACCCAACCATGAAGTAAACATGATTGTTGTTGGGTACAGTAACATACCAAACAATGCAAACCATGTCATCTTGCGCATCGCATCTCTTTGAGCATCCGCATCTTCTAGTTCTCTGCGCTTGAATTCTAGGTGCATATTTAATTCTTCTTTACTAATATGGCCGTCACCATTGGTGTCTGCACCTTCTAATCCGCTTCCGGCTTCTATTGTAAGTTCTTTTTGTTCAGCCATTTAAGTCTCCTTAATTATATTTTAAAATTGCCAGTGTCATATACACTGCACTGATTGCTAACATTGTCAACAAGACACCTAATGCTGTCCAATTGAATATGTTAAAAATCATTCGTCTACGTTTAGCTTTTGCTGTTCGTTGTTCCTTCTCTTCTTGTTCCTTGCTACGTTTTATTTCAGCTTGGAACTTCAACCAATCATCCCACATACCTGGTCGACCCTGGTAAATCATCATTTGTTTTAACTCTTCTTCTTGTGCAGCTAACTGCTCTGAAGCCATAAAAGCAGCAATGTCACTCTTATAGCCATGTTGATGAGCCTTCTTTTGTATCTCAGTTTTTAAACCAAAATACTGAGCCATAGCTTCACCAGCTTCGTAGATCTCTCTTCCATTAACTAGTGTTTGCTTAATGACATCAAAGGCAGCATTGGCGGCGGCAAGTTCAGCAAGCATGATTATTCCTTTACTTTGGTAAAGTAACTATGCCCTCAGCTATCAATCTTTGTCTATTGACTGCGTGTTGTGCTTGTACTTCTTCTTTGGATCCACCGAAGTACGGAACGCAATGTCCTTCTTCGATCATAATCTCAGTAACCATACGACCATCAGGCGCAACGAAGTCACCGAGAATACGACCAAACTTTCCTTTGGCATCGTCACCGTCTTTTTCAACTTGCGTTCTGAGAATGCCGGTTTCACCTAGTAACTCCTTCAAACGATTCTTGGCGGCAAGACCGAATACCTTTTCGACTGCGTCACTAGTTCTAGACTCAGGAGTATCAATACCCATAATTCTAACTCTTTGGCCTGTTAATACAATATCGAAACCCAATTCAATATCGACGTCAACGGTATCCCCATCAACGACCCTATTAATCTTTGCTCTATATTCATACATATGTTATCACTCCTTATTATTGTTATATTGTGATTCTACCATTTTATTATGAAGAATTTGTTGGGCCAAACCATTCCGTAAACCCCTTTTGGTTTCTGGAACAATGGCGTTGACGTATATTTCCTCTGATGCATAAAAATCTACACCAGGAATACGGAACTGTCCGTATGCTGCAAATCCAGGATTATAGTTCATAATCGCAGTTAACTGTGCCTGTATAGCTTGTTGCGCTTGAAGTGACGCAGCACCGCTCATCTCGTTAGCTAAGTTCTGAGCTTTCTCAGTCATAGCTTCTTTTACTTTTTCTCTAGTAGATTTTGATTTAGAGGATGATTCAGATTTGGAGTCCCCATTAGAACTAGAGTCTCCACCACTTTCTGATTCCCCTTCCGATCCACCACTGTCTCCTCCCCCAGCTTCTTCCAATGGCTCGTCCACAGTACTACTGGTGTCCTGTATTGGTTCATTAACTGCTACCTCCATTATTATTGTTACTGGTGCCGATATTACACTATCAACGACGGCATCACCCGTTGAACTAATTGTGGTCAATGATGCAACTGGATCGACATAAACAATAGATGCTGTTTCAGTTTCTACTACAGGATTGGAAGTTTCCTCCTGTTGTCGTTCTAATAACATCTTGGTTGCATATGCCTCTTGATATCCTGGACATCCGGTATCATACAGTGCGGTTATAGTACATTGTTGATTATAGTATGCGGTAGCATATCCTGGGCATGTTGCATCGTATAGTGGATTCAGCGAACATTGCTGATTGAAATACGCTGTTGAGTATCCTGGGCATCCTGAGTCATACAACGGATCTGCTGTACATTGTTGATTGTAGTATGCAGTAGCATAATCTGGGCAATTGGCATCATACAATGAGTTCAACGAACACTGTTGATTAAAGTACGCAGTGTCATATCCAGTACAACCGCTATCGTAAAGAGGGTTCAACGAACATTGTTGATCATAATATGCAGCAGCATATCCTGGGCATCCTGTATCATACAATGCAGTTATGGAACATTGTTGACTATAGAATGCTGGTGCATATCCTGGACATCCGGTATCATACAGTGGATTACTTTTACATTGTTGATCGTAATATGCCTCAGCATAACCAGGACAATCAGAAGCGTATAGCGCATTTAAACCACATTGTTGGGCGTGGTAAGCTTCTTGATATCCCGAGCAGTTGGTTGAAAAAAGGGGGTTAATCGAACACTGTTGGTCTTCATATGCCTGAGCATATCCAGGGCACTGCGAATCGTATAATGGGTTTGCCGAACATTGTTGATCGTAATACGCCTCAGTATAACCAGGACATGCTTGATTGTATAAAGGACTGAAACTACATTGCTGATTGAAATACGCTGTTGTATATCCAGGACATCCAGAGTCATACAATGGATTTGCAGCACAATTTTGGTCATACAATTGTTTGGCAAATGCTTCTGCATAACCAGCACAACTTGGATCAAATAATGGGTTGCCGGCGCATGGATCTACAGAGTAAATCAATCGTAAATCAGTATACGTAATTTCAGGCCCATAGTAACCACCCCAAAATCCACCATCCTTACCACGTATTTTCAATGCAATACTTTGAGGATCCGTATACGATTGATTGAACAGTTGCACACCATCTTGATGTACATCCAACCCATCGGCTGGACCTGAGTAATCGTATGTGTAAGTTTCGACCACTTGACCTGCAGAATCTTTTACAGATACTTCAAATGTCAATGTGTCAGTTCCACCACCATTGTTTGGCATCAACTTATAATGCCAGTGGTATTGGTATCCATCAACTTGAATACCAGTTGCTTTCAATGCTTGATTAATAGCAATAGTCTGTGACACCAATGCATTGCCATACGAAAACATAATCGTATTGGTCGTAGTATCAAATAGAGGACCACTGCCAGAGATAGACGCACAACAGCCGCCTGGATCGGCACCATAAGTGATACCTTCCCAAGCTTGTTGATCTATGAGGTTTTGGCTGGTATCTGCTTTAGAGACCGATAAGCAGGAGAGTAACAATACCCCAGCCAATATACGCAGTATTTTCATTCTTATCCTCAACAACTGGTTCTACGCTACTAGTCTTGCCTGCTTGCTTCCAGGCTTCTTTAGCTTCAGGACCAATCTTACCTTCGTACGGACATGGCGTTCCTGCCATCAACATTGCATCAAAGACTCTTGGGTCTTGGCATAATGTAGAAATGGCAGCAACCTTCATACCCATATCGTAAAGGGTCTTGGATAACTTTAATCGTTCGCAATTCATATCACGCACAGTAGTGGCACCCGAGATACCTAGTATCTGAGTCTGTACTGCGCCTGATACACCGACCGTACATAGGTCAGTGTTACTAGCATTTATTGATGGTGATATTGCACTTGGTGGCGGAGACTTGACGGTAGTCTCGGCCTTTGATGTCGAATTTACTGTGCTGCTTGAAGTCGAATCAGTGACGATTGGTTGAGCAATCGTGATGGATGTAGAAATAATAAAGCTAACAGCAATTGCTAGCTTCTTGTACATTATGTTTCCTTTAATGCAAATAAAATATAGGGTTCATCTTATTTATAAAAAAAGGAACCTTAAGGTTCCTTTTATTGTTTTTTCTGGGATTCCAGATAATCCTCAACGTTATCCTTTAATGTTTGAGGCAACGGTTGTCCGTTCTTTTTAGTTTCGTTACCATCGCGACCAAATATTGCGTCCCATCGTTCAGCATATTCCTGATTACTTACACTGAATGGTCGAGGTGCTGAACCTTTTCCACCATCTGACATAGTATTCTCCTTTAAAATATAGACTTATTATATATCAAAAATGAAATGGGCACTTGCTTTTAGATTCCATTGCAATTTTTGCTTTTTTAGACCTATTATATGTGCCACCAAATGTATTCATCATGGTCGTTATCCTAGAATATTCTAGGCTGTCTACTAGATGACACCGCATTTCGACTTCGTCTTCCGTCTGAGGAATTATATAATACATCGGCGTTCCAGCAATAATATTAAATTGCGGAATGTCATTCTCAACGAATACGTTAATATTTGTTGCATTCTGATAGTAGAAATTCAATGTACCTGGAAGAATAGTCATCTTGTTCCAAATATTCATTGTATGATACGTTGCTGGTAGCATTGTAAAATATGTTTTACTTTTAGAAGAAGCTAACCACGGTGATGTAAATTTATGATGTTTTTTAGATCCAAAATAAGGTTTATCGATAATATCATACTGCAATTCCGGATGCGAAACACCATGAGTATTGCCCTGACCATCTGAAACCTCTAGTCCTGTTTCATTTGTTGCGATTGCGACATCTGCCCAAAATGGAAAAATCCAAGTATTTGCAAACATCGTATTGATGCCTTCGCACTTTTTGATGGATGAAGTTTTTGAAACAAGTGAAGTTCCAGATATAGGTTGCGTCAAAGTTGCTGGAAGACGTTTCCACCAACCAGGATAATCATCTTTGCCAAACTTTCTAATCTGGTGGAATGTGTACACAGCCTTATCTGTAGTATACCAATCTACTACTACTTTTTTGCGTTTAAACCAAAACATCGTATATTCATCCTTTAATATATTTTAGTTGGAACAACATAACTTTTTTTATTTAAAATTAGTTTATTCTTATCATCTGTAATTTCAAAATCTTTAATCTGACTAATGCCATGTAAGTGTTTTGCCCAACTATTTATACGTTGATTAGATGGGAACATCATTTTTGTTGTGTATTCAAATCCATGTTCCCATTGAACAAATATATTTACGTATTTTGCATCCATGCTTTAATATTATTGGTACACCCACTAGGACTTGAACCTAGGACCAATGGATTATGAGTCCACTGCTCTAACCAACTGAGCTATAGGTGTACTGTATTAATCCCTCAGAAGTTTAATCATTCGTTCGGCCAGTGCTTTGAACCATGCTTCGTCATGTCCACGAGTTGTCTCTGCAGCAACTCCAATACGTACACCACTGGTTTCAACAAAGCCGCGAGTATCACCAGGTACACCATTCTTATTTGCGGTAATACCGTTTGCTTCCAATAAGTCAGCAAACTGACGACCACTATATTTCTCTTTGTTCAAGTTGATTGTCATCATGTGGCATTGTGTTCCACCTGATACAACATCAACACCGGCATCCATAAATGTTTGTGCCATTGCATGTGCATTGATACGTATACGTTTAGCATATAGCTTAAACTCAGGCTGGAGTGCTTCATAGAAACATTGTGCTTTGGCAGCAATAATATGCATCAATGGACCACCTTGAGTTCCAGGAAATACTGCGCCGTTGATCTTCTTGCTAAAGTCTTCTTCATCCCACATAATCATACCACCACGAGGACCTCGCAATGTCTTATGTGTTGTTGTAGTCACTACATCTGCATATGGGAATGGACTTGGGTATTCGCCACCGGCAACCAATCCTGAGTAGTGACTGACGTCTGCAAGTAGAATAGCACCAACTGAATCAGCAATTGCACGGAATGCTTCCCAATCAATGACTTGACTGTATGCACTGGCACCAGCAATAATCATTTTGGGTTGATACAAATTTGCTTTATCAGCAATGTCTTGGTAATCAAGACGCCCGTTACTATCAACACCATAGCTATAAGACGTAAACCATCTGCCGCTAACGTTGACACCAGCACCATGTGATAAATGTCCACCACTTGCCAAGTCCATACCAAGGATAACATCGCCTGGACTCAAGAATGCTTTGAACACTGCTAGGTTAGCATTGGCACCAGAATGAGGTTGGACGTTTGCGTATTTACAACCAAACAACTCAGTAGCGTATTCAATCGCAAGTTCTTCAACCTTATCAACTTCTTCGCATCCATTGTAATAACGTTTTCCAGGAAGACCTTCGGCGTACTTATTGGTAAGAATACTACCGCATAGTTCCATTACTGCATCGCTAGTGAAGTTTTCGCTGGCAATAAGTTCGATTGTATCCTGTTGTCTAACACCTTCGTCGGCAACAATTAGTTTAATTCGTGGATCAATCATTTTGTTTTAAGTACCCATTCTGCCAATTCTTTAACCTGGGCATCAGTTAATTGAGGTTGTGCAGGCATAGGAATTACACCCCATACACCACTACCTCCTGATTTAATTTTCTTAGTCAAATATTCAACTGCGTCTTTGCGTCCTGCGTATTTAGCAGCCACATCTTTATATGCTGGCCCAACCAGTTTCTTGTCCACAGCATGACAAGCTAAACACATATTTTTTTGTGCAAGAGCACGGGTATCTGCCATAGATACAGTTGCAGTCACGGCAAGAGCAATTGTTAATAATAGTTTTTTCATATCGATTCCTTATGTGATTAAATGACTAGTATATCCGTCTTTAAGACTTCTATTAACTTCCCAATCGCCAAGATCGTTCCATTCTCTTTGAGAATTTATAGATTCTGTATTGACGTATTTTAGGTTCCTATTGATCTGTGCATCGGATCCAACATTAATAAATATCGATCCTGGCTTTGCGTCACGCTTAAATAGATACCAAGCTTTTGCATCATAAGCACCAGTCGTGGGAAATGGCATGGTATCTGCGTCAGGGGTCTTTGTGAGAAAGGGGATTGTTGCGGACTCTATAATAGCTTCACCCTTCTCGCCATCTTTAATATTGCGAGCAACCGCAACGCCTCTTGGAGTGGCATTCGGCCAACCGAGTTGAAGTGCGCGAATCATCGTACCAGTTGATACTGCGCAATAGATTTCTGCAGGATCCTTGCCAAGATCGTTGGACACTGTTCGACACATGTTGATGAGTCCAGCGGTAACAATTGGAGTCTCTTTAAATCCAAATGGAATGTATCCATATCCGCGTTGGATAGCCCACTTCTTTGCATAACCATTTAACATAGGCATTGCTGCTGTCTTAAAGAACCGAACTTCAACGTTCTCATAAGCAAATACAGATCCTTGGTGATCTGATACTTGCTTAGATGCTGGCATAAAGAATACAACCTTCTTGCCGTATTCACGAGCAATAGCAGCGATTGCGTCGGGAGCGTGACCTTGACGTGGAGCTACGTATACAAATGTATCGCGAGGAGAATCAGATATCACGCGCTCACCGCCGAAAGCTTTTAGTCCGCCTGGTGCAAGATCTGCACGTAGAATATATTTGTCTTCATACTCTTCTACTACTGGTGTACCAAACCTAGATTTATATGTACCCCACATATCGAGGTAGTAGTCGCGCCCATCTGCACGATCCATACCTAAATATAAATCTTTGTTAGTTTCACTCTGCGTAACTTGGTATAAAGCTTTACCCATAATTCTACCTTTTATAAATGGAGCGGGATAGGAGAATCGAACTCCTAACGGAAGATTGGAAATCTACAGTTTTCCCATTAAACTAATCCCGCATGGCCTGCCCTGAGAGGTTCGAACTCCCGACCCACAGCTTAGAAGGCTGTTGCTCTATCCAACTGAGCTAAGGGCAGGAATCTACCTTATACTTATGTTACCTGAAGGAAATCTAACATCCACAGAATATCTAGTGACTGCACAAGAAGCCATCATAAGACTAATAAAAATTATTATAACATTTTTCATAATATAATTCAGGGATTATTGAAGTATAGGTGGGGAGTCCGTAGACTCCCCGTGCCTTCACACGGCAGTATCTTATACTAGATTTGCTACAGCTTTTAGATAGTTAACAACTGTATCTGGATGTGTCTCTCCATATGGATCACCTGGTGCAAGATCCATAATACCTGGTTCCACAAACGTACGTTCTACGATGCAATCTTTGATGACTGCCGCATAACGCCATGAGCGGTAACCAAAGCCGAGATTCTTTTTGCTAACAAGCATTCCCATTCCGGTAGTAAATTCGCCATTACCATCCGGTAGCGCTTTCAGCTTTTCTACTTTTTGGTCGATCATCCATTTACGCATAACGAATGCATCATTAACAGATACGACATAAACTTCGTCAATGCCAAGAGAACGAATCTCCTCGTATGCCGCCTCAAACCCAGGAACCTGGAATGTAGAACATGTAGGAGTAAATGCTCCTGGAAGTGAAAAGATTACTACGCGCTTATTTAAAAACAAGTCTTTACTTGTTTGCAATTCCCATCGGAAAGGATTATCTCCTCCGATACTCTCATCACGAACACGCATATAAAATGTCGTGTCAGGCACAAATTTCAAACTCATTATATTCTCCAAATGGTGCGACTGGCCAGAATCGAACTGGCATGACTTGCGTCGACAGATTTTAAGTCTGTTGTGTATACCAATTTCACCACAGTCGCATTGTTAATTAACGGCCTTGACCGCGATATTTTTTGTGATCTTTACGACATTTATTTGCACTGGCAGTTTTACTACCATTTTGGCAAGTTCCTTTATGCACCTTGCGGCGTACTTCTTTTCCTTTTACAGCTGCCATTATAACATACTCCTTAATAAAAATGTATGGTGCGGGTGAAGGGACTCGAACCCCCACGTCTTTCAACGCTAGAACCTAAATCTAGTGCGGCTACCAATTACGCCACACCCGCTTTTGTTAGTGACGGTTACGAACTTCCGTCGTGATTTTATCGTAATCACCGTAAAAATTGACTAGAGTCAACTCGATTTGCACGTTCAACTTTCGTTGAATTACGCTGCGAGGCGTGTAATAATGGTCGGAGATGTAGGATTCGAACCTACGATTTCTCGGTCCCAAACCGAGCGGATTAACCAGACTCTCCTAATCTCCGAGGCACTTGCATGGGTTCTTTCTTATTATAACACAATTTGTATTATATACATCTTTGGTGGAAGTGATAGGGATCGAACCTATTGTGACTTACGTCGGCGGAGTTACAGTCCGCTGCCATACCATTACGGCGGCACTTCCAAAAATGGCTCCTCGAGTAGGGCTCGAACCTACGACCAACAGATTAACAGTCTGCTGCTCTACCAACTGAGCTATCGAGGAATGGTGCCGGATGTCGGGTTCGAACTGACGACCTACCGCTTACAAGGCGGTTGCTCTACCACTGAGCTAATCCGGCTAATCAAAATCAATTATACACTTTTTATTATTTTATAGATAATGCATTCTTCAACGTGCGAAATATTTATACACATTTCATCAATAACGTTCGTATACATACACATCGACGTGTGATGCGTTTCTAAGGCCATCGACAATATTGCCAAAATAGTCATAAGAGCGCAAAGCATTTTTGCGCATTCCAGTGCCATAAGGATATACGTTGACAGACTTTTTAAAAAAAGGTTTGCGGCCGCGCATTACAACGCGGTATTTTTTCTTTGAAATTTTATTTAAAGCAGAAATATTTTTTTTCAATTCACCGATTTGAATCATATCAGAAGCAGACATTGTATCGGCAGTAAAACGATAAGATGCGGATTGACGAATCATGTTAATAGTCCTCTGTTTGTCTATGGATTAATTATAACAAAATATTGAATTCTTGTACATAGTAGTACACTAAAAAAGTATACTATTTTTGTAATACTTAGGTACTAAAAAGGGGTCCGAAGACCCCTAAAAATTTAATACCCTAGTATTATATTAATCATTTTTAAGTATCAACAGAGCTAAGTCGCGACGACCTAGTCTGGTTAGTTCAGCGGCAGCTCTAGCTTTACCGATAGACGCAAAAAACGTTTGAACATTACGTAGAATCTTCATACGATGAACCCTCCATTTTTGCGCTCGTATATACGAGCCCAATATTCTACTTCTGCAGAAGACTGTGGGTTTTTACTGATAATGAATGCTTCAAATTGATAGTGGGGTGTCGGCGTTAGTGCCGCCATAATTTTTTTAATTATTGTTTTCATATAATCCTTTTGAGATTTTACACGCGAAAATGCCTGGGCAAGGATCACTCACCCAGGCGGCGATTTCTTATTTGTAGATGGGACCTGTAGGCTGATTAAACCAAGTTTCCCATTCCTCGTCGGAAACGGGCCACATGATTAGTCTTTCTTAGATACGAAAGAATAAAATTCCGTAGCCTTTTTCATCAATTCATCGGTCGAATAAGGTGCCAAAGCAGCCTGCATTTCTTCGGCTGTTTTCTTACCTTGTTCAAACATTTGCTGGGTGAACACATAGTTCATTTCCCACTGTTTGTCCATGTAGTCTTTAGCCATATGAAGCATTTCAGAGCGGATTTCGAAGGGATTTTTAGACATGATCGACTACTCCTTTATTGATTTGCTTAACGATATCAGCTGTTTTTTGAACAACTTCTCCGCCTTTAGCAATCTGATCTTTATAGAAAGAGTAGGTATATGCGTTGAATGCTTTTTCGAAAGCTTTCCAGCCTTCTACTTTAAGATCAACAAATGAATTGATGAATTCGGCATTGTGCTGCGCCACAGCTTTTAATGTGTACATATGTACCTCCTTGTGTGTGTGTATGGAACATTAAGGCTGTTCCTGTGCCTTCATACTATTTATATAATCTGCACCCTTCCAGAGTACTTCATCAGTAAAATAATCTCGGACTTCAAATAAAGTTATATCAAACTTGTGTTGAAAACATGAATTAATCACATTGTTAATTGCACCATAGTCAGACTTGGCCCAACCGACCTCTTTGCCGTCTTTGAATATTTTACTTTTTCTTTTCATTTTATATCTGACTCTGTATCCGGGATCGTTTTATCTTCTCGAATCTCAATAAACCTAGGAAGGAATAGCGACTTCCCACCTTGTTTATTCTCAATCTTGGCATTATATACTACTGCCACAATCCTACCAATGAGATTATCGCGGTCGATCCAAAGACTATCTCTAAGACTATCGCTAAACCCAGAACCAATAGAGACGGTGATAGGGATAGTGTCCGATTGTCTGGAGCTACATATAAGTGCGCCAAGCTTTCCAACATATTTTCCAGTGCCTTCTTCATAGCCAATTATCTCCAAATCACAGTCAAGTTCGGCTTTGAATTTTAGCTGATGCTTAACTCGTTTATCTTCCCATGGACTGTCTATGTCCTTGAGTATAATTCCCTCTTGGCCGTCAGCAAGATAACGGTCAAACGCCGCTCGAGCATCAGCAATCTCTGAGACAATTTCATGTTCCACCAACCTGACGGAGCTACCATGAATAAAGCTCTTAAGATACGCAATACGATTCCTGTAAGGAACACTACTATAACCACTAATAAAATCTTCATAGTCAATCACATCCCAAATAGTCGCACGAACTAATTTAGCTTCTGATGCAGTAATCGTGCCTTTCACTGCTTTGTTGAGGATGCCATTACCAGTTTGACGGTCACATACTGCGCCATCATCTGCTTCAATTAAAAGTTCGCCATCGTATACTTTATTCTTATATCCGGATAATGCAATAAAGAATTCGTCTAGATGTGAAATCCCTTGGATTTCTTTTCCATTGCGACTACGATAATCTACTAAGCCATCTTTTACAATAGCGTTAAATCTCATGCCATCCATTTTAAGTTGGACCATTGCAGGCCACTTCATCTTTCCAAGTGTTTTCTCATCGGCCGGAGAACATAACATGCATGGGTATTCATGAATTAGTTTAGGCCAGATCTTATTTGCTGTAGATGCTGATGCACCGCAACGTAAATCTTTACCTATAACTAATTCAATAACTTTTGCAGTGGTTTCTGGTACATTACATAAAATATTACGTAAATGCTCTATACCAGCATTACCCGTCACTTTCCTCATAGACAACAGACTAAGTTGATTTAAAGCTTCAGGTAAACCAATATTGACGTTTTCAATTTGCTTGTATTGTGGAATCTTACGAATATAAAACTGGGTGAAGGGATCGTAAGCGAGACGAAAGACTTCTTTCAAAATATTATTCATACTGTTGGCTTTTAGGATAGCTTCCTTCTCCAATCGAGAAGGAGTAGCTTCAATATCCTTAAGAATTTGATATACCATCTTTAATCTTTCTAATCACTTCAGCGGAGTCTACATAGTCAGAGGTTAACATCAGCAATTTGTCCATCTGAAATTCAACCTTTTCCAATAGTATCTCTACATACGTCATGTATTCTTCTGGTAAATCTTCCAACCATGCTTTGAGTTCATTGTCACCCATTGATAGAATGAACTCAAAGTTATTTTGATCTTGGTCTTCCACGCTTTTTTTCCTTTACCTGCCTTGCAATGAAACCGTAATCTGCTGCAAGATCTGCAGTAATATTCTTGTATAGTTTATCTAACTTCTGGTCTTTAATAGCACATAGTACTTTTGCCTCAGATGGATGCACACTTTCCAATAGTTCGATAAACAATGCTTCGCGACGAAGTTGAGCCAATGGCTGAGACTTGGTGAAGATATACAACCTACGAAGTTCCTGATTAAAACTTGCAGGAGACATTCCAAGCGGGCCGTCATCCTTTTTAAATGGAGGATCACCTTCAGGCAATTCAAATTTTTGTTCTGGGATAAAGGCGTATTGGAACAAATATTTCAATGCGGGATTATCTCTAAACTCTGCTAATTTAGATGGGTCTTTGTTGACCGTATCTAAAATTTCTACTACATATTCTCTTGACATTTTAAAAATCCTCAATTTCATTTAGCAGCAAACGACACTTGTTTTTAATCAAGTAATTCATGATAGAATTCATGTCGCCTTGTGCTGGTTTTTCATATTCCGTAATGATAGAAGTTTTGACTTCCTCAGGTATATATTCAAAATCTACAAGGGTAGAATTGCGATGCCAGTTACGGCGTTCAGTATCATTTTGACAAGCATCAAATCCTTTATCCATAAACTCAGTTAAACGCTTAGAGCTTACTGATTTTTGGCGCTCTTCTATAATGAATACATCATCGGCAGACATAATATTAGGAACACCGTCACCGGAATCTCCCTTAACAATATGTTCAATCATCCATTCACGCAATTCTTTCTTTGACACTTTCATTTGCTTTTTAAGCATAGGACTGAACTGTGCTACATTGTCATACTTCTGCAATTGCTTAAAGTCTTTATCAGAAGAAATAATCATTACATTTTCGTGCTGACCGAACTCCTGAGTTTGAAGAGCTAATACTGCAATTACATCATCGGCTTCACACTTGTCTAGGCATACTACCTTATATGGAAAGTGCTGTCGTAAGTCATCACGAATCTCGCCCAAAGTGTCGAAGATAAATTTCCAATCTAAATCAGACTTGTCACGATTCTTTTTACGACTAGCTTTATAATTGGGAAAGAAATCTTTGCGCCAGTATCCACGTCCGTCAGATGCGATTACGATTTGTCCGTAATCCTTGGCATACTTTTTCTTGTATGACTTGATGGATGATAGAGCAATATGACGAATTAGATCTTTTTTCTTGGCGGCATCGTCAGTTTTCAGTTCACTTTGCATCGTCATGATAGATGCAAGACACACTTGGTTGAAGTCAATTAAAATCACGTTAAAATACCTTTACAATAATACATTCTTCATTCAAGCGACCATTCACTGCAGCTTCTTTAGTCGTTAGACTCTTAAATGCTGATGCAAGTGTTCGCTTGGTCATGGCGGCAAAGTCTTTGATTTGCTCCGGCTTGCGCATTGTTTTAGAACCAGAAGACGCAACATCATAGTTAACGATACTGGTACCTTTCACACTTAATGCTCCATCACCGAAAGCACGGTACACCATAGCTTTCTTATACTTTGTATTATACACTAATACTTCTTTTGCACCTACGATTTTCTCTGGACGCTCAGATACGATAGATAATTCATCGAATTGCTTCATGAACTTAACTTTTGCAGCCAAGACTGATGGTGGTTTCTCCTTACGAGCACGTGGTTTACGTGCTGATTTGGCAGCCACAGCACGTTGAGCGCATGCACCTTCAATCTCTTCAATTAGTTTACAGATCTTTTTGATCTTGACCTTTTTAATATTGGAGTAACCTTCAACTAGTTGCTTATCGGTTCCTTCAATAAGATCTTGAAGTTCATTCCAAAAGTTAACAAAGGCTGCTGGAATAAGTTTTGCAACAGGAGCACTAACGTTGTTAGCTTCTAGATATCCACTGAAGTTTGGTTGTTCATCAGATGTAATGAAATCATCGATCATTGCATTGAATTCAGCAATGTGCGAACTAGCGGCTTCCGCCATTCGATCTTGAATAGTCACTACAGGTTTTGCCGGTGCCGTATCCACAACAACAACTGCTCGTTTGGGGATAAATGAGCTCAATCGCTTGACTTCAGACTCTAGATAGTCGAGTTCACGATCCGCCAAGTACTGATCACGCATTTTCAAACGTGCAATAGTACCGGCAGATCGGAATTCTAGATCGCTGGCAACATTGGAAAACTTTGCAGCTTCCTTCTTGCCGACATACTCCATAAACCAACGGCGTTTTTCTTTGTTGTCATTTGATGCGTTGTAGAAATTCAAGGCACTCATCAGCGATTCAACGTAAGCATCCTTGTTAATAATAGGTTCATCTGATCCGTATCCATTGCCCAAGGCTTTAAGTTTCTCGCGCTTGTTCTTCAATGCAACTTCTTTTTTAGTCAACGCCATATGGTTCTCCAAATGAAAATAGGTACTCAGTATGGTACCTATTATACACTAATCGGGAATATTCGTACATATAGTACTAAAGTATTACTTTATTCCCCGGATTTAAGTTCCACCACCTCAGTATAGAGGGTCTCAAATTCCTCATGAGACTGTTGCTCATTCTGGAAATTCTGTTTGTGGTATGTACGTGCCATCTTAGAAAGGATTTTCTTAGAGATTTTAAACTGATCATTTAATTCAGCAATTGCTTCTTTTTGGAAGTCTTTTTCTGCATCAACACGAGTCATCGAGTTGGAGATTTCTTCCATGGCATCTTTAATTTTTTTGCGGTCTGCGGGTGAGCTAATCATATATTATCCAATATTAAATTCAATAGTTTTTACAGATTCGGCGTTGAATGAACGCCAACCGTTGTTTTCCAAATCAAATACACGAAATGCACTTCCTTCTTTAATTTCCTTTTCGCCGGAAGGATGCATAGTAACAGGAATCTTAGATAGATTTTTAGTACATTTCATTACACGAGTAGAACCATCTTTTTTGGTAAATGTAACTAATGTAGGTGTTTCTTCCATTAGTAATCCATTTAGCCAATCTCGGAATTCTTGGGTTTTTAAGAATTCTTGACGATTTTCAAATATATTATCGTTTTCAGTAATATCAATCATTAATAACCTCAACTTTCACTTTAACAATCTTCTGATCTCCATTTGAAGCTTTTGCGACAGCTTCAGTGGGATAGATTCTACATGTACGTTGATTGAGGGATCCCAAATCCGAGTATACAATATATCCAAATCGATATCCAATCTGGACCGATATAGTAGCTTCATCGGTAGTAGCTACTTTTGCTTTAAACAGTGCAGGCACTTGTCGTACTCCTTCCATATCACACCTCATTAACAAACATGATATCATTGTATCATAGTAAAGAATTATAATTTTTCGATTTTGAAGTTTTCACCACATCGGATACGTTCACTCATTTTTAACCGAGTGCCGGCATCTTTAGTTTTTTTTTCTTCTACTAACACCGGTTCCAGAATAGTCTCTAGAGTTGGTTCTATAGACTCTGGTTCCGGTTCCGTTGTAGTTTGAACTACTTCAGGAATAGACTGTTCTTTTTCTTTAGACCGCATTACCGTCTGATTGTATCCTATGAACATCAGTACAGCTAATGGATCAAATACTCCTACGATCATCAGTGTGACAATACGTACAGCCTTTTCTAAGAAGCTAGGATCAGTCTGTTCGCCGTAAATTAAGGCTGCGATGTACCTGATTGGTCCGATTTCCGCTTCGACCTTGCGCGCTTCTTGGGCAAGGGGGATTCGCTGGTTGGTGTACTCACTGACTTTGGCTTGCGCTTCCTCGATGGTTTTGTAGGCTGCGGCTCGTTCATCTCTTTGGGAGTCTCTTGCTTTAACTCCTTTTGTAACGGCACCGAGCTCGGTGTATTTTTCAATTTGTTGATCCAGTTGATCAAGCGTTGCACGAGCGTCATTAATAATCTCCCTTTGATACTTAATTTTTCCGTCAATCAGTTCTATCTTAGACAGAACATCACCAGTAATCATTCCCTGATCACTATGAGCCTTTGAAAGATATCCAAAGATTCCCATACTGGTCAAACACATCAATACGATAATGGCTGTGACAAAATAAGTTTTTAATAAAATTGAAGTCTCTTTCCAGTTTCTGTATAACCAAGAAGCGACAACAAGCTTCGATAATTCCAATGCGCCGCCCATAATTGCTATGGACATTGCAGCACCAGAAAAGATTGCCATCAACCCCATGATGGCGTAATATGCAGCAATCGTTGATAACGATACAGCCGACAAGAAAAGTAGAGTTGTCATAACTTTACGTGAGTCCTATGAATTCTGCACTGAATTTGGCCGTTATACCATTCAGCTGGTTTTTCTAATACTTCATAATGAAATTGAAGTTTAGCTTCTAGGTAAGTCATCGTACCTTTATTGATACAAAGATGCAATATTTCACGTGTAAAATTATTTTCCCCAAGTTCTGCAACATCTTTCTTGACATCATCCGAAGATGACCAATAGGTCTTCCAATCAGACGGTACCTTTTCTTTCTTCTTTTTTCCTTTAACTTGACGAGTCTTGCTAAACCAAAAAAGCTTCTTTCCAATGTAACGCCGATTGGTTGTCTTATTGACTATAAGATAAACGAATCCGATATTTTTTTCAATCAAGCCTTCATCAAATTCTACATCTTTATATAACCACATACTATACCCATTTTTGTTTAGATATAGTATTTATTCAAAGAGTTTCATCAACCCCCTAATAGTATTGAGGCGATGTATGATCAACTTAATCCTCTGAGTCCGACTCATCTTGGTCATAACGTTCATCTTCATAAATGTCTCCACCACAAAACGGGCAGTACGCAACCTCACTGGTTGCAATACCGCTTTGCTCTTTAAAAGTGATTTTGCCGTGGGCTCCACATGAATCACAATCAAAATGTCGTATCATTAGGCTTTCCCCCAAACATCATTCCATGTACCAGACAAAGCTCCCTTTGCGTAGTCAGTAACACGGTTCTCAAAGAAGTTGCCATGAACTGGCGCGTTAATCATTTCTTCAACCCATGGCAATGGATTCTTCTTACGTTTGAAGATACCTTTCATACCCATGGAGATCAAACGGCGGTCAGCAATATAACGGATATATTCCTTAACATCGTGTGCACTCAACTCTCGCATATCACTACTTGCGAATGATAAATCGATGAACTTATCTTCTAGTTCAACCATCTTTTCTGCAATGGAATAAATACGACCTTTGAGTTGGTCATTCCAAATCTCTGGATTTTCTTTAACATAAGTCTTAAACAATTGGATCATTGACTCTGCGTGCATAGTCTCATCAACAATAGACCACGTGACAATCTGACCCATACCCTTCATCACACCATGGCGAGGAAAGTTCAATAACATAATGAATGATGAGAATAATTGCATACCTTCAGTAAAGGCAGAGAATACCGCAATATGTTCAGCGGTAGATTGAATCGTACCGTTGTTGGATGATAACTCTAACACGTAATCGTGCTTGTCTTTCATTTCTTGGTATTCCAAGAATTCTTGATATGTTGACTCAGGCATTCCCAAGGTTTCAATCAAGTGAGAGTAAGCAGCAATGTGTAGTGCTTCACGGGCGGCAAAACCTGATAACATCATACGAACTTCAGGCTGTGGGAAGTACGGCAGATAGTTTTTAACATAACCACCAGCAACATCGATATCTCCCTGCGTGAAGAATCTAAAGATATTTGTAAGGAACAACTTCTCTTCAGCAGTTAGTTTCTTTTTCCAATCTTTGGAATCTTCCATCATTGGAACTTCTGTATGTAACCAATGTGCTTGTTCATGCTTCAACCACGCATCGTATGCCCAAGGATAGGCAAATGGTTTGAAGTAATTACGCTCGTCCGTGAGTCTAGTTTTAGATTTTACCATATTATTCTTTCAAGCCAAAAGCTTCTAGTAGTTGTGAACGAGTCATACCGTTACCAGTAATGCGACGTATTACTTTGTTATTGTTATCCAACAGAATCAAAGTAGGAACACTGCGAACACCACGGTTCACAACTTCATTACGGTTTTCTTCTTCATCGATATCGATTGCTTCAACCGGCCATGGCAAGTTCATCGTCTTTAAAGTTTCTCCCAATTGCTTACATGGTTGACACCATGATGCTTCGAATTTTAATAGTTTCATTATAGTTTTCCTGATGCTAATACGATTTTACAAATATGCTCTAATCTCTCTATGTGCTCATAAGCACGCCATGGCGAAGAATCAATGGCAACGACGCCGTGTCCTTTAATACCAATTATATCATATTCAATATTTCCGTTCCTATTAAGTCCGAGGTTTTCGAAACAGTTATCTGCCAACTCTTGACTAATAGGTGGAACATCTGGTACATTCTTTGCAACTCTTGTATATCTATTCAACTCTGGAAAGTCCTTGCAGACATTCGATAAATCGATTCCAGCATGCATAGCTGCAACACAATAGGTAGGATGAAAGTGCATCACTACACGAACATCCAAACCTTGTGGTAATTCTTTCTGTAAACCAAAATGAAGAGGAATCTCTCCACTAGGTTTTAAGTTCTTGCTAATATCAGTATATTCGGCTTCTTGCCAACAATATAATAACGACGCACTACCTACTCCACTATTGATACCAGCGATAATATCGATCTTTTTAAATTGATCTGGCTGTAGTGTTTGTTTACGTACACCGCTTGGTGTAATATAAAAATGATTTCGATCGTGATGGCGGATAGAGACGTTTCCATCCCTACTAGTAATCCAATTGCGCTTGTACGCTTCCATCATTGTGTCACATATAGTTTCTAACATATTTTTACCAATGTCTGATAACACCAGCCATGATGAACATATTTGTTACAACATAGCATAATATTATTAATGTTCTAATTAGAGCGATGGTATCAGCTTCTTGTACGTTCTTTCCTGATTTCTCACCAATCGCTCTTGCCCAAAGTCTCCAGAATTTCCTTAACCTTCGCAAGCGATACATACATCACCATCACCGGTTAATGCAGACAAGTCAAGTTCATTAATGACTTCTCGCTCAATACGTTTCGAAACTCTATCAGCTTTTGCAATTTTATCAGAACGACAATAGTACATAGTCTTCAAACCTTGCTTCCAAGCTTGGAAGTGGACTGCATGGATATACTTAATATGTGAGTCAGGTCTAAAGAACACATTCAAAGATTGTGCTTGATCGATATATTCTTGGCGATCTGCTGCATGTTGAATAACCCACTGCTGATTGATTTCCATACCAGTCTTATATACATCTTTATCCCAATCGTTCATCCATGCTAAATGCTGAACTGAACCATCATGAGCAATGATAGAAGACCACTGTTCTTGAGCCCAAGCATCTGGATGATTTTCTGCTTCCTTTTGAATGATCTTATCTAGATGGCGATTCTTATTTAGCGAAGAACCCGATAGAGTGTCTTGGCGATAAGCATTGGCGCGATAAGGTTCAATAGAAGGGCTAGTATTGCCCATGATAATGGAAGAAGAAGCATTGGGAGCAATAGCCATGAGATGACTAAAACGATTACCAGTACCCTCTGCATCTGGAGCTTCACCTCTCTCCATCCCCAATAATTTATTAGCCTCATCTAAGTGCTTCCTCACATGTGAAAATATTTTCTTGTTCAATCCAACCGCCATTGGGTTTTCCCATGGTAGATTCTGTTTTTGCAATAGTGCATGCCAACCTAATGCACCGATACCAATAGAACGCTCACGCATAGCAGAGTACTTTGCACGTTTAATTTGCTTAGGGGCATTATCAATGAAGTACTGCAATACGTTATCGAGCATTTCTGCCACGTCTTTTAGGAACATCTTGTTCTTTTTCCAATCATCATAGTGTTCCAAGTTCAATGAAGATAGGCAACATACAGCTGTACGTTTCTCATTGGTTGGTAGGATAATTTCAGAACACAAGTTTGATTGATTAATGCGTAGGCCTCGATCCTTTAACCATTGCGGCATTGCACGGTTACTTGCATCGATGAAGTGGATATACGGTTCACCTGTCTGCATACGCATTTCCAGGATACGCTGCCATAGTTCTTTTGCCGATACTGTTTCACGAACTTCATTGGAAGCTGGATCTACTAAGTCCCATGAGTCATCCACATTATCATCCAACATGGCTCGTTCAATAATTTCCATGAATCGATCTGGAATATTAATACCATGGTGCATATTCAAACAACGCATGTTCTGATCACCTGTTGGCTTACGCATTTCCAAGAAGTTGATAATGTCTGGATGATCGATATCTAGATATGCAGCGTAAGATCCACGACGAGTGCGGCCTTGACGATATGCCAAAGATGATGCATCATACATCTTAAGGTGTGGCATGACTCCAGTGGATTTATCATCAGCAGAACGAATGCCAAATCCTACACCAACACCGCCTCCTAGCATACTAAGCCAGTTCGTTTCCGACAAGTTTTCTACTAAGCCCTCGGCGGTATCTTCGATGTAATTGAGAAAACATGAGATAGGTAAGCCACGCTTACTACGGCCGAAAGATAGAATAGGAGTAGAATAGCTAAGCCAATGCTTGCTAGCATAATCATACAACCGCTGAGCATGCTCAGGATTGCTACCAAACTTCGAACTAACATAGGCAAACCTTTCCTGAGGAGAAGTTTCGTCCTCTTTCATATATGACTCTTTAAGGCGAGTAATACCCAAACTATCGAACAGACTATCTCTACTGTAATCTACTTTAATTCCATGAACAATATTCGTCATGCTTTTCTCCATTATTATCTTGAAAATTCAACCCAACCGGTGATTATATACTTATCATTGCTAAGTGGTGGATTGCCCCTATGCGTGTGCGTATAACCCGCCGGCCAAATAACCAATCTATTGCGAATAGCATGAATTCTCTTTTTTAAGTATAAGAATTCAGTCTCTCCGCCCTGTTCAACATCATTCATATACCAAAGAAAGACTCCGAATCTATTACCAGAGTCGATAGAACCTTGCTCAGTATGCCAAATATGATACCCTTCTCCCGGTCTAGTGCGCTGAATTTTAACTCCATGTACAATAGGCGGACCAAAATCTTTTAATGTAGAATACTGGTTTGCATAATCATCCCACTTAGGCCAAAAATTATTTAAGAATACTTCAGCTTGACTTCGATCTAGGCTGATAGACAAATCATCTTTAATATGTCTATCTTCTGGTCTATACCAACCTTGACTATTTTCATATTCAGCAAACATCTTTTCATAATGCTCTATAACCGCTTCGTCTAGTGCATTATCATATATGCCAACGAAGTCGTCTGCAGTATTATTATACTTAGGTTGTGCCATATTATTCTTCTAGAAGAGTATTGGTTAACGGGAAAATATCGGCAATTACCTTAGCACAGGCCTTAGCAATTTCCATATGTTCTTTTTGTGTACCATTTGCTGCACGTAACTGAATATAGTGAATCCAGCTGCGAATAGTACCATTCATATATACTCGTGTTTTCGTTAGACCTTCTGGTAGAACTGCACGAGCCTGTTCTTTTGCAACACCGTTATCGATTGCCCATTTATAAGCACTCTCTGCGGCTTCAATAACTTTTCTCTGCTGAATCATCCATTCACGCTTCAATTCTGAGTCTTCGGTCTCTACGGAATTTTGGCGATTCTTAGCATCTTGTAAACGAGCTTCACGAAATGTAAACATATCACCAAGTTCTCCCACATTAGCATAACGCTGTGAGAATTCTTGAAACGAGAAAGAGCGATGTCTTACGATCTGGTGAGCAATGTCACGTGTCGTATCAATTTCAATACATGCATTTGCCATCTCAAGAGGTGACCAATGAGCATGTTTGATTAGATATCCGATTAATTTTTCTGAGGTTTCAGTGTTAAACTGATTTGCTGGGTTAGAAACACGGGCACAATATGCCACTAGTTCCTGAACATCGTATAATCCCTCTTCAATAAGTTCACGTGAGGGTTTTGTATAAGAAATAAGACGTACTTGCACTGCGCTTCTCCATAAATGTATTCAAGTGGTCTACTATATATAGACAACTGGTGACGAAAATGGGCTTTTTCAAGCCCATTCAAAAATATATTTCTTTAATAAACTTTTAAGGTTTTATTAAGGGTATCAGATTGGATAGGGCATAACCAATGGCTGCTCCAGCACCCATTATATACCATTTCCATTTTTCTAGTGTACGAATTCGATCTTCCATTTCTTTCATATCACCTTGGATTTCATTTTTGATATCATTATGTTGTTGTGTTGATACCACTGCAGCGTGCTTCATACGTTCTTCGATACGCTTTTCCATGGATTCCAATTTTTCCAGGATTTCTCGTGTTTGCGTGGTGATACGTGAGTGTAATTCATCGATTTCACGATCGCGTTTGTCACTGACCTTTTCTAAAGAATTTAGGCGTTCGTCATGGACTGCTAGGAGTTTCCCAATACTATTGGATACTTCAGATATCTTTTCTAAAGAGGAGTCTAGTTTTCCAACCACACTCTTAAGTACTTCTAGTTCAGTTTCCAACGCCATCTTGAATCCCCGCTTTAGGCTCGTAGTATTCTTTATACTTGATTATTATAACGCGTTGAGCGTTAATGAAATTTCTAATTTCTGCCATCAACATCGATAGATCCTGATAACCGTCATCCGTTATAGCGAATAATACTTTATTGCCTTCTAAATTAGCAAAAGCTTCATTTACATTGTCAGGTGTTACAATCAACCACTTGATTGTATTAGTATTTATAGGTAAAGGATTATCAATGTTGAGAGGAGTCTTATCGACTGCCTTAGTTTGTATCTCTACCGGTTTAATATTTTCTTTACCAAAAGATGGCAAGAATGCACAACCGCTGCTAGTTACTACTAGTGAGTAAAGAAGGACATTCCTTATTAGTCTCAGTGCCATTTTTCTCGCCTTCAGTCAAAGGTGAACCAGATGCTAACTCTATACATCGTAAAGCATTCTTGGTTCCAGTATTAATAGATTTTTCTACCAGTGCAGGTTTTTCTGCAGCTAGTTTTCCAAAATCACGCTTGCTTCCATCCGCAGAGGTGTTGAACCTATCACGTAAGGAATTCATATCTTCTTGTTGTGCTTTAATCACGCCGGTTAGTTCACTATTAATCTTACTAATAGCTTCTTGCTCTATACGTATTTGCGTGATTAACTCTTGTTGTGCCTGAACGGCATCGGTCATTTTCTTGGTATTCTCAAGGCTAACCGCAAGATCGGCCTTGAGAGATGTTACATACCAACCTGCCGCCGCTATGATAACGACTATTACAAGAATAGCGATAGCACGGATAGCTGCAGTGATTCCCATTACTTATTCTTTTGTTTGTCTGCAACTTTTTGTAAAGCTTGACGTGCTAGATGACGAGCTGCTGACATGCCATAACCCTGTTTACCTGGAGTAGCAACTTTCTTTTTAGAATATGGACCATCAAAAGGAGGATCTTCCTTCTTATCAGTATGCATATCTTCTTTAGCCAAACGATCAACTGCTTTAGATACACCACTTAGTCTCTTTTCAGCACGTTTTTCTTTAGAGTCCATATTAGCAAACCGGTTTGGTCCTCGTGCACCAGCTTCTACGCCAGCAGCACGAGTAGCAGATGCCGCATTGCCGGATGCTTTTCTAACGTATGAACCTAATGTAGACTTGCTCAATTCATCAATTTGTTCTGCTGATTTTGACAGCTCTTCATTCATTTCGCTCATTAAATAATCATGAGCGGTTTGAACATAGTCAGTTGCTAGAGTAATCTTTGACTGAACCCATTCCGGAAGATCTGTATCTTCTTTCATCATACCCATCATATGTTCACCATGACGGGTTAATGTCTTTAATTGAGTCATAGCCATGGCACCTTCGTAGCCATACTCTTGTTTGTCTTTTGCTTCATTCATTGTAACTTCTTCTTTATTCAAACGTTTCTTTGCTTTAAGAATGTTTACATTTGAACGTGTAGCAGTTCTTGATGCAGCATTGACATCTTTCTCTAGTTCACGTTTCTTAGCGTCATGGTCAAATTGATGTTTAAGAGGTGCATCAAGGGAAGGTCTGTTCCTGTTGTGCTGGCGTAGAGCATCACGTGCATCAATCACACCCTGTCTATTGGACTCATGATCATCCGACTTCTTATCTATGTAAGAACGCAATGTACCTTTGCTTAACTCGTCAATCTGATCAGCTTCTTCTTTCATACCCATCAATCTACGAACATGTTTTTTAGCCTCATCATCAGACATTCCATGCTTTTTCTTTAAAGCATCAACTCCTTGCTGCATATTCTTGGTAGGGCCAAGCGTCTTATGTAAATCAGCATCAGAAGGAGTATTTGCTTCTTCAATCTCGACTTCTTCCTTCATTTTCTCTTTAGCCATCATAGCACGAATCTTGTCGACAGTGCTAGCATCCTTTTTAGTTAAAGCTTTTTTGGCTTCTTGCTCCTTGCGCTTTGCTTCAGCGGCAGCCCACGCAGCATCCGATTCGGCAATAGCTTCTGTCATAAATTGATTAAACTTTTTCATATTCTCCATCCTTCTGTCTGCGGAATAATTTTAGGGTTTTCTTTTTCTTAGGTTTTATTGCTGGATAATCAACAGATGTAGCAGTGCCATCACCAACCACATTAGCGATAGCTGCTACAGCATCTTCTTCAAGTGGGTCAATATTTTTTATTAAATCAGCAAAATCCAATTCTTCTTCAACCATGCATAAGTTTTTAGATTCTATTGCATGAATAGTTTCAATCAACTCATGTTCTTTAATTGATGTACGTACATTTAGATTTTCTTTAATCAACCAATATGCTGCCATTACAGAAGCAAACTTAGTTTTTCCACCTGGAACTTTACCTAATAATTTTTTAAGATTAAAAACTAATCTATGTAACGCAGTATACGAATCTCTTTCTTCAGAGTCATCTAAATCTTTAACCTTCTTTAACGCATTACCATCTTTGTCGATGATTCCGAACTTATACGCATCAGTCTTCTCAAATGGAGTGACCAACATATATAAGACCCTGAATGCAATTAAATTGTCAGTTGTGGAATTCATTAAATTTTCCTTAATATACTTACTATGTTCTGATCTAAAGTGACGTCTGTTAGTTCCGACTCTTCTAGTCTACCTAAGTATACCATGAAAGTCTTTAATGCCGGCCAGTGTTCTTTGTCGACTTTGAATAGCAGCATTTCATTTAAACACTCTCCAAAAATATTATACAATACTATTAGATGGTTTAGAATCAATCGCTCTCTAAGTTCGCCCTCCGAATACCGCCTGAAAAGTTTCTTCAAATAGAGAAACCTTCGTAAATCTTCTTCAAATTCCTGTACACTATGGCACTGTGTATTATCATAGTGCTTCATAGCATACAGGATGAAGTTGTCATCAGTCAATTTAAAATTCATAATATACGCGGGTAGTTAACCCGCATTTAATTAAGGTGTAGCTACAGTTAGTGTAGCAGCATCAGAAGTTACATCAGAGGCGCCGTCAGTAGAAACTACACAACGGAACTGATATCCATTTAGATCGCCAGCGCCGCCGCCTAGATCGACATCAGCATTAGCGATGGTGATTTCAGCAGTATTAAATCCTGTTGCCCATTCTGGTTGTGCATCATCCCATGTAGAACCACCGTTTTCAGAGAATTCCCATGCGTATACTAATGTTGAAGAACTTGCAGGTGAAACTGATGCTGTTACTGAGAATGCAACTGTCTCTTCATCGCCTAGAACGGCAGATACATTAGCCGGTTGACCGCTAATAGTAATAGTGCGTGTCTGTGTAGTAAGTACTGAATCACCATCAGTACTCATTGAACCCATTGCGACCATTGTTTCATATGTAACACGACCAGCACGACCGCCGGTACCTTCAGTTTTTAGAACCCAACCTGCAGTCACACCGGGCGTGGCGGCAGTCTCGGCGGCATCAGCGCCGTATGTATTTGCCTTATCGGCGTCTGACAAGTACTTTGGCTTACCAGCTTCCTCGTCTTTATTTGTCCATAGTGCCATTTTATTCTCCTTATTTGGAATGTTATACTTATTTATTGCTTGCTGGTTTACCAGCGTTAGGATTACCCATAGATGCTTTCATAGCTTTCTGTTTAGCTTTTTTGGCATCTAATTTTTTCTTGAGCTCAGGATCGGCGTTGATCATCCAACCTGGAGCATAACCCTTGCCTTCGTCGATATATGATTCAACGAAAGAATCGAGTCCTTCTTCAACTACCTGGTCGAATTGCTCTTCTGTAAGGTCCATTAAAAATTCTAGTGCTTCAGCAAATTGGTTCTTTTTAGGACGGCCACGCCCGCGCTTAACTTCGGAGTTATCTCTCTTGAACTCTTTGCTCATGCCATCTGGATCACGTTGTTTAGTATAAACGGTACCAGTGTCTGTTTTCTTAATATCATGCTTAGTCATGGTAGAAGTCTTTTGCTTTTCAGCATTCTTCTTAACCATCTTTTGCATGTCATCCCAGCCTTCTTCTACCTGATCTTCTTTCATAGCCATCTTGGTAGCAGTAGCATACATGATATTTTTTGCACGATCTTTGCCATATTTGTCAACGAATGATTTATAATTCTTTTTCATGCCTTTGACATAGTCTTCACGTTTTTTCATTTCCGCGTCAGACATTTCTTCTGCAGCTTCAGACATATTATTCTTGCCGTCGTCCTCGCCGTGCTTAAAAACGATCTTGCCGGCTTTATATTTTTTACCGTTTTTATCTAATTTAAAATCTGAAGTATCAACTACATCGTTGGCGTTTTCATCATTTTCTTCAGCTTGTAATTTTTTAAAATCATCAGCATCTAGTTTACCATTGCCGTTTTTATCAAGCTTATGTTGATTGCCTTTTAACTTCTGTTCTGAAAATTGTTTAAAATTCATTTTACATTTCCCCTTCATTTAACTTCATTGAAACACGAAGCATCCATTCGTGCTTCTTATGGATATCTAAACGACCTGCCAAGAAATCAGCAAGTCCTTGTTTGTTCATTTGATTAGCCATATCAAACGCTTCTTGTAAACAACCAATAACAGATGCATTTGCAGCATATGTGCTAACAACCATGGCGTAACACGTCTGTGGCTTTTCTTTGTCTTCTTCTAGTGTAGCATTATTATACAATTCGCTCAGACTAATTGGAGCATATGGACCTTCGATACGAATCTTTTCTGCAATAGTGTCTACGGCACCATGGACTTCTTCGTATAGATCACCGAAGAATTTATGATACTGACTAAAGTGAATACCTTCCACATTCCAATGGTATGAATGTGTTTTGAAATACATTATGAACGTATTTGCCAGACATTTGTTAAGTGATTTTGTTAATTCGTCCATATTTTAATCCGATCGAAGTTTAATTCTGTATGTTTGGTATAATGTATCTCTGGATACTTATTTAGTATAAGTACTATGAACCAAACGATCGTTTTCATACTTGCGTACTTTAGGTACCATACGCATAGCTAATCTATTGATAACAGATTTACGCTTTTGTACTATTTTTTCTAGTCTTTCTTTTTCACCGACAGACAATTTGTTTAAAGGTCTTTTAGCAATTCGCATCTTTAAAGCTTTAACTGCTAATCGTCTAGCTCTAGTATTTACCTTCTTAACAGACGATCTAGTTTTTAATGCGATTCGCAATCTACGTTCACGCTTACTCTTGGTACGAGCAAACCTGATCTTAGACTTGATTCTTTCTTGACGGCTTAATACTTCATTCAAAGTTTCTTCTTTGAGTTCGTCGACCTTCTCGCCAGTTTCGTCATCGATGATATCTAATTCTTCGTCGTCATATCCGTGAAGCATATGATCGTCATTCATTGAATCGGCTACTTTATCCAAATCATCGTCGGACATTTCTTCCTCTTCTTCATCATCATCTGCTTCTTCTCCAAGATGATGCTTAATTTTCAAGACGCGCACTGAATTATCACCGCAGTGCAATGACTTTCCAACAACTTCTTCATCTACCTCAGATTGCTTAAATGCCACGGCAAGCTTCTCATCATATTTGATTCCGGCTTCTTTTGCAACATCTAGCATGTTGGCAACGATTTCTTTTCCGCGGGCAGAAAATGTCTTATTCTTGATTCTACGTAATGCAGTATTGACAAGAAGTTCCGGATTATTACTAGTAGGTTCTTCTAAGCCGAGAGACATTGCAATTACTCTTGCGACTTTAATTTTGTCAGATGCGGTATATTTCATTTCGTTTATTTCCTCGGTGACTTCTTGTGCCACATCTTCAAATACTTGTACTTGATTTAGCCATTTACTTTCCAATGACCCATCCTGCAATTGGATTAAAACATGGTTAGATCCACGTTTCACGATCTCGCATACCTGCTCCTCAAATAGTACCTTATCTCCTACGTTGAAGATATTGCCAGAATGGTATGATTCTCTAATTGTATCTCTTTCGAACTGGATAGATTCTTTAATAGCATCGATACCCATACCTTCACGGATTTCATTCATTAGACGTTTAGCATCTAACTCAGTAATACCATGTGGCAGACCTTTCTTAAACGCGGCAAAGTTACCTTTCTTGGCAGCTTCACGCATCTTAGTACCAGACATTCCCGATGCAGTATCCGAGTCTGGATCACGCTCTCCGGCAGAAACAACTTCGATAGTTTCAAAGTTGAATGTGGTTCCGTTATACTTATCTAATAGTTTCTTATATTCAGCAACTCTATCCGAGCCAGCAATCATTACGAGATGCTTATACTTCTTAGATAACTCGGCAGCCACTTCCATGAATGTGCGCATGTTATCGGTTGCCGCCATGAATTTGGCATGGGGAAACATCCGCTTAAGATAATATACCTTGCGGTTAGCTGGAAGTGGATTTGATTTTTTGTCTTGAGTACGGGATGTGTAAATGACATGATCTGCCTTCTGAGCAGATGCCAACTTAGTTACCGCATTGACTAAAAGTGCGTGACCATTCGTCGGAGGCTGAAACCTGCCGAATGCGAACACAACCTTTTTTGACGGCAATTCTTTTATGAGTTGCTTATATCTTTTCATTTTTATCCATCTATAATAAGTAATATGTATTATTTATATGACTTAAATATTCATAGTGCTATCTGTGTACAAGTTATCGTTGCTGAAGGAATAGCAGGACTGAATGCTGTTACGTCAGGTGCATCAATTATAATAGCAGTATCAGAAGCTGCATACATGATTTGAATGTAATCATCCTTTGCAAGACTAACTGAAAGCGTATAAGCCAAAAGCTGATATACTCCGTTGCCTGTTATAGACTGACGCTTTGCTGAACGAGGAATGTCAACTCCGTTCTTTCTCATCCATACATAGAATGCCTTAGCAGCCGCGTTAGTCGAAGTCAAAGAAATAGTTACATCAAACTTAAAGAAACCTGATTCTTCTGTATAAATCTTTGAATAATCAGGAATAGTTTCTCCATCGGCATGGAATCCACGAGAGATGTCAGTAACCCCAAATGTAATTGGATAAGCAGTATCGACGGTTAATGGATGTTGGTCGATCTCTGAAGAGAATCTAGCATACTGCATCTCCTGTTCGACAGTAGGACGAACTATGATTCGACCAATAACGGCATCTTTATGCACAACCGCTGCAACAGGGATAACATTATTTGGCGCTGTTGGCTTTATATTTGTTAAACCACCTGGAACTAAAGGATTTGCATAAAGAATATCCCCTTCTTCCCACATGGAAGTGTCAACATCATTGACGTAACCAAATGCTGTTACAAACCCAGTCTCTCCATTTACTATGTCTTCTGTCGTTATACCCATAACATAAAGACTTGGGTACGTGCCATTGGCAATCATAGGAGTAATTAGAAGTCTTGCATTATTATCAGATTCTGCACCAGCAAACATAACCAACGTACCATTCGTAATGGTTGAACCTGTTATGTTTTTAACTGGCGGGTAATATTGTTCTTGACCAATTTGTTGCCTAACACTGTTTTTATGATGCAAATTTAATGTGCGATCAAAATTATTCCAGGTGAGAGTTCCCTCACCATGTGTATTATCATCTTCATGAGTAACATCAAATTGAACAGAATCTATTGGACCAATATCTTTGGTGAATTGTACTTTCTTTGAAGCAGCATCGTATTCGAGCACCCAATTATCATTACCAGATGTCATCGTTGAACGCTCAACGTCATCCAAATATCTAAAGTTAACTTCGCCTGAACCTGGACCAGTGGCAGTTATTTTTCCTAGCCATTGTTCCATGAACTTAATTTTATCGGTGATAGCTTTAATATCTTTAGATGTGGGTTCTGGATTGGGCTGTGAGAATGGTACAGCATCAGGCTGCTTTTTAAGCAAGCTAAGTACTTCTGCCTGTTTATCAGCTTCACTTTTAATTTCTGGAATTTCTTCCTGGATAATATCTTGTTCGATCTGCTCTATAGCTTCGATTTTTTCAACTAGCTCATCGATTTCTTCTTTTTCAATTTCAAAGTGTTTTGGAGACGCAGAAGCCAACTGTGCAAAGAAGTCATTAACGTCTTCTCTAACAGTTTCCTTAATCTCTTTAATTTTCTGATGCTTAGGATCTTGGGCCTTAGCTTCAGAAATCAGTTTCAAGAAGTCATTTAATTCGCTCATTAACAATTCCACTTCTTAAGAGCAAGTGCTTTACGTGTTGGTTTACCGTTCTCGTCCTTCATAGGACCTTCAACGCCGCTCATACGGGCACAGAAAGATTTTCTACGTTTAGCATCCTTACTATCAGGATCCATTTTAGATGGTTTCGTAGTTACTGCAGTTTGTAGTTTACTGCCTGGGTTCTCTCTACGAAAAGCATCAACGCCTTTTTGTGTCAATCCACCGGTAGAAGACTTATGCCCTTTAGCATCGATAGCCGCTTCACCAATTTCTGATTCCTCGTTTGCTGATTTAAAATCGGCATCGGTCGGAGCTCCTTTAGATCCTGGCTTACGCATCTTTTCATTGGAACCAGCTTTAATACGTTTGCGTTTAGCATGGATATTGGCCCATAGGCCATTTTTTTCTTCTTGTAAATATTCTTTAAATGTAATCATCGTAATATCCTATGCTAAGTTATCGTAAGCGTCATGACCTAAGGAAAATCCATGTTTTTTACAATACGTGACCCAAGCGCCGTGTCTGTGTTTTTCTTTTAAGTCGTTATATGTATCGACCCACTTATACATACGCGAACTTGGATTATCATTCCAACGGTGCGCATATTTTGAAATATTTTTACTTAAAGTTTCTAATTGAGCAACAATCTTATCATCGGGATTCTTTGCTTCAGATAGCCTTTGTTTAAATTGATCATACCTAATCATCTCTGCCATCCCTTGATAATATCAGCTGAAAAGTTAGCTTTACTAAATTCCATACGATCTACAATTTTAACTGCACCGCCAGATAGGTGGTCTATTGCAACGAATCCTTCGACTCCAGTTACTTTAAAACCGTTTGCAGTCCTTAAGAAAGTATTTATGTGACCAGCTTTATTCATCTTATCGATAATCATCTGTTTGGCTTCAACAATCAGATTCATCAAATCGAATATGGCTACAATCTGATTCTTGTCGTGATGGGCAAAGAACTGAAGAACTTTCTTGCGAGCGTCTTCTTGTTTATTTTTTCCAGCTTCTGTCTTTCTACGGTCAATCATACCCTGATACCTGTCATAGATATAATGGTATAGACCTTCTACGTGTGCTTTTGTGTTTGTGATTTTTTCTGCATTACGAACTTTGGAGTTATTGTAGGTCTTCACAGCAGCTAATAGATCTGCATCTCGTGAGATTGCGTTTAGGGTTTGCGCGCTGATTGACCCAAATAACTTCCCGGCACTCGATAAAACTGCAGTGACTCTATCTGTCTCAGCTTTCGTGAACGTCGCTGTGCCAGAATAATCTCTATAATTAGCATCGTCCATCCAAACGGATTGGACCTCGTTTAACTTGTCAACTATAGTTTTACCAAAACTTGCTTTCATAGTCTCGAATGTTTTTCCGGAATACGTCGTATGCCAAACAACACCGATCTTTGAACCTCTAATCTTCTTGCCTAGTTCACTATTATACGGAACAGCATAGACAATAGTATTTGGATGGAAGGTTATATAATCCTGTCCATCGATATTTTCTTTCTTAAGATCGTTCTTGGTGAACATCAAATCACCTTGGAACACACCTTCTTTTACGCCCAACTTTGAGAATTCTATCAATGCGATCTTTAATTTTGCCGCAAGATCTCCCGAAGTATCTGCATCAATTTCTGCCGCAGTCTTATATACCTTAGGCGATTTATTGAATACGCCTTTCTTTGCAACAAAGAATTTACCATCTCTTGGATCTACGCCAGCAAAAACGGCCGGAGCACCATCCCATTTTACCGTTGCAGTAACTTTAGATGTAGAACTGCCGGCTAACATGTCGCGAAGATCGCGTAAGAATAAAATAGATTTACGTGCACCCTCAACTCCTTCATTGAAGATCATATCCTCAACGTGTTCCATGTGGGTGTTCTTTTCTTCGGCGATGAATTCTTTAAGCTTTAACATATATTAATATTATACCATATCTTCGATTTGTTGTACATATAATACTAAAGTATTAACTTGCCTTCATAGTACCAATTTTAGTATTAACTTGTACTCCAGAGAATGCACCATGAGTCGGTCTGTGTTCAACTGTTGCCACGTGTCTACCTTCGTCGTCGTGGATCTTAACTAGATTACTTCCGGCGGTATGACGCATTTCAAACTTCTTAGACTTCTCAATAGCTTGAGCGTGATCAAGTTGATGGCTAGGAACTGACTTGTTCTTTTCTCCATTGACGTAGTCATATGGTACTGCAGGTTTTTCAGATTTCATAATATAACGTAGATGCTTACGTTGATCTTCAATAGAAGCCTTGTTGAACTGTTTACTATGGTGTGCTGCAGCCTCTGCCTGTGTTTCTTTATTTGCAGCTTTTACTTTAGGATCATTACGTACGGCTTTAATTTCTGCTCCGCTCTTGCCTTCTAAGCCGGCTTTCTTTTTACCTTTTGCCCATATAGAGCCAACCTCAGTTTTAATATGACCTTTATTCTGACTGTCGAAAGTACCGATACCGTTATTACTTAGAGTACCTTGCGTTGCCTTTAAAGACGCTCCATGTAGTTTTCCATCTTTAGTCTTAACAACAACGTCATGCGGGTTTTGAATACGATCAGCTTTAGCATTAATCAAATGATCGATTCCCTTTGAAGTATGATGAACTTCATGAATATCAGCAGGATTAATCTTGTGATTCTTTTTAAGACTTTCAATATAAGACTCGGCGGATGCTTTAGCTGATTGCAAAGCACGACTCTTTAGATGATCAGGAAGCTTGTCAAAAGCAGCTTTACCCTTCGATCCAATCTCTTGCATTCGTTTTTTATGTTCTGGATCGTTGTTAGTCTTAGAACCAGTCATATGATGCAAATGCATCGCTGTTGCAGTTTCATATGCAACGCCAAAGTGTTCATTAGAAGAACTACCAGAGGCTTCAGTTAAAAAGTCTATAAAGTTTTTCATTTATACAAAACATCCCAGGTTTAATTTATCTTTTAAAATAGTAACGCTCTTTCCATCAACTGGAGCAATGTTGTATGGAGATTTAGATTTCATACTAAATTGCATTTCAAACGTAAACTGATAATTTCCAGAGCCCTTGTATTGAACACGGGCTCTATACGTAGCCTTTGCAGAAGCACCGAATGTAGGAACACCTTTTAATTTCAGAGGGTTTGCCTTTCCCATTAAATAGAAACCATGCGTGCCAACATTGACATAGTGTGTATCTTTACGATTATAATACTGCTCTATTTTCGTTGCAGGAATTTCACCACGGATATCGGCAAAGGTATCACGATCTCTTTCATATCTTTGTTTAGGAGTCATCTTACCAGCAGTTGCATTCCATTCAACGTCTTTATCTCTTTTATACGGTTTTTCTTTCCATTGCTTTTTGATAAGGTCAAACAACTTAACCTCTTTAGCAAGATCAGCAATGAACCTTTTCTCATCCTCGTCGGCTTTAATATCACCGAACTTCCAAGGGTTTCTCTTATCTTTAGAATCGTATTTTATGACCAATGAACCTGCTGATGCAGCAGTAATCTTAAGCTCACACCCGGCTTCTTTCTTTTTATGCAAGAGCATTAAGTCAGGCTGGTCATGACCAGCGCCTGCAGGCTTAAACGATTTAGGCACGAAGCCCATTGGTTTAAGCATATTACTTGCATTTATTTCGTATTGGAAGCCTTGTTGAGCGGCCATATATTACTCCGATAATAACTATATTCTATTTATAAAAAAAGGGACCTAGTGGTCCCTGAGTTTAATTGAAAAACCCCTCGAGGGAGTCTTGTTTGCCCCAATTATATCGCCTATAATACTCTGGCGATATATGAACACTAGAACTGGCTTCCATATGCATCTTGGCATACTTCTCACCATCCATATGGTACCACTCCTCTGGGGGCATTATAACCTTGTTTCCACTATGTGTATTTAGTAGTTCAATAAACCTAAGCGTAAGTCGGATCCGATCATCACGTGATCCAAAAAATGGAGTACCTTTGAAATATCCAGACTTAGGAAGCTTCCTATCCTCATATTCGACAGGCACTGGTGCTCCGTAATATACATCCACCCCATATTCACGCTCAAGTTCCTGGCCTTGTGCAACATACTCTGATATCATATTATCTAGATTATCGTCATGACGAAGCAAGTGATGACGGATATCAATGGAACCAAGACTAAATGTGATCTGTCCTTTAGGTGTCATTCCACGGAATTCATTCTTAAGACCGTTCTTTAATGTACCAAACAATGTTTTGCCGTTAGTACGTAACACCACATCATTTGCCTGAGAAAAAGCAGGAGTATGACTGTCACCCACCGAAATGTCATTGAGCCAATCGATATTTTCTTGCTTTAGAGATGGTACGTTTGATGTACACCAACTAGATAGCATATCACACCACTTTTCAGTGATTCCATCATATGTAGTTGCATTTCCGATACGTTTACGCAGTTGTTCACCCCAATTGGGCATGTCGAAATCTAGTGATACAACATTCTTACATTGCATAACACGATCGATTTTCTCAAAAATATCTTGGCCCGCACCGCCAAATAGATTAAGTGTTCCACCAAAGTTTACACCATGCTCGATGTACACTAACGATCCGTTAAGTATGTTGGTGGAACACTTATGATCCACTTCAGCGTTAAGCTGTTCCGCCCACACCTGTGACCATCCCCGTACGTGGGAGTTTGCAAGCTTGGGAATATTGCTAATAGGATTTGTAATTACAGGCTTTGACATTTTGCTTTGTATTCTTCTACCGTTAAACCGGCCTTCTTAATAATATAATCATCGGATGGGTGTTTAGTGATACCATTGAATGTATCTACCAATCCTAATTGTAACATAGCCTCTTGTCTACCAAATGGATGATCTTTAATCTTGCATGAAGACCACACCTTATCAAAGTCCAAATGGTTATACGCTGCTCCAGGTCGAATATAGTTCTCTACCCATCGGATGTAATCACAACACACGTCTTCTGCATTATATGGAAACGATCCTGTATCCAAGTAGATTTGTTGCATGACCTCATCAAGGAATTGGTCCTGATTCATCTTCTTGGTTGGAGTTGCCAAATAAGAAATACATTCACGAGCATTGGTTCCGTAGTAGAACATAGAGTCGCGATTTACATACTGAGGGAACCAATCGGCAATATCTGCAACTGTTGCTGCGTACTGAAAGAAGTATTGGCGCAAACCATTCTTCTTATTCCAATCGAGCATAAACCCACCTAGTTCACGTAGATCTCGCTTACCACCTTTTTCCAACCATTCAGCCATTTCACGTGCAAGTCGTGGAGCATATTCACAGAGGTAGTAATCACCGCCTCGTTTGTAATCACCACCTTCTGGTGGTTTAGGGAATGCCGGAAACTGGTATCCAACCGAAGTATAGAAAGGCTTGTGATAGATCCTCACGATCCTCGTCATATCTTCAATGGTCCGACATTCATGAAGATGGAAAATAATAGTATTATGATAGCCTGATGGTTTAGTTGCGTAGTTAATTGCAGAACCAGTTACACGATGTAAAATGAATAGATAGAGCCATTCCGCCAATTTAAAGTCTGAATGTTTTCCAGTCCAGTCTTTAGCAACAATTTGACGTTGGATGGTGGCATTGCCACTTTCCATCTTTTTCCAGTATGGGTGTTCTTCAGTCCAACCGTAAAAGCAATCGTTGATGATCTGAGAGAATCCTGCGTACTTACGTTCTACCACATCGTATAGCTCAACGTTTTCCATTAGGCTATCACCCATGTTCGACTCACTATGAGGTAACCAACCAAAGTTACAAAGTTCTTGTTGTTTAGTGGCTAACTCAAAGTATCGCAGATACTCTTCATAATGTTTGGTTGGTTCAATGTTCATAACTTAATAATATCTACGCCTGATTCTTTAAACATATTTTCAGAAAGCTTTAACGATTTTTCCCATATATCAGGAATCACTTCATCAGTAGACCAGTAAACTTTCTTAATACCTACTTGAATGATCCCTTTAGCACACTCAGAACATGCAGGCAATCCCCACACAAAAAGAGAAGAGTCTGCCAAAGATACTCCGTTATAAGTTGCATTATAAATGCAATTCATTTCAGCGTGAACTACGTATTGATATTTAGTCTCTCTGTTCGAGTACCGAGATTCATAATCAAATATTCCACGGGGAAATCCGTTATATCCCTGAGACAAAACTTGTCCCTTTTCTCCAATTGCAACTGCACCAATCTTTCTGCTTGGATCTTTACTCCAAGCAGAAATTTCCTTGGCTAATGAAATATATCTGTTATTCCATTTATTTGTTTGTCGTTTCGAATTCATGCTTCTTTTTTAATCAAGTGCCAGTGGCGATCATATATGTGCAGAGAACCAGCATTCCACATAATACGGCCTAAACCATATGATGACGAAGTTCGTGCATTAAGTCCGATTAACAATTGGGCTTGTACAAACTTTTGCCATGCGTAGTCATTCTTATAACCGTAAATTGCATCGTTACTGCGCATATACACCATCGCATGCAGTTGGCCATTCCGAAGAACATATTGTACGTTATTTGTGCACATGAAATCGGACATACCGTTCTTATTATAATCAGTATGCATTGAAGGACGAGTATAGATCATATTAGCACGTCGAGAATTGGGATCACGTGCTAATTCTTCTAACACATGTTTAAACTGATAACCATTCTCTTCAGAGTAAATACACCATCCATAGTTAGAATTAATAAATCCGTCTGGATCTGCAACTTGCGCCCATACGGCAGGTGGTCCGCCTTCAATGTCATTAACATTGAGAGACATTGAACGATACCAGCTCAGTTCTTTTTCTACGTATTCTTGATTGACTGTACCAAAAATTTTATCTTCATCTGCAATAAAGGTTGCATTCAACAACTCAATCGTTCGAACTCCTGTATTACGATCTACTGTAAATTGTTCTGCAAGTAATGCATTATTAAATTCTGTACGTATATCTTCTACTCGAATCATTTATTTTCTCCTTTAATCACTTTGCGGCCAAATATATCTTTCTTTGACACATCTTGACCTGGAATCTGCCCACGCATATATGCTGCAAGGAACGATGCATAATTAATCAAATCTAATGCAGAATCTTCAATAGATTCAAAGTTAGCTTTCCCGCCTTGTTCCATAGTCTCTAGAACAGATACCATGCGAAGATATTTAGCGTTAATAATATCCATAACAGACCACACTCCACGCGGATAATAGTCTGCTTGTTGTACTGAGGAATTGGGATTATTATAATCTAATCCTTTACGTTCTTGAAGTTCTGCTGCCTCAAGAAGAATATTTGCTGATGCTCGTGTATATTGTGTCATGTTCACCTCTTAATAAATTGTTGCATCTCTTAGACCAAAGGCTACACAATCGCCGGTTTTGGTCGCTATACGATGATCGTAATAGTATGAACTATTATACTGACTTTTCTGAAAATAGAATTCAAACTTCTTCGAATCCACAATCATGGCAAAGTCGATAATATAGTTATCATCCGATTCATCCATATAAGCCGTGACTAGATAATCAATGTCCATACAGTTTTTGATGTATGTGCCGATTTTCTTGCCAGAGTAGGTAAAGTATTTAGCGCCGGTTTTATGTCGCTTTACTTCAAACTTCTTACCGTCAACCTTAACGTCCCAAATATACGAGTCTTTGTCTCTAAAGTTAAACTCTTTGGGGTTACGTTCACCGCCTAGAACTTTTACTAAAGCAAACTCGATCGCAATACGTTTACAGTCTCGGAAGACTTCTTCTTGCGTTCTAGAATCTGCACCACGACTAAAGATCGCCACAGCCATTGAGGCTATATCGTCTTCTATCTCTTCTTTGGGGATCCGTACTGTTCCGGAGTCTTTTAGCTTTTGCGCAATTTCAATCATACATATACTTTTTCAAAATCTGATTTGCTTGTGTAGTATCGATCGCCACGGCATTGTCGCTAAAGAAGTTATGGGCAATATTCAAAATAGTGCTAGCATAGCGTAAGTCTTCTTCATCCACTTTGCTATACCAATCTAATAAAGTTTCTTCTGAAGACGATAATAGAAACGATAAATTTTCTAAATCGTGTTCACTCATAACTTCATGGTCGAATAGTGCTTGGAGGATTTGTTCAGCTTTGTTTTGGTCAATCATAGGTATATTATACTATAAGTTCGAATTGTTGTACATATAGTACTAAAGTATTACATTGCAGTTTTGTATGCGTATTCTATGGCTCTGGAAGCTTCTGTGGTCAATGGTCGTTTTTGGTATATATTACTGGTCTCACGATCTAACTGGAGGATCAATTGGGAGATTTCAGACTCTGTGATTGCATAACCTTGACGAACCGCATTACATGCAATCGACGTCATGATCTTGTAAATCATAGAGTATCTACCAGAACCATCGGTACGTGCAATTGCCTTATAATCACCGATCAAACGATGATTAATGAATGGGCAATCTGAGTATGAAGTCCAATGGAAACTTCGTGAACTCTCGCGAAGTTTATTCTGGCGATATGCAACCACTTCTTTCTGCATAGACTCTGGTAGACGATCCATGAAAGAATCTCCAGTACGTTCCGTATACTCGTGCTTTGCTAAAAGACTATCTACTTCAATATTAGTGCCAGGATTACTAAAAATGAAATTATTGGCATTAGGATACTTAGCAGGAACATAATACATTCTACTAAGATCTTTTGTTTGTAGATCTCCAATTGACTCAAGTTCTGTATTGAGTGCAAACCAGAAGTGACGGATTTCATTCGACTGAATATCTCTGGAGAGAGGGAAGACGAGTCTAAACTTAGGATGCTCATTCGTACTACTGGCGGTAGAATAACAAACATAACGCCAGTTACCATAACGTTTCTGCAACTCGTCTTTTAGATTTCCCTCAAACACTGCTTGGTCGACATCTACCGCGGCCCAACCTGCCCACTTAATTACATTAGCGTTGGCGCGGGTGGTTCCTTCTTTGTAAACTGCAGGAGATATCAGCGGAGAAGGAGTAACCCCTTTCGGGGTATACTCGCCTTTCCGTGCTTTATAACCTGGCTTAGTTGCCAAGTGGTATAAAGCAGTTTCAAACTTATCGAAGCTATCAAAGTCGACACTTACGTCAGTCTTGTTATCAAAGATAGATTTGAAAACCGTGAAACCAATCATTTTGTAAATACCTGTTCCAATAAACCAACATTATCTACATGAGTCGGAGCAGTCCAACCTTCTGGCTTGATCAAGTCTGGAAGTCCTAGAGGATTAGGACGACTTTCTTTAATACCAACAACTTTGGACATATTTGCTTTATAAACACGGTTCCATGCTTCATAACCATTCACTCGGAATGCATCAAGTGTACCCAATGCAACCACAGCCAAATCAATCAAAGCATCAACTGTATCATCAGCTGCACTTTCACCGCCCTCATTATAAGCCTTATTCATCTCATCCAACTCTTCTTGCAAAAAGTCAATACGAAATTTAAGGAACGTTTTTAACTGTTCTGCAGTTAACTTCTCAATTGCAGTATGTACTCCATAGTGGTCGTGCATATGCGCCATATCTTCAATCAAATTCACACTCATTTAATAACTCCTAATACCCAATTTTCTGCGCAGTCTTCTGCATAATCCAATGTATGTCCTTCAATGATTCGCTCTTCGCGAAGATCAGTTCCTTCATACATCATAACAACATATGAACCATCCATGTTATCGAAGACTTCGCTAGTCCTGTTTAACGTACCTGGTTCTGAGAAATATCCACTCACTGGTCCCATATCAATCTCCTTTAGATATATTATACCACATTTAATATTTAAATCCCTCGCCTACTGACTTCATTCTTTGTCCAAAATCTGACTTGTCGAAGATTGGTGTATCGTTTACTTGTCCAGAATCTGAGATATTCTTTTGTGCAGAATCTTCGACATCGAATAATTTCATCCGAGAACGATCCACGCCGATAACAAAGCGCTTGTAATAAGAAGGATCATTGTAACGATTTTTAAGCTGCTTAACCATAAGTTGACCCAGGTTTTCGAGCTCCTCCGTTGAAATAAGAGCAAACATAAAATCGACAGTAGCAGGCAATCCGAAAGATTCAGAAGTATCAGTAAGTCCCACATCCGTGTTGTCATAGCCGCCTCGAGTAGTTTGTGTTGCTGATAAAATAGGAACATTATACTTAACAGCCATACCACGGATTTCTTCAGCAATCGATTTAATATATGTGTAAGAGTTAACGTTAGCACCTTGCTTGATTCGAGAAGAAGTACAGATGTTCAAGTAATCAATGATAATCATATCGGGGAGAAAGTTACGTTTCATCTTCAACTCTTCGATCAAAGCTTGGAAGTGACCAGTGTGTGCAGATGCAGTTGGATATTCCTTGATGATTAGTTTACCGCGGGTCTTCTTGGCGACACGTTCGAATCGAGTCTCGTAGATGTCCTTATCAACCGTTGCCATTTCTTCCATGGTCATATTCATAAGGTTTGCATCAATACGTTCTGCGATACGTTCTTCTGCCATTTCCATTGTAATATACAATACATTCAATCCTTGCATTAGAGTTGATGCAGCCATATGACACATAGCCAATGACTTACCAACGCCAGTGCCAGCAAGAATTACATTAAGTGTTTTGCGAGATAAACCACCCTTAGTAATCTTATTCAATAGATCAATATCAAATGCAACCTTCTCTTCTACACGAGTATAAAAATCATATCGAGATTCAAAGTCTTCAATGTAATCGTGGCCGATAGCAGAGTCGAATGATACCGCCAATGCATCGGACAAGATAGAAGGAATTGCATCCTTACTAGTCTTAGTATCTTTGCCATCGATGATACTAATTGAATCTAGAATCGCGTTGTATACTGCACGATCTTTACAGAACTTTTCACTGGTCTCAACTAACCATTCCATGTTATCAGTACGAAAGTTTAGATTGTCGATGTATGTATCGATACTATCGACTTGATCTCCGTTTAGTTTTTCAATATCACGAATCTGGATCTTTAAGATATCCATGCTTGCAGGCTTATTGTACTTTGCAAAAAAGTCCTGCAATGTGTTGAATACAACATTCTCAAAATGATCCGTGAAGTACTCAGACTTCAGGAAAGGAGAAACTTTTCTGCAAAATTCCTCATTGTGAATGAGGTTTGATAAGATGGTCTGTTGAACGCTCGTTGTCATCAATAAATCCTAAGTGGTCTTTTTCTAATCCGTAGAATAACAATTGTACCAAAAAATCCCCTAATTCAGCTTCGAATTCGATCTTATCGTATCCATGGCGATATTCTGGAACTTCGATAACTTCGTATTCGAATCTAAGCTTTAGCTTGTCGTTTTCTTTATCCTCGTCGAAGGAGACATTCTTATACAGAAAGATAATATCTGCAAAGTCTCCTTCTTCGAGAGATAGCGCATGGGTATCTACGCCATCTATCATTCGACCTAAAACTTTATGCGGCTTCAGTTGCGTCATCATAGTTTTCTAAATCCTTTGTAATGTCTTCATCCTTGATGATATCGCCAAATGAAACTTGATACTTCTTGTTCACGAAATCATTAAATGACTTTGAAGTAACGATAGGCATCCAGAAATCACGATTATCGATTTCCTTGAGACGGTACTTCTTTTCTTCAATTTCACCACTTTCAATATCTACTTTTGAATACCAACCATTGCTAGGTTTGACAACGTGTCCTGATTCGATAGCAATATCAAGCAACCCAGACCAAGTGCTAATGCCACCATTGTAAGATACTGACACAGGGATTTTAGATTTTTCTTTAACATATCGAGATTTTTCTACGTTAATAATGAAGTTATAACCAACGATTTCAGTACCTTCTTTTTCTTGCTGACGTCCCAAGATGAAGATGTTATCTGCTGAGTAGTACGAACCTGTACCACCACCCACAACGTCTTTAGAGTATAGTTCCATGGTTTTGTATGTATGGTTAACAACAACCATTGGGATATCTTTCATCGTCAAGTGGGGAGTAACCATACGGAACAATGACTTCATTTGCTTTGCGCGACTCATATCTGCAACAGACTTACCATCCATAGCATCTTCAACTTCTTTCTTAGAAGCCAAGTTACCAATAGAATCCACAACAATAATAACATGATCACCGCGTGTAATATTGGTAAGCTGCTGCATGATATCAAACTTTAGTTGTTCAACGTCCATGATAGGAGTATGCAATACACGATCAGTATCGATACCGAATGCATCAAAGTATGATTGAGGAGTGCCAAACTCTGAATCATAGAATAACAATGCAGCATCAGGATACTTGTCAAGATATGACTTAGCCATCAGCAGGGAGAATGCAGTCTTAAAGTGTTTAGAAGGACCTGCCCACATTGTAAGACCAGGAGTTAGTCCACCATCAAGACGTCCACTCAATGCGACGTTGATGATTGGAATAGAAGTTGGAATCATATCTTTCTTTTGAAAGAACTTTGATTGAGCCAACACAGCAGATTCTTTAATCGTACTGTTCTTTTTAATTTTGTCAAGGATACTCATAGAAACTCCTATTGATAATGAGCATAGGTCGAAAGGATGTATTTTGATCCGCTTATAGGCATACAACCACGATGAGGGAACATCCACATTGGGGGGAATACTACTATTCTACCACGTTTAGGTTTTACTGTAAAGTCCGGGACCTTCGAGTAATCACCAGAAAATTGAAATTCGGTCTCGCCTCCTTCCTCTACATCATTTAAGTAAAAGAACATAACTAAGAATCTGCGAGCTGATGCGTAATTGCCAACATCCGCATGCCAACCAAATTGATCAATTCCATTCGCATCATATCGTTTTATTCGCAGATCTTCGAAACCCATCTTTTCCGGAAAGAATCTACCGCATTCACGATTGTATCGTGCAAATATATTCTTAGCAACATTATATACCGGATTTATGAAATGATTAAATTCAACTACTCGTGCAATATCAAATTCATAAAACTGACGATAGTCTAGATCCCATGAATTTTTTGATTGTCGATAGAATGGAGATTTTTGTGGGTTGAATGTTTCAAATGTGTCAATCAGATTCTGGCAAATATTTTCATCCAGAACATCATCATAAACTTTTATATAATCTAATAATTGGTTCATCCAAAAAAGTCCTCTAGTGATGATTCCTCTTCAGCCTTCCATCCGATTGAGTCTAAGATGATTTTAGCGGGCCCGAGGAATGCTTTGTCAAATTGTTTTGCGTTATCGATATAGCGATGCATATCAAATTCTTTTGGAAGAATATTTTGGAAGCCGATAACATCTTCACGAAGTGGATTGCGTGGATTCAGATACACATACTTGATCTTTTCACCCGCACGAATAGGAGCAATGTTTTTCAATCCATGACGATCCAACAAGTAGTTATGTAAGATAGCAGCACGTGAATTTATAGGAGTACCTTTGATGTAAGACTTAGTCTTCTTATCTACATACTTCTGAACCGCACTAACGCCACGAGGGAAAGACTTCTCTTCAACAGGCAATGAGTTAAACTTCTTACGGAAGTCTGCGATAAACTCTTGAGTCTGTTGCTCAGTACCTGAAATCAAGATATTAAATAGATCCTTAAAAGCTTCACGACATGGGGCTGGGGTAGAAGACTTAATAGCTTCAATACCCATGATCTTTAGCTTAGGCTTTGTGTAACGAACACCTTCATTGTCCCATACGTTCAGAATGTATCGCTTCTTGGCAGACCAAATACCACGATCGGCAATACTTTCACGCTTCATGGAGATACGTTGCTTAAACGCACCGGTGTTTTCCATCAGCTCCTTGAATGCAACATCGAGTACATCGGTTTCAATCTTGGCACATACCTTATCAAGGAAGTCGACAACTTTATCTTTTGACTTACCAGGCATAACTTGATCAACCAGTGCACCTAGACAAACATAGACAGAATCAGTATCGATTGCAATCACATAGTCGTTGTTAGTTTTCATGACGGTGTTGAGATACGCATTCACGTTCTTCTCTGCCCACTTGATGATGTATTGACCAGTTAGTGTAATACCTTCTGCAATTTCCATCGTAAAGTAACGGAAGTAACGATTACCTAACGCACCATAAAGAGAGTTAAGAAGAATCTTAACGGTCATTTGTTGGTTTTCAAATGTCGCGATATCACGTTCGATACGGTATACTTCAGTCTTGTTAGTCTTGTCGACCTTTTCAAGTTCTTTTTTTGAATCAAGCATCTTCTTCTTGATTTGTACTCGCTCATCGTACATAGCCTCAATAATCTTCGGCATGAAACCCTGACGAGAATTATCGAAATACTGACCCGAAGCAGCCATAGATTTGTCAGCGTGCGGATTCTTAAATTCATTTAAACACCTATCAACATTCATGTTTGGTTCAATATCACCTTTGAGAATAGTCTCTGGTGACATGTTCCATTGGACAATAATATTAGGATACAGAGAGTTGACGTCAAACGAAGCAACCCAGTCGTGTACACCACATTGAGGTTCTTTTACATAACCACCCTCGTAATCGGTCTTGAAACTATCCTTGTTAGGAGGAACGATAATGTTCTGTTCAAGAAGATAACGATAGATCAGCGTATCCCATATACCAGTAGTTCCGAATGTGTCATTATAGTTTACGCCAGCTTTATAAGCCATAGTAAAACATAAAGTCATCAAACCGATCTTATCTTCTATTCGCTCAACCAAGTTAACGTCACGAATGTTGTAATCGATAAACTTTTGATGATTCTCTTTGTAGAGAGTGTGTAGATCTCCATACTCTTCATATGATAGTTTCTCTTCACCGAGTACGGTGTTTGCAATGTGATTTAACGAGTACGATTCTTGAGGACCGAATGAATAGCCAAACTTCATGAACAGATCCATGTAATCAACCTGAGCAATACCAGTGATCTCATAGATTTGAACTTGACCCTTCCGCATAGTTACCATCTTCTCTTGGACAGAACCCCATGGAGATAGTGACTTAATTGCATCCTCGCCAAACAATCGATTAATACGGTTAACCAGATATGGAATATCGAATGCACGAATGTTCCAACCAGTTACAACATCCGGAGAAGTAAACTCATCAGACCAAAACTTAATAAAGCATTTAAGCAAGTGCTGTTCATCCACGCACTTAGTATAGCGGATATTACAATCTTTAATCTTATCGTCGCGAGCATCAACGTCGTAATCACCCATGGCCCACACAAAATACACATTAGTAATACTATCGTAGATTGTAATTGCAGTTACTGGATGATTAGCTTGATCTGGTTCTGGAAAACCATCGTCGGATGCTACCTCGATATCGATATCATGGATTCGGATTTTAGATCGATCGAATTGGATTTGTCCTGGGTATTCTTCGGCCACAAACTGAGCAATGTAGTTTGTATTACCATATACTTCAAAGTTGCTTACGTCAGAGTAACGTTCCATGAAGTCTTTTGCATCACGCATAGTGTCAAGTTTTTTAGGTTCGACAAATACGTTATCTAAAGTTTTGAACTGAGTTTGCCCTTTTGCCCTGGTGTACAGCGTCGGACTAAACTTAACTTTACGATTGACACGTTTACCATCTACATAACCACGTAGAAGGATATTATTGCCATAACGATTCACATTAGTATAAAATTTCATATCTCACAAACTAAAACGGACAGGATACATATATTATATCCTGTCCGTGAATTAAAGTAAAATTACTTTGGAAGTTGATTTGCCGTTGCTACAACTAATCCAGATCCGAAGATTCTACGATATTCATCTGCCATACGGTCATCAATCATAACTTCAGCAATAATTGCCGACGTTTTAAATTTGACAAACTTTGCATATGGAGTAAAGGCAGCAAAACTAGCACTTACTCTACCATCCTCGGTCTGTTGCAATATGATTGCTGCAGGTGTTTCGACAGAAACAATGTCACTAGATTCTTCTACTTCACCGATGATTGTTTCACCGGTGATCAATTTCAAACATTTAATAGTCATAACAACTCCATGGTTTATTCAGTCAACAACTGTGGTTGATCTGAGGTTTTAATTTCAATCTTCCTTGGTTTTTTGTGATCAGGCACAATATACTCAAGTGAAATACTAAGCATACCATTAAGCATCTCAGCATCTTTTACTTCAATATGTTCGGCTAGAACAAATGAACGAGTGAAAGCTCGATTAGAAATTCCTTTGAAAAGGAAAGTCTCTTCTTGTTTATCGCCCACATTTCCCGTTACAGTCAAGGTTCCATCAGCAGTTTCAATACTGATATCTTCTTGTCGGAATCCGGCCACAGCAATCTCAACTACGTAAGTAGTTTCAGACGTTTTCTTGATATTGTATGGTGGATAGTTTTGGGAAGTTTTTGATAGATCATTATGAAGTTTTGACATCCTACCAAATTGGTCATCGAAACCAACCCATAGTTTATCAAAATCTTTAAATGGATCTGAATTGATTCCAGTGAATCGTGTCATAGTTTTCTCCTTATTAAGCGAGTTAAATGAAATTACTACCCCGAAGGCATAGTAGTCCTGCTTACTTTATACAGGGACAGACTTTCGTGCTGTCAGTGTAATTACACGTTGTTTATACGAACAAGATCGGACGCCTTTTATCGTAGCATCAAACGATCCCAAGGTAGTGGGATATAATCTATTTATATAAATTATGCGGCTTCTTTGCCCTCGGCATCAGCTTTTTCTGCAGCAGCTTTAGCCGCTTCCATCTCTTGCTGTACGCGTGGAAGCTGAGGTTCTGCTTGACCACGAATGTTACCAATCAGGGCAGCAACCTGGTCAAAAGACTGCTTACCAAGTGCGGCAAGTACCAAGTTAGTTTCGGTTAGAGAAAGTTTGAATTCAAACATGATTTAGTTCACTCCTTTTGTAGGCTTTTTGCCAATATTATATTTCGCCACTAGATTCCACTCTTTCTTATCATTGAATGAAACAATTTTTATCTGTGACAACGTTGCTTGCTCTTCTTGTAGGTCAGAAGAAACAATTTTCAGAAGATCCCAATCTTCCAAAAGCTTTGCGATAGTATTACGTCTACCAATATCGTTTAGTGTGATATTAGCTTCCTTACCATCTAGAGCAAATAGCTCTTTAAAATGCACAATGAAATACTTACCCTGCTTATGAAGAATATGACATGACTGATAAAGCGTCTTGTCTTTCTTTGAAGCCACACCGATACGGGTGAGGGTTTCTTTCACCTTTAAAAAATTGTCCGGCTCAGGTAATGTTACCTCGAGCATAAGCTGGGGTGCCCAGTCATAATAGATCAACTCCATGATACGTTCACTTTCTTGTTATAATTATCAGCAATAATAAAAGCCGAATGATATTATCTACCGCCAGTAGAATACTTGTTGACTATAGCCTTTAGCTGTTCGTCAGTCAATATATTTATAACATCTAAAGCTTTAGCCTCTGAATAATTATACTCTTTCATAATAAGTTTAATCGTATCCGGAGTCTTGTCTTTCTTAGCCCATTTAGAGAATCGTTTACGTTTAGGAATGGCGGCAAGAAAGAAGTCATACTGCCATTCGACCGGAATATCCCTGTTGACATTCATCTCATTTGCATACAAGATGGTATCTGGGAAATAACTCATTCCACGGTTAACCATGAAAGCTGAGTAGTCTTTCTTGTTCTGAGGATCCTTGTCAATCAGATTGACTTTGGTATCATTAATACTATTAAGAAAATCAAACGGTGTCATAGTTAGATCTCTTTAACATAATATCAATACTTTCCGGATCTGCAATAAACTTTGTGTCTTTAAAACGCTCTGTCAAATTAATGAGTAACTGATCTGGATCACTGTTATGCGCAAGATACATTCCATCTTCGCCATATGCAAACATAATATCGTCATGAAGTTCGATACGCATTCGCATATAACCTTCAGGAACTTGGTCTGCCACTTCATTTTCGTCTTCAGCATCCTCCAAATTAGATTCGATAATTTGGAGGATACGTGCACGTTCATAACGCATGCCGATAAAGAATGCAACAAAAATACAGATTATAGTTAACAGTATTAAGTCAGTCATTTAAATTTCACCTGAGCCATAATTTCAGTTAGTGCTGCCATATTGTTGATTTCCTGATCAGCAACAAAAGCTGCTTTATACTGGTAATCAGCAAGGATCAAAACCAATTGAGGAATTGAAGAAGGCTCAACTGAATTTTTTGCACTGTCATAGAGTGTACGGAATAACTCTGTTGAATCAGTATCACTGTTCTTGCCAATCCACTTACGAACCTCGGTAAAGTTCTTATCGGACAGGTTTTTGAACAGTTCTTTGTATGACTCTTCACCCAAGTTTACTAAGATGCCTGAATCAATTTTACCGGAAACAGAATATCGTTGCAACTCATTTAAGATGCGACGATAATCTGGAAAGTATTTTGTGATTACTTCAGCAACAACTTTGCCATCTGATTCGACCTTCTCGGTTGAGAGGATGTCGACAACTCGACGGTAAAAACCTGCTGCGATCTTGGCCTTATCTTTGTTCTCGATTTTAAAATCGATTACAGCACAACGAGAGTGAAGTGGTTCAATGATTCGTGCCTTGAAGTTACATGTAAGAATGAAACGACAATTGTTACTAAACTCCTCGATAAAACCACGCAATGCAGGTTGAGTGGAGTTAGGATTCAAATAATCAGCCTCATCGAGGATAACTACTTTCTTGGCATTAGTTAGCGATACTGACGATGCAAATGACTTGATCTTGTTTCGAAGAACATCGATACCTGATTCTTCTGAACCGTTGATGAATAGATACTCTGCACCAACCTCATTGCACAGTGCTTTAGCAACCGTGGTTTTACCAGTACCAGCAGTACCGGAAAACAAAAAGTTAGGAAGTTCACCAGAATTGATGAACTCCTTAAATGTCTTTTTCAATGATTCGGGCAGAATACACTCATCAATTTTCTGTGGACGGTACTTCTCGACCCATAAATACTGCTCACTCATATTAAACTCCATAACAAAAATATATTATACAATAAATTAGAATTTACTGTCGGCTTCAATAGCAACAAAATATGTGAGATCAATATCTTTATTAGTGAACTTGGAAATCTTCTTAGAAGAAACCTCAACGGTGTAATTTCCTGTTAGCATTTTAAGGTTCTCTACTTTCAAGTTTGCGGTAAACTCTTTATCAGTAGAACCGATTGTAACTTCATAAGCATTAGATGTATCATTCTTCTTATCGCTAACTTGAACTTTCAACTCACCATCTTCACCCTTGATTGCAACATCACTAGCTTTAAGTACTGATGCAGTACGAAGAATCATTGCAATCTGTTCTTGCGAAAGATCGAATGAAACATCGGCCTCTGGAAACTTGATTTGAGCTGGAGCAGAACGCACAACGCCTTCACCTGCCGCAAAGTATTTAATCTTTGACGTGCCACCGTCACTAATGGTTACATACTTGTCTTTAAAATCAAGATGTGTATCATCAAACAAACTAATAACGCCCAAGAATTCATTGACATCATAGATGCCAAAGTCTTGTGGGAATGTTTCGGTAATACTACCATTAGCCATGACGTTTTTTGCTTCTGAGATAGTAGAAAGCTTATTGCCTTCTTTCAGCATCAATGATCCGTTGATAGAAGCAAAGTTTTTGATTAGTGTTAGTGTGTCTTTACTTAATTTCATAATTAATCCTTTTTAGAATATTTGACGTCATGCTCGTATAGGAAAGCTAAACAACATGCGGCATGCGCCAAGTGATGGATACCAGATTCAGGATCAGTGGTTTCACCCATCTTCCACGCCCACACGTGTCGTTCGAATGCTGCAAAATAACGATCTAGTGCTTCATCTACATGTTGCCAATTGTTTGGTTTATATTTTGCTGCTCCAAATGTGAGCACTTTCACCATTTCAGCTTGAGCAAGAGGAGGAATCAGATCGTAACGAAGTTTATCGTTATCGAACTTCATACCTGTTGGAACATCATTGCTCTTCGTCAAAATTCTTTTTTTCATTATATAACTTCTCCAAACTAATATAGGCTGACATATGATATTATACATCAGCCTATATTTAAAATACACTAAGCTTAGTTGAATGCGCCAACTGAGTGTGCAGCTTGGATCATTTTCTTGCTTGGAGCACCAACACGGTATTTTGTGGAGGGAGTACCATCATGTAGTGTAACTTTGTTGCCATAAACACAAACACCTTGACTGCGCAAGGCATGAACTGCGGCAGTAGGATTTGCGATACCGAACATGCTACCAATCTGTTTAGCAGTAACAGTGGCACCGGTTGACAAGTAAGCATTCAAGCGTTCAATTTTAGTCATAAAAACTCCATTTTAAAATACCATCTAATAAAAAAAGCTGAGTGGCCGATGGTCAAAACCACCCAGCAAGAAATCCATGTTTAAATTATACCACAATCTGCCATTTCTTTGGCAAACGTTTCTTCAAATTCAGTCTGTTCTACCGTCTTAGCAACCTCAGGAGATTTAATCGCAGAAAGATTCACAACTGCACCTGGACTCGGCCATTGATAGACTCCGCGGGCGACTCGTTCACATCGGGTCACGAATGCAGGATAACCAAGCTTAGGATCAGTTTTACGAGCTTGTAGAAACAATTCCTCCAAACGTTGGCGCGAAATACTATTAGCAGTTGCTAAAGAAGGATCTAGGGCAATAAATGCATCTACAGCTTTACGTTGGATACGTGTCAGTGTAGAGTAGGTGAATGTCATGTCTTTATATTTCATAGTGTATCTCCATCATCAATTCCATCATTAATAATAACAGTTGCGCTTTCATTAGAAGCAAGTAGATCAGAATCCGGATCAGTACTCACCTTTTCAAAGAGGTTAATGAAAGCCTGTCGTGTTACTTCATCAAATCGATTGGTACACAACTCAATTGCCTTAGTCTTGTTTTTAAAGATACTAAAGGCGCGTACAATGTGAATCAGTCGGCGAGTTGTAACACTTTCATCGATACCTCCATCATTGAAGGTTCGACGGATTGCATCAGCCCATTTTACAAGGGATGTTGCAAAGTCTTCATCGTAACAGTCATATTGACCCATGATATTTTCTACGATTTTCCGTTCAACACCAGTTGAAGGATAATCTTGAGTTAGAGTAATCGCAAAGCGTTCCAAGAAAGCTTCGTTGAGAATGTTTGTACCGATATAACGGCCATCATCTGAACCTTTGCCTTTGGTATTACCAGTAGCAAAGACGTTGAAACCTTCTGCAGGAATAATCAATTCATTCTTCAACTTGAAAAAGTACGGTTTACCTTCAAGGATTGGCTGCAAACACAGCAAAGTATTTGCAGAACCCGCATCAAGTTCATCGAGCAATAGCGGAATACCTGCGCGCATCGCAATCAATACTGGACCTTCGACAATTTCGATGTTACCATCTACAAGAGTCTTAGTGCCGATCAATTGATCTTCGTCTGTCATCATGTTTAAGTTAACACGAATCATCGGAGTCTTGAGCTTTGCGCAAGCCTGTTCTACTGCAGTAGACTTACCGTTACCAGTAGGTCCATAGATATACACAGGATAAAACTGTCGAGACTTGACGATAGTTTCAACATCTTTGTAAATACCGAAAGGTACGAATGCTGGATCCTTTACAGGAACTAGCGGCTTAGTGTCAGTAGATTGCACTACTGCCACGGGTTTTGGAACATTCATAGGCACAACATTTGATTTCTTTTGCGCAGTAATAAAATACACGCCACGACTTGCGCGAGCGTCGGGACGAGTGAGCCACGTCGGCCACTTTTTATCTTTAGTCTTTTTCATATACTCAGTAATCTGAGCGTTAGATACGAGCCCTGATGTAACCACGTCAGGGAACATTGCATTTAGGCCCGAAATGAATTCTTGCTTGAATTCGTCAGTCACACGTTTCATAATATAATCCTCAGTTTAAGGTTGCATCATAAAGGCAAAATAGAAGGCAAATGGAGCACCGATCAAGATGGCAACCAAAGTAGCTTGTGTAAGATCAGTCATAAATTTCATAATATTCTCCGTTGTCTGTCTATGGTTTATTATACCAAATCTTCTATTTTTTGTACATAGTAGTACACCAAAAAAGTATACTATTTTATAATACTTAGGTACTACTTTCAATTGCTGTATAAACCATGTCCCGGGCAACGGAGATATGCATCCCCAAGTCTACCAGTTCCTGTACAACCTCGTCTGAGTCTACCTCGCCAGAAGCAATTGCTTCTACGGCATTTTCCAGGTATTCCATGAAGGCTTCTTTTAGTTTCATAACGTTCTCCGTTGTTCGTCTATGGTTTATTATACCAAAACATCCAATTATTGAACATATGTCAAAAGTATTACTTTTTATGCTACTTCTGAGACAAACTGATTGAGCACCACTCGAGATGTTTTATTGGTTCCAATTGCCTTTGCAAATACCCTAGAAGCTTTTGCTGCCGACATATCACTATTAACTGCAGACAGATCTATATTATTTTCTACACGCAATCCTTTAATATCAATTACATAATAATGATCATATGCACCGTTTGAAACTTCGACAAATCTATTTGCTCGCAAATCTAATTGCATTTTATGTAAATCAATATCCTTATTTAAAATATAGTATGACAAACGAAATAATTCGTGACGACGATTAGAGACTAAATTAAATCCGATATTTGAAACATTATATCGATCTTTAATAATTGTTAATAATACGCGAGTTTGTGTATTACTATCATCAGTAATAGTATATTGTTTTCCTGTAATAGGATCTTTTATAAAATTACGCACATTAATATGCTTATTAGATTCAACATTATATTGACGCACATCTAATCTGCGTTCTCCAACAATTCTGCCACCTTCTCCATCTGTTAATGTAATTAATACCATTTTTTCTACAGATCGTTGTTGGATAAATTTTCCAATATAATCAGTCAAATACAACAATGCTTCATTTAAAGGAGTGCCACCTAAACCATAATTACGTGAGTAATAATAGGGGCGTGAAATTAAAAATGTGACCATTTTATTAAATTCTGATTCGTTCATACGATCACTAAACAATTCTAATAATGACACATTATAAGCATTGCCTAAGCCTTTAATATTTTTGGATTCGTCATATTCAGGCTTATCGAGGTGCGAATAAGTACTCCGATATGCAGAAGTAAATGCAAATACTTGAAATGGAATATTAATTCGGCGAGCAAACATTGCAAGATTAATTAGCTGGCCAATAGTTTCGTTCATATAGTCGCCCATTGAACCAGACCAATCCAGCAAGAAAAGCATTCCGTGTTTTTTGCCATCTTTAATTACAGTTAATTGCTTAAACAATTCGTCTTTAATTTGATAACCATAAAGCTTCTTTGTATCAATTTGACCTGTTTTTGCTGTGCGAGCACGCTTCCAATTAGAAGCTGACTTACGCATTTCAAATTCTTTTACCATATTATTAATGATAGAAGCATTATCACGACGCAATTGAGATGCTTTATTGGAATAAAATTGAAATGAATCTTCGCTTATTGAATCTGTTAATTCACGTAATACGGTTTTATATTCAACAATAAGCTCATCATCTAAATCGTTTTGATGAAATGCAGGTTCATAATAATTGAATTCTGTATCAACATCTGCACTATCTTGCAATTTAGAATCTAATGATTGCATCGTTTCAGATTGCAATTTCTTTTCGATATCATTTTCGCCAGAGTTAATATCTGATTCAGATTCCTCTTCTTCGCCTTCTTCATCTGAATAGTCGTAATTGCCTTCTAATTGATCATCTAAATCGTCTTCATCTGAATCATCTTCATCATCCAGATTCTGTGTAATTTTAGACGTTTCAATTTCTTCCTCTGCATTTTGCTTGCAGAATGCATAAAGGCGTTCAGTTAATTCAATTGCATCTTTAATACTATCCGTTTTCTCAATATCATATATGAAATTAATTTCAGATTTTGAAAATTTAACGCCACATTTTGCGCCAAGTTTAAAATACAGATTAATTCGATCAATAAAATTATATGCAGTTAAATCGCGGCCGGCAATTTCAAAGAAGTCGCGTGCTGCCAAGTCCGCATAACCACCAATAAAGGTTTTGCGGGCACCGGGATACCGGTCTTTCATTTTACGCTCAATTCGTGCGTCTTCTACAACGTTCAAATAGTGGCCAAATGAACGAGGGTGGTCTTTTTGAGATTCTGCATACTCGTCGGTAGTGAATAGAGCATGACCGACTTCATGCAAGATTAGCATCTCTTCAGTCACTGCCTCCAGGTTTTTCCATTGCGGAAGAACTAGAGTGCGTGTGCCAATGTTAAAACTTGCCGTGGTTACCTGTCCACGTACAACATTGATGTTCTCGTTGGCTAGTAGTTTAGCCAGGATGTCATTTGATTCCATAATAATCTCCGGTATAGGTGTATTGTACAATAAAATACCAATTATTGTACATATAGAACCAGAGTATTACTTTTGGCCAGAAATTAGTACTAAAGTATTACAGAAAAGTCGTTTTTCTTCTCTACACGTATTACACTATGAAACTTATCGAACAGTTGATCTCCCTTGTGACTAATGACGAACACGTTGGTTTTGTCCTGTAGAGCGTTCATGATAGTGAGGAAGTAGTCGGTACCTGCAACATCGAGTGATGAATCAAAGATTTCATCCAGGAGTAACAGGTTGGTATTGACAGAATTTTTCATCTTTGCGATCTGACGCCATGTGAACAAGATGGCAAGATCGATACGCATCTTTTCACCCTCCGAGAATGAAGCATAGGTAAACTCATCACGATACCTAGACTTGATAACCTCATTGAATGATTCGTCCAGTTCAAAGTGAACATAGAAGTCCATTGCACTCAGGTAACCGTTAATCAACTTGTTCATGACTGGCAGATATTCACGTATGATTGCAGTCTTTACGCCAGTGTCTTTGAGCAAAAGGGTTGCAACATCTTGTATCTGTTTAGCGTCAAGTAGTTCGTTCTTACGATTTACTAGGGTCATTGCTTCCTCGGCAATCTCCCTGAGCTTTGCTTTCTCAACATCAATATTCACAGTATCATCTTGGGTGTCTTGGATATCTTTCTTAAGCTTCTCGTTCTGCTTTACAAGATTACTAATAGACATAGTCAAAGCATGAGCTTGTGAATTTAATACTGTGATTTCTTTATTAAGCTTGTTAGTTTTCTTCTGTCGTTCGATCAACTTAGAATGTGCATCTTCGATAGTTGCAATTTGAGCTTCAAGCTCTTCCTGATCGGTCGATAAAGTAGAGACGATGGATTCCTTGTGGGTATGAGGAATTCCTTGAGAACATGATGGGCATGTTTCATTTTTTGCAAAGAATTTTAAAGTTTTCTCATTGCGTTCCATTGTAGAAGAGAACGATGATTTTGCACGAATCGCGGCAGCAATCCAAGTATCTAGATCATCGTTATCTTCAATATCGACGGAAATGGCTTTAATTTTCTTATCGATATCTTTAAACTGTGTTTCAGCCTTTGCAATATCGGCAATGTTATCAGAGATTTGTTTTTCGATCTGAGATACTTGATCTTTCTTAGAAGAGACTAAGGTATCGATCATGCGTTTTTGAACATTGACTGCGTTCTTAGAAATAGTAATACGATTATCCACTGCTTGGATTTCGTCTTTAGTATTCGCAATCTTTTCTTTAAGAATGGTGTTCATGGTGGAGAACACACTGATGTCCAAAATATCTTCAATTACACTACGTCGTTGTGCCGCAGGCAATTGCATGAATGGGACAAACGATGCAGAACCTAAGATAACAACTTGGGTGAATGTTTTGTAACTAAGCTTTAGAATCTGTCGCTCTAATACATCTTGATAGTCTTTTGCAGCGGCATCCTGATTCATCAATTGGCCGTTACAATAAACCTCGAAGATACCAGGCTTAATACCACGAATAACCTTGTACGAAACACTTCCAATATCGAACTCTACCTCTACCAGACAATTCTTTCCATTGATAGAGTTGACTAGTTGAGGTTTGTTAATATTACGGAAAGGCTTGCCGAATAATGCAAAGGTGATTGCATCCAATACAGTAGACTTACCTTCACCGTTCTTACCTACAATGAGTGTAGATGCAGAACGGTTTAATTGGATTGTATTTGCAGAATTTCCTGTTGATAGAAAATTCTTCCAAGATATTTGCTTAAAGTTAATCATGTTCTGTTGTATTCAATGCTTCCATATACAAAGACTTCATAAATTTCTTAATCTTTTCTTTGTCGCTATCAGTCTCAAGTGATTCAATATAATCCATCAATACAGATGATGTATCTTCTAAATTGATATTTTCATCGACTTCTCCATCGGTAAACTCTGAGAAGTCCTCTACAATTTTAACATCTTGAGGATTACTTTGATACAGTCCATTGATGAAAAGATCGAATTTATATAGATCAGTCTTGTTTACAACAATGATTTTAACATACTTGTCAGTGAATCGTGAAAAATCATTAATGACTTCTTGTGTATCATCGTACTCGTAACGCTCAAACATGGTGTAAGGATTTTGAATGAATTCTAACTCACGAGTCTGCAAATCAAAAATATGAAACCCACGTGGATCATTGTAGTCTTGCCATGTTAGCTCATACGGGTTGCCCAAATAGTGGATATTGCCTTTAGAAGATTTGTGATGGTAGTGGCCTGAAAATACTGTATCAAACTTGTTGAAGATTGAAGTATCTAGTCCATCCTGAGACTCATGTCCACGGTACATCGTAAAGCCTGCGATTTCAAGGTGGCCCATACAGATTTCTGCTTTGGTATTCTTGATTTCCTCTAAGCTTGCTTGATAGTTATCAGCGCAGATCCATGGAAGCATACACACATATACGCCATCAATAATCGTGGTAGGACTATCAATAATCGTGATATTTGAATATTCAACCAAAAGAAGATCTGGTGAATTGACCTCATTGGTGTTTTTAAAGTATGTGTCATGATTACCTGCAATCATCACTACAGGCATATCCATTTCTTGAAGCTTGTCAAAAAACATTTTCTTCGCGCGAGCAAGAGTATTGAAGTTGACATACTTGCGACGATCGAATGTATCACCTAGGATGTATACAGATGATACACCCTTCTCCACTATGGAAGGGAAGAAAACATTATCATAGAATTTCTGATAGTAATCTAGACACTGTCCACTATCACCACGCGCACCAAAGTGTTGATCAGTTATTACTGCTATCGTCATTTACAGGTTCTCCATCATCAATAAATTTTACTAAAGACTGATCATCTTTAGTAACTGGTTTTTTCTTTTCCTTCTTACGAATGAAAGAATCATCAAAATTGGAATGAGTCTGAACGAATGACAAATAGTTATTAATGAATTCGCCTTCGTCGTGATCTTGAGTCTCGAAAGAATCAAATGGCATTTCCTGAATCATCTTGCCTTTGATGTAAGATTGCTTCTTTTCTTTTTGGATACGACGCAAAAATGCGTAATAGATTACCTGAGTAAAATATGCAAATGGATTAGAAGATTTTTCAGGATTGAAACTATCAATACACATAACACAGTTTTCAATACCATCGCTAATCATATCATCACGATACGAATAGTTAATAAAATTTGGTTTATGCGATAGTTTTGTTGCAATCATAAGTACACACTTACCAAGGTACTCAGGTATCCTTGGATGTGTTGTATCATTTTCTTTAGCCGTCTTGAGTGCTAGCTTATATTCTTTAATAGCCGCAAGCATTTCCGCGTTGTTTACGTAATGTGCCATATGTGTTCCTTTATCATATATTATATACTATATTTGTATATTAATGCATGATCTTTTTTGAATTTTGAAGAACTGCGTCGATATCAATACCTTCTTTTTTCTCTTCCTCAGAACCAGCTTCAAAGTCTTTTATAGTGATAGCATTGATATCAACGTTATACATTTCATCCGAGGTCTTAATATAAAAATCTGCAATCTTGGAAAGAGCCTCTACACAGTAGAGTATATGGTCTCCGCGGAAGTCAAATACTTCTTCTTTAGCAAACTGACTGTACATTGAAATTACTGGGTTCTCCACGAGTTGACCGCCAACAACGCTAGGAGTCATTTTAACTTCAAGAGGTCGATTGATGGAAATATACACTTGGTCTTTATCGATATATTCACCAAGTAATGTTTCTCCGTTTATAAGTTTAATTATTACGACTTTCAAAGATCTATCTCCATAAGTTTATACTTAAACTGTTCTTCAGAATATATCTTAAGACGTTCAGTTAGGTGGTTTAATGTGTGGTTTTTCTTAGACTTCCAAGAAAGATCATCGGAGATATCAAACAAGTTACAGTGGGTCTTTCCGTTCTTCAGGCGTAGACCACGACCAATCGACTGGAGGTTACGAATCTTAGACTTCGATGGTGAAGCAAAAATAACGTTCTCAATCGATGGAATGTTAATACCAGTAGAGAATACTCCGTATGATGCAATAATTATAACATCATCATTCTTTTCCGTGATCCTACGAGCTTCCTCTCTTGCCTCAACATCGGTACCGCCATAGACAAAATAAATTTTACGAGTATCACCGACCTTATCACGAATCATGTCATGTAAGATCTTGCCGTGTTTTTCTACGTATTGAAACAATAACAACGTATTGCCTTCACAATTTATAGTGAGGTTACGTATAAACTTATTACGCTTTTCATGCTGCACAATGAAGTTCATCTCATTCTGATAGCTAGCACCCTTGAGCAATTTACGTGACTCGTCATCATACTTCAACATCAAGCACTTGATTTTTAGAGCTGCAACCTGGTTGTTGTCCATAAGCTCTTTGGTTGTAATAACCTTGTGAACTGGTCCAAATACACCTTCAAGAACTAGCTTGTTTGCGTTCTTTGCATCAATAGTTCCAGTAGTACCGATGCGGTATCTAGTCTCGCTCATCTTATCCATGGCAGAAGTCAATGACTTTGCTTTAAACAAGTGGGCTTCATCACCGAAACACACATCAAACTGTTTAAACCACGCTGCTGGTTGCTTATAGACAGATTGCCATGTGGTAATCAACACGTTAGAACTTACATCGCGAGTAAATCCGCTATAAAGTTTTTGGCAATGTTTCTCTACATTCCATCCGTTTCCAGTAGAGTAATCTACAAAATCTGCATACATCTGTTCAACAAGACTGGTTGTTGGAACTATGATGATACACTTTCTATCGTGTTCCAAATGATAGCGCATAGTGCTGTAAATGATGAGAGACTTACCTGATGCAGTCGGAGAGAGTAACAAAGCTCTTTCATTCTCAATAGCATGGTGGACAGCTTCTATCTGGTAATCACGCGGAGTGATTGGTACACCACGAGAGCATGGATTCAACCACTGTATGAATTCCTGCACTTTAGGTAAACCAATATCGGTCTTAGTTAGTACCTCACCATCGTGCGCATACTTATAGCCGTTCTTTTCACAAAACTTAACCACGTAGTTATACAGACCTTTTTGCAATGTCTTGCGGTGTATATCATACATGCGAATCTTTCCATCCCACATCTTGGCTTTATACATTGGAGTATAACGAGCACCAGGAACGTCAAACGTAAAGAAGTCTCTGAGCTCTTGTTCAATGCTATCATCGCCAATAACACGGATAGTTGATTCGTTAAGTTTAGTAATTGTAATCATTGGCCAGTGATGAATTTCTTCCATTCAATGGAGTTGCGGATCTGCCAATCACGAGCTTTAATTTGATTCATCATAGACTCTACGCCTTGGATCATATTTTCCAAGTATTGACACTTAATCGTAATTTTGTTCAAGTCGGCATCGCCATCAAGGAACTCATTCATGTCAGACTTAAGTGGCTTAACACCTTGCCACTGTTCCCATCCATATTGTTCGAGCTCAACTTTGCCCATCTCGCCACGATAGTAACGAAATTTAGTTTGTCGTAGGGTACTGTATTCCACCTTCAATGCAGACAACTTCATCTTGTAAGTCATCATGATACGAAGGTATTTGGAATGTATGTTGGGTGTACGTATAGACTCTCGATCGAGGTTGTCCCCGTCGACTGTACTATCTTTTTCCCATTGATCAATTAGTTCATCTAAAGTCATAATTTTCCACTATCCATAACGAATAACCATATTATATCACAAGGAGGAATATTCTAATTCATCCACTTCGAGTAGTTTAATAGGCTACTCACAGTATAATGTATCTCTGGATACAAATAATTAATTATGAAAATGTATATATCGTGTATGCAAAAGTTGCAGCACCAATCATGACTTGTACATCATCAATAGTAGATGAGAAAGTCAATGACTCTATGTTTAAAGGATAACAATCTTTGAATGTAACAGTTGCACTTTTATTGTTATTATTATCTAATATGGCTAAAGTGGCATCTGACACCATAGATGATACATCAGTAGTTTGAAACGTCTGTTGCGCTTTAAAAGAAGTAAACTGTAAATTATCTTCTGGGTAAGCAATACCAGTCAACCAACTATAAACAGCTTGATAGTTAAGCATACCCGTATCAACCACGAACTCTATCCGTAATGGTTCGAAGTCTAAAGTATCTCCAGGTACTGGTACTCGAACCAATGGGTTCATGAATTCAGTATTTCCTAGATTAATAGATGGCAATGATACCTGCTGACAGAAGTACGTCAACTCTGGCAATTTTTGAATGTTGAACATGTATCCCGCTGGGGACAACGAGTTTATTCCAGCTGGTAATGGACAGGCTAAAGTTCTGATGGTCATATGATTATCCTCATGATACACTATTTATAATAAAAAAAAGGGATCCCGAAGGATCCCTTTAAATACCTATCTACGTAGGTTTCGTCAATTACATCAAGTTAGTAACTGTTACCTTGCGGTAGTAAACGTTAGCGCCAGCTGACAAGCTAGTGAATGGGTTTGCAACCATACCGTAGCGAGTCTTGAAGCCAATCTTTGGCTGGAACGTAGCTGGATCGATAGCACGAACTTTCTCCAATGGAACGTACGGGCAGTAGAACATACCAGCGTCGAATGCAGAAGTACCCTTGTAACCAACCAAGAAGAATTGGTCAGCAGCAGTTGTGCTGAAGTATGGGTCAACATACACTTTGTACTTGCCGTTCAACACACCAGCGAAGGTTGTTGAAGACTCGTCAACGTTCAAGCCAGTAGACAATGCAGGAGTGTAATCCAACACGCCGGCCATGGCCAAGGCAGAAGCTACGTCAGCAGAAGTAACGATGAAGTTACCACGGCCACGACGTGTTTCTTTGGCGATCAAGTTAGCTTCGCGTTCGATTTGGAACATCAAGCCCTTGAACTTCTCAACTGACCAACGGCCGCTAGAGTCAACGTCTAGGTTGAATGTACCAGCAACGGCTGTACCGTTTTGTGCACCAACTTTAGCAGCTGTGTACATTGTACGAACAACTTCACGGTTGATTTCTTGGGTGATCTCTGTTGAGAGAATGTTGCTCAATTCGCCTTCGGCGTCTAGACCGTGAACAGCCTTCAAGTCTTGAGCAAGTTCAACAGTGTACTCAGCACGCAATGCACGTGTCTTAGCAACAACTGATGTACGCTCGATTGAGAAAGCCATTTGACCGAACGTACCGTTCTCGCCTAGGTCTTCAGAAGAAGCAGTAGACATACCAGTACCAGCTGGATGAGCACCTGTACCAGCGAAACCAGTATCGGCTTCGTTGAACAATGCTTCAGCACCTGCTTGGTCTTCGTAACGGCTCTTCATTGCGAAGATCAAACCGGTAGGTTGTGTCATTGGCTGAACACCGCAAATGTCATAAGCGATCATTTGTGGAGCAGCGCGGCGAACCAAGCTGATTAGAACTGGATCGTAGCCGTCAACGCCTGAACCAGCTGCATTAGCTTGTCCACCAGCGATAGAACCACCACCTTGGTTAGCGATAGAAGAAGTTTCGAAAAGTGCTTGAGCACCTTCATGCATCGCACGCTCTTGGTTTTCCAAGAGTTGAGCGGTAACTTCACGACGGTATTGGTCACCAATTTTAGAAACGCCTTCCGCTTCTAGGATTGGGGACCACTTTTTCAATAATTCTGGACGTGTTGCCATTTTATATTTTCCTTTAAAAGATTTAATAGATTACTTAGATGACCTAAACGCTGTTAAGTATCTTTCCATGCGAGGGTCGATTTGAGCTTTTACGCTCTCGTCTAATTGCTCGACTGGTTCATCAGTTACGACAGTATCAACTTTGGCAGTTTGCTGCTTCTGGCCGAAATAGTTTTCTTTGATAGTTTCAAGCTTTGTTTTAAAAGTTTCAGAGTCTTCAAAAGATAACTCTTCGGCTAAAGCTTTGAACTTTTCAGCGTCTGTATCTGCTAACTGTGAAGAAACTTCATCAATTGCAGAAACTCGTACCATCTGGTTCAACTTGGCGGACAAATCTACGTTAGTAGATAGTTGCTCGTCTAGCTTAGATTTCATGTCAACAATCTCTTGCTGCATATCACCTAAGATGTCAAACTTGTCTTCAGGTACTTCGATATAGTGCTCTTGGAACAAACCCTTCATGCCGCTTACGAAGCTTTCTAGGATTTCATTCTTTAAGCCATTTTCAAGGGCGATTTCATTATCAGTCATCCACTGCTCAACAACGTAGTTGAGATATCCATCAACTTTTTCAACTAACCCATCTTTGATTTCTTCAACTTGTTCAGCAAGTTGAGTTTCAAACTGTTCTTCGAGTTTAGCCATTTCTGACTTAACACGAGTTACCACAGCAGCTTCGAAAATCGTAGCAGCTTTGGTTTTAAATTCTTCGCTAAGTTCTTCGCCGTTAACTAAAGCAGCAACGTCAGCAGAAACGTCAACTGATAACTCAGCGGTTTCTTCTTGGGCTTCTTCAGCAACAACTTCAACTTGCTCTTCCGTAGCGGCTTCTTCAGCTACTACTTCTTCAGTTGCCTCTTCAGCAACAACTTCTTGTGACTCTTCAGCCTGGAGCTTTTCAGACTCTTCCATTAGCTGAGCGATTTTTTGATCAATTGACATGTGTAATCTCCTATTGATTGGATATATCCAATGGTGTTAATATTATTTATTACTTTAAAGAATTCAAGAATTTTTCAAAAGCAACAGCTGATACTTCAGTCAAGTGCTTTGTTGAAGTACTTTTGATTAACTTTCGAGTTTGTTCTATCTGCTTTTCCACGTATTTCCCATCGACATAAACCCATTCGTGACCTTCCATGATACCTCTTACGAAAGCATCAGGCGCTGAAGGATCAGCGACAATATCAGCAGCAGTAGAAAGGACAAAATCGTCTTGTACGACTTGTATTCCATCCCTGTTGGTTTTTAACGAACCGAGCGCTCTGCTAGATACACCAAGATTAGCACCGCCATCTAGTAAGCCACGAGCAATCTGTCCCATAGGAGTTGCAAGTACTTTAGCTTTACCAATCCAATTTGTACCTTCTTTTCTCAAATCTGTGATAATGTGTGACACACGATCTAGATTGATACTTGGTGTATCAGGATGACCTAATTCACCATAAGCACGTTTTTGGTTAACGTAATTTTCCACATAACTCTTAACCGCATTATCCATCGTAGGCTCTGGGTACATACGACCATTACGGTTTTTTAATTCTGATTGAAGAAAAATACCTTCGATGAAGTATTCTTTTTCTTGTCCTAGTTTGTTTTCCGTAATTAAATTTACGGATTCAACTACTTCTCTAATAAGTTTCATGAAATACTCCTATTAGTATGGAATAGTTGTGTACTGCTGAGGATCGGCGGTTGAGTAACCATCATCTTTTCTCAACAATAAGTATACTTGCATATCGCCACTAGTGACAATCTTGATATCTTCCGTCGGAGTAACCGATTCAGAAAATTCAGATCCAGCAAAATTGATAGTGGTTGCGCACTCGCCTTGAACAATTGCAATCGGCACTGCGGAAGTGCCACGCGTGATTGTGGCGTATGCTCCCGCAGCTCCCATCCATGTGATTGATAGAATGCTAACTGATTGTGTTTGATCAATAGTTTCAGCTGCTAATTTGCAATCGGACGCCAACGTAATTGTTTCAGTTACGTCAGTCCCGTTTACTTTAACGGCAACCTTCTTGTCTGTTAGTTTTAAAATGTGTTTTGCCATAGTTATCTTCCAAGTTCTTGTATTACAGCAACAAAGTTGTCTTTAGACTGTTTCATAAAATCTACTAATTTATATTTATCTACATTTAAAGATAGCAATTTTTTGATAGTAGATTCATTGATTGCGACCACAGAATTATCATTTAAGATAAATTCGGTTTTACCGTAAATAGAAGATTTACCTTCTTTAAGTTCTAATACAACCGGATCTAGAGTAAATTCTCCTGCAAGAATTAACTCTTTATATGACTCTACTAATGTATTCGTCAGCTTGATTCCATGGTGTCGCATCGCAGTATTTACGATAGACTCCGTAGTAACAACTTCGGCAGTCTCTAAAACGACTATAGAATCAATGTATGACTTAGCATACAATTTACCTGCACCATTGCTGATGCAGTCTTCTAATATTAGTTCCGAATCGACATATACGTTATTTTCGGATATAGTGATGACATGGCCTTTATATGCTACGTCATCACTTGGTTTTCTCATGGAACTAATGAATTTCATTATTCTGTTTCTTCTGGGGCAATAGCCTCTACAGCTTCGGGTGCCGGATTGAACATACTATTAGCAATGCTCATCTTCATGGCATCTAGGCCGCCTGAAATACGTTCTGACATTGCTGCATCAAACGTAGTTTCGATTGACAATGAATCTCCGCTAATTAAAGCATCAACTAAATTACGGGTTGTAGACATCTTCACCTCCTAATTGTGTATTATCTGTATTATCTGATTCTGGCTGCTGTTGCTGTTGCCCTTGTTGCATTTCGAGCTGTTGCCTTTGCAGTTCCATTTGCTGTTTGTTATACTCTTCGTTCTCTTCATCCATCTCTTCAATTTCTTCATCAGTTAGTTTCAAGATATTTTTCTTGATCCATGTTGGAGAGTAGTACTTACCGGCAAATTGATCTACGGTCTGAAGTATATTCAATCTAGACTGCGTAATCTCGGACTCTTTAATTTCCGCAAAGTAGTTATCTTTTTGGAAGTCAAAGCGGATATCTTGCGACATATCATCCCATTCTTCTGGGTTGATAATGCCTTTAGCAATCAATTGAACTCTTAGCGCATCTAAAAATATATTAGAGAACTTCTTACGAATTCGTTGAATGAATTTAGTAAACTTTATTTCGTCACGAGTAATTTCTGACGAACGACCTAAGTTAAATCCTTGTTCGCCCTTTAGACGAGAGGCTGGAACATTTAAAGCCTGGAATAGTTTATTCTGGAAGAATTCAATATCTTCGATTTGTCCAAGCGTCTGACCACCCGGCAACGTTGTAATTTCTGTACCCTTGCCGCCTTCACGACGTGGCATCCAGAAGTCTTCCATCATTGATAAGTGTTTACGATCATCTCGTACTTCACCTGTGGTTGCATCATATACAACCTTGTTCTTAAACTTATTCATCAAGTCGTTGACGTATTGTTCCGCCTTCATCTTAGGAAGGTTTCCAACGTCAACGTAGAAAATACGACGCTCAGGCGCACGACTGATACGATAGATGACTAATGCATCTTCCATCATTTTTAATTGATTGACTAATTTAATAGCTTTGTGTAGGTATGATAATGCCATACCTGTATTTTGATCTGTGATTCCAGATGGAACGTAAATTACTGAATCTATTGGTAATTTAACGCCCTTTACATCACCTTCTTGAATGCCTTTATCATTGTAGATATAGTACTCGTCAATAGACTTAACTATCTCCACGCCATTCGCATTCTTTTGTTTCTTAACGTTTTTGATTTTACGAATCTTTCGCGGATCAATATAACGTAGTTCTACAATACCATTCTTGGGATTATTCTCATCAATCAAGATGTGATAATACATTCTACCATCAATATACCAACTTCTAAACATATCATGACCTTTTTGGTCAAACTTTAGAAGCCTCATGACTTGATAGAATTCTTCAGTGATCTTCTTTTTAATTCCAGAAGACACTTTAAGATCATCTAGAACAATCTCAACAGGGATATCATCTTCTTCAGATACAATCGCCTCGTTGGCAATATCATCAATTGCCGAATCGCAATCCGGATACTGCGAAATCTCCCGATAGCGACGAATGATATCGTTTTCTGAACGAATCGTCGCTTCGAGATTAATCATCTGGCCATAATAACCACCAGCGGATGTTACAACGGTAGCGCCGTCATCATGTGCTGGCGCTACAGGTGTAAGTTGGACTTCCGTCTTTTTACGCTGGATTTCAAATCCAAATATATTCATTATATTTTAAACCAATCTAAGTTGCTAATTAACCGATTTCAATGTTAACATTAACGTAACCAGTGGACTCAGTAGTTGTCCAGTAGTTGTATGTGAAGTTGACATCAAATGTTTCGATCTGATTAGTTGTATCAAAGTCCAATGCGATTGGACCAATTTCTGTTGGATACGCATCAACGAATTTATAGGTCTTTAGTGTAGCACCGTTGCGATCTAACTGGTGAACTAATAGATCTACTTGATATGCACCTGGGCTTGTCAAACCGGTAGTATCGGTCAAGCTTTGAACGCCATCGGCCCACTTTTCTAGAGCGTTACGGATACCAAAGTCTGTGTCATTATAGACGGTAACCTGCCATGGAGCAAAGGTACGCTCGCCAGCAATGTTAACAACACGACCGCGGTAATTAATCGGCATATTGTCGATTGTTGAACCAGGCAATGATGCTGATTTACACAAGAATTGGGACGATTGGCCGATAGAAGCACTAACACCAACGTAAGAAGGGAAAGATAGTTCCACTCTAAACTGGTTAGCGCGAGCGCCACCGCCGCCCATTTGTGCCTTAAAATCTGAGATTCTAGCCATTTAAGACTCCTTTGTTTTAACTGTTATATGTATTTATACAAGTAAGCAGGGGTCTCCCCCTGCTTATATTATGCGCCTAATTCGCTGAAGCTTACTGAAGAGCGAGCCGCAACAAAGTTTAGAGTGATGAAGTTGATTGAACGGTTTGGCTTGATGTAGATATCAGCAGCAAATTCGTTACGATCGATAACTTCGCCAGTGTTATTTGTTTCATCACAAACAACCTTGAAGTCAACAACACCACGGCGACCTTGTACATCACGTAGGAACGGTTCAACCAAGTTGCGGAACTGAGCACGAGTAAATGAATCGTTAAATTCAAACAACTGGTACTTAGCAGCGGTAGCAATGGATTTTTCCAATACGATGAACAAGCGACGTACGTTAATACGATCGAATGCTGAAGGTTTAGCTAACATAGTCTTATCTCCGTATAGAACAGTTCCCTGTCCTGGGAAGATAACTACTGGGTTAATACCTTCTGTGTATAGTGCATCACGTTGAGTTTGGTTAGGGTTGTAGCCCAACTTAACAACGTTCTTAATCTGACCGCGGTTGAAACCACCTGGTGAATACCATGGATCGGCAGTAAAGTCAACGCGAGCACATAAGCCAGCAGTATCACCATTCAATGGAACCCAACGGTACTTGTCATTGTATGCATCATACTGGTACTTCCAGCCAGAATCAATAACACCGTATGAAGAGCTAGCGTTAACCGCATTTTTGTATGCAATCGCTGCATTTTCTGGGGTTACGCCGGCTTGAGTAGAGGTGATCCAATGATTACCGCTAGCATTGCGTGGAGAGATGAATACGATACAATCTTTACGAACTTCAGCCAAAGATGTGATTAGATAGTTTGCAACCGTTGTAGAAACATTACCAGCAACAACTAAAGAGATTTCGTAATCGTCTGTGTTAGCAAAAGCTGCATATGCTTCTTGAACTTGACCGTCAGTAGGAGCTGAACCATCAGCACCACCAGCCAAAGCAACACCATCAGTAAATGTAGAATTTAAAACGGCCAATTGGAATCCGCTATCAACTATGATGTCAGAAGAACTTCCCCAATTATATGCATCTCCAACGCTAGTGACAGCTACTGCAGCAGTTTCGGCAATAGTTTCACTAGTAACTGTAATAACGTATGCAGTGATAGCATCGTTAGCTGTAGTTGTGGTAATGCCAGAAATAGTGTGCACACCTTCGTTTGAACCGCCAAAAAGACTTAGTTTGAATTCGACAGCACTATTAGATGCATTGAACTCGTTCATGAAGCTTGAAAGCTCTGCAAACTTAGTACTATCAGAAATAGTAATATTGCCGGCATCATCTGTTGTAGTGGAAGTTACACCAAGAGCTAAAGCTTTTTCCTGAATAGCAGCTGGAGTAGCTAGTGCCCACAAGTAGTTAGACTGGTTATTAACAATATCTTTATAGTAGATATTGGTGCCATCAGATCTCTTAGCATCACTTAGTTTAGAGACATATTCAAACTTCTCTAATACTGCACCGCTTACGCCAGTAAAAGAGCCCTTAGAATTGTCAACAACCAAGATGTGCAATTCGTCTAATGCATTAGCGCCAACGTTTACAGCAGCGTAATCAGAAGTACCTGGAGCGCCAGTAAATTGTTTCTGAACTGTAACTGGCATTGAAGCCCAGTTGTTTGCATCAATCAAGTATACTGTAACACCGTTAGCACGTGTGCCTGGATACTTAGCAGCAAACTCTCCGTTATGCAAATGCGTTTCAGAAAAATTATTTTGGTAGTCATCGATATTTTTGATCTTGACGCCGGTTTTTACAATTCTTGATACTGCAGCAGTTGCAGTAGTACCAGCAGCAGGATCACTGATAGTAATTGCTGGTGGATTAACGTATCCACCACCGGCAGAAGTTAGTTGAATACCGCTAACGCGCCATAGGCCGTTAATTGCATCGTACTCTTCCCACATCAATGTGCCTTCTGCTGTTGAACCGCCGATAAGTGGTTCAGCAAATTCTACTGTTGCAGTTAGAGTTTCAGCAGCAGTGTAACCACTACCTTGCTCTGTGATAGAAATATCCGCTGAAGCTACAGGACCAGACTGTACGCTAGAAGCGTTTAGCAGGCCATCACCGTCAGTACGGTTAACATATAATGTATTCGTGTAGGCTAAGAAATTGCCTGCAGAAAAGAATGATTGATAATTCGCATCAGTAGGCTTTCCTAGTTTTGAAACTAGTTCGTTTTCTGAAGAAATTCTCAATGGTGAATTAACTGGTCCCCATGAAAATGGGCCAGCAAAAGCGCCGGTAGATGAAGAGACCGCTGGTACAATTGAACTAAAGTCTTTCTCGACTACTGCTACGCCTGGGCTAACTAGAAAAGGCATGTTGCAACTCCTTATTATTAAAAATCCAACTCGGATGATTTATTATTTATAATTTCACTGTTTTTATGATGAAAGAAGCTGTCGGATGGAAGCTTCTTCGTCTGTTTCTCGACCATCATTATAAAAACCAAAGGGTGTCAACTGATTCTCAATTGCTGCCATATGATTCTCATAGATCGCTTGCCTTATATTTATATTACTTAAATCTTCAAAGTAATTACTACTAGAAGCCCAAGCAAACAGAACTAAACACATTACTAAGTCATCATGGTAGCCTTCATCGGCTGCATACGATCCTTTAGATTCAATGAAAGTAGAAATTTCAGATATAAGATCAGCGTCATTCACTAGCAGTTTTTTACCCTCTAAGAGACTTTTCAGGTTAAAACAGCCCATTCTTTTTGTTTTCTTGTCGGTATATACACCCAATTGGGTTTTACCTCCACCAAAACCTGCTGAAACGCTCTGACCTTTAGTATCACGCGTAACAAACATTAAATTCTCATATTCCATATCGTTATAAAGAATGTCGGCAACTTGTTCACCAGCATTCAATTCTATTAGAACATAAGCTTGATTATAATCGGTTCCCAACTTATGTATCACGGTAGGAAATAGCATAGGAAGAATATTTTTATTCCTGTACTTAGCAACGGTGCGATATGGAACTTGTGTTATATCTACGACAACAATTGCCGAGAAGTCTCCACCGACTCCCTTGGCAGGATCCACCGCCATAGCGTATACATGACCTTCTTTAGGTTTTTCGTATATATCCAATCCGTCATTGGAAGAAAACTCGGCAGCTGCCGGTGCCATTTGTGCAATAGTGTCCGCGGCAACTAATGTCAAACTAGAACCAAGGAATGTACACAGCACTTCTTGGTTAAACTTAATCTCACCAAGAAGTCTACGCTGTTCTTCTGCCCACTTCTCATCTCTACCTGGAATCTCCCAGTACGGAATAAACAAGTTAACGAATCCGTTCTTGTCCTGTTCAGCATCGGTCCAGAATTTCCAGAAGTGATTATATCCAAGAGGAGTTGAGCTTAATAGAATCTTAGTAGTCTCACCAGCAGAGATTGTAGGATATACTGATGTGAAGAATGATTCGGCAACATTGTTTGGAATAATTGCAGCTTCGTCAACGTATAGTAAGTTAACCGATTTACCACGAATACCAGATGTAGATGTTGCAGCGGTGAATACCTTAGAACCGTTTTCTAATTCAATATCACCCTTGTTCCATGTAGTAACACCCTGCTGTAACCATTTTGGAAGACCTTCGTACATTGTCTGATATCTATCAAGTACTTCCATAGCTGCTGCTTTCTTGTTCGCAAGAATAGCAACGGTCTTATTTGATTGGAATAAAGTGTACCATAGAATGTATGCAGCGGAAGTGGTAGTTTTACCCTGCTGTCGTCCTTCCATGAGAATAACCTTTCGGTTTTCATGGATGACTTTGACCTTGTTAATCTGACATGGGTACAGATTGAACGGTTGTAAACCGTGGTCCAATGTTACAATTTTACAATAAGTCTGAATAAAATAGACGGGATCTTCCGAACACTTCAAATATTCTTCGATTTCATGCTGGGAGAACGGTATTGCTTGACCTGCCCCCTTAAGATTCGAATTACTGTTGTAAACTTTTAATTTATTCAGGTCCATATGGTATAATGTATCTCTAGATACTAATAATTAAAAGTTATTCCAAAGATCACTTGTTACATCACCCGTTGATGAATCACCTGTTGCAGAATAATTGCCTATAGCTGCACCAGTATCCGGATTAGTCATATCAACTACAGTAGTAGTAATAACTTTACCATCCTTAATTGGTCCATACATGTATGCTTTAAGAGTAAAGTTTAACGTATATGTAATGAATCTTCTAGTCTGGAAATCACCTTCATAATCATCTTGTAAGCTAATATTATTTAGAATAACTGGAACATCGACCACCAAATCATTATCGGTAATAGGTTGTAATGATAATGTATATTCTGGTGAAAATGTTGGTAATATTTGTTCTACGATCTGTAGCGCATCTTCTTGAGTTTTACTTATTACATATAATGAAATTTCGAAATTATATGGAACTGGAGAATACATTCTTTGCACTGTATCAGTACCATCGCCACACGAAATATAATTCATACGATTAACCTTGCGAGTTGAATCGTATGTTAAACCGGTCATTTCAAATGAAAGCCGCGGCAAAGATGTATAGACATATGAATCCAAATTCGGATCCTGGTCGATACGCATAATCCATTTTTCCTTAGGAGCGTATGCAATAGGTACTTCCATACCTTGCACTTCAATCCCTTCGTTAGATCGAATAATTTTAATATTACTGAATAGAGCACCAAAAGCTACGATAATCTTTCGCGTGATCTGGTGATAATATATATTGTTACTTAACATTAGACAATTTTCTTAATAGTCACGTTAACATTAGAAATATAACTCACTGCGGCAGCATCAACTTCTGTATCTGAAGCTGTAAACCAAATTTGGTTTGATTCTAGCACAGGACTAGTAAATCTAACAATCGTACTTAGTGTTGCCGTTGATCTATTTACTACATCAAATTCTGTGCCGATTGTGCCCAAATTTGCAGTAGCTCCATCGTCCCCAGCTTTAATAGTAACCGCCATCGTAGACCTAGCATTATTGCCTATTGCGCTAAATACTGCAGTAATTTCATATACGCCGCTCTGGTAAAATCCGTTAAATTTTCCAGTACTATCTGGAGCAGGAATATGTTCTAATGTTGGATTACTTGCCGCAGAAGATACAAAACCCTGTTCATATGTATACGGTCTCCAAGATCCTGAAGCTCCTTGGCCAAGGATAACACTTACGTCAGTTATCTGTGTAAACACATATTTGCCAAAATCTTGGCCTAAATATGCACGATACTGTATGCCATCTGCAAATTGAATTCCGGCAAATTCTGGAACAGAGGTAGTTAACAGCTGTTGATCGAGGACCGGAATATCCGGAGTATTTGTCAAATCGTTATATGATCCGCTGAATAATATTGGCAAATCATCGAGACTATTATATGAGCCATTAAATGCATCAGTAATACCATAACCAGCCAAAGTGGTTGGAAGATTGGTTAGTGAAGAAAATTCACCGTCAAAAAATACAGGACGGTCACTAAGATCATTAAATGAAGTTTGCGGAACATCAGTAAGATCATTATATGATCCGCTAAATAGTTCTGGCGCTCCAATTAGATCTGTATATAAACGACTAAATTGGATCGAATATAATTCGCCAAACATTTCGTTGGTTTTAATAAAGGCGGCTCTGAGTGTATCGCCGTTTCCGTCGTTTGCTGATGCGCCTACTTCAATTACTTGTCTTGCCATGTTAGTCTAAGTCCACTGTGAATAGATCCGAATCTACTAAAATTGATGTTGAGTCTGCTGTTTCAGAGTACCGTACTTTTGCAGTTTCAATAACATCACCGAATGGGTTTGTCGTGTCGAAGATAATATCTGCAGCTTCTTGTCTGTACAAGTTATTATCGGCAACACGATCTTGATCATCAATGAATGTCTGTTTCTCTACATCGAATGATTGTAGAGATTCAAACGCATCGATCTCCTCAATGCCAGTTGCAATTTTCTCTGATGCATACTGGAAGAGTTCAACTTCAAGTCTGTATACATACAATTTTCCAAGTTGATAAAACGGATCCTGATGCTCTACAAACTTGATTTCAAATAGACCGTCAGTTAGAGGGAAATATAATAAATCTCCTTCTGCCGGTCTACCTGGCAAAACTGTCTGACCATACTGTCCAACAAATCTTTGCCATGTTCTTTTAGGGACAGTCAGTGTTGCAGACTGCTCCATCATTAAACCGAATTTACTTACAAAGGCACCTTGTCCTTCAAAGCCAGTATTCGATTCTAAATACATCTCTACAGGATACGCATGTCTAAATTCAGACAAACGATCTTCACCGAGAATATTGTCTTTACCGACAAGTGTCCTTGGTATATAGAAAAAGTCTTGTCCCCAAATTCTAACAGCTTCAATAATTAGATCTTCTAATAAAAGCTGTTCTCTTTTGGTTCCATGTGAAAAATATACGCTACGCATTACTTATCCCAAGAAAAATTCCAATGGAGCAGATTTTGAGATTAGCGTATCTTCTAATTCTTTAATTTCTTCTATGGCTTCTGCATAGAGTTTATCTCCATCCATCGTAACGCCGCCTGGAAGTTGCAATCCACTAAATTTCTTTATGTTAACTGCCCACTGTTTCTTAATAAGCGCTGTGGTATAGTGCTTTAACCATGGATCACCATAAACTGCAGGATAAGTCGCCGGATCAAGAGCTCTATAACTCTCAACTAGAACGTATGAATCGACGGGAATATTGTCTCCCCATGATTCGTCGATATACAATCTTCCAGTGTGTCTATTAAATCGGTACAGTTGTGAACCGTTCAATGTATGATCTAGTAACGCCAAATGGCCCATAACCTGTTTATAGTATATAACTGAAACGGAGGTTAAATCATACAAATCATTCAAACGAAGTTGATATTGTAAATCGAATATTGACTTTGACGTGCCCGTTCCAGCGGCAATTGGAAATACCTTGGTAACGCCGTAAACATAATCAGGAATAGGAATAGACCGAGCATCAACATCTTCTTGAGTTACCTGATGCTTTAGATACATTTTCTCAATGCCATCGTAATGATACATTCTCCAATGTTCTATGGCTTCGTCAACGCGGTCTTCCACTTGAGCGTCATCAATGTTGATTTCAACTACAGGTTCGCCGAGCGCTCTTAAGCAATAATCGATTAATCCATCTCGTGTTGTTACTGCCATTTGAATTCCCTATTGTTCTTATCTTCTATTTATACGTTTCTATTTTAACCAGCTTGGAAGATATATGCTTTACCAGATTAGCCGCCGACAAAGATATAAGCAGCACCAGCATCACCAGTGCCATCGGGGTCTTCATATTTTGCACCAACAATTACAGTATCGCCAGATATTGCAACTGATGTACCGAATTCATCACTTGATGCTCTATCCGATGCTAGAATCTTGATTTGCTGTGTCCATGTAGTGCCATCTCTGGTAAAGATATATGCTGAGCCAGCACTAGTAAGACCGGCAGGGTCTTCAACCGGCGCAGAAACAATTACCGTATCAGCCTCTATTGCAACAGAGTACCCAAATAGATCGACTGCTTCTGGATCAGACGCCTGAATCTTAGCTTGTTGTGTCCATGTGGTTCCTGATCTGGTAAATACATATGCTGAGCCGGCAGCATTAGCACCTGTGTCTTCACCCCAAGCACCAACAATTACCGTATCGCCATCTATTGCTACTGAGTGACCGAACTTATCCTCTGCCTGTATATCGGATGATAAAATCTTAGCTTGTTGTGTCCATGTAGTGCCTGATCTGGCAAATATATATGCAGCGCCAGTTTCTGCATTTTTTCCGAAAGCACCAACAATTACTGTATCGCCGTCTATTGCTGCTGAGCTACCAAAGTAAGCGCTTGTTGATCGATCCGATGCCTGAATCTTTGCTTGTTGTGTCCATGTAGTGCCTGATCTGGTGAAGATATATGCAGCGCCAGTATTAGTAGCACCAGTGTCTTCACCCATTGCACTAGCAACTATTGTATCTCCATCTATTGCTACTGAGTAACCAAACCAATCATCTTGTTGTATATCAGTTGATATAAGTTTAGCTTGTTGTGTCCATGTAGTACCAGATCTGGTAAATACATATGCAGCGCCACGGTCGTTAGCACGATAGCCACCAGCAACTAATGTATCGCCCGATATTGCTACTGAGAAACCAACCCATACATTTTGAATCCCTCCGATATCAGTTGCTGCTAACTTTGCTTGTTGTGTCCATGTAGTACCAGATCTGGTAAATACATATACAGCACCAGCATTAGTACCAGTGGAGTCTTCCTGATAAGCACCAACAGCTACCGTATCACCATCTATTGATACTGAGTAGCCAAAGTAATCATTTCCTTCTTTATCAGACGCTTGTATCTTGGCTTGTTGTGTAGTTAATGTCCAATCTGATCCAAATGTTAATGTAAACGAACTCACTGAAGTATCAATATTAACACCGTCTGATGCTGTGAATGCCAGATCAAATGTTGCTGGCGCTGTTCCAGGAGTAATTGTGAATACATTATCCACATTAGTAACTGTAATATCTTCTAACGATCCGCTGGTAACTTGATATCCCCAGATAATTGGTGTTCCTTCAGGGTCTGTCGCCTGAAGTGTAATAACAGTTGGAGTACCATCAGAGTTCAATGCATAAGTTGCATCAGCACCAGCGGTAATAGTAGGTGCTGTGTTGATAGTAGCGATCTCAAACCAACCACTGCCAGTAAAGATAAACAACTTGTTACCGTCTTGAACAAATGCCTTTGAACCAGCTGCAACATCTGTCAAAGGAAGACTCTGCACATCAACATATCCTTGAGTTGTCAGTGCATTATCTTCTGGTGCATCCGGAGTTGCAACTGACCAAGAATTGGATGCAGATGAATATTTAAATGTACGCCCGAACTCTGTATGAAGATCGTCGTTAGATGGTGATGTTGGAAATGCCATTTTATGTTCTTTCTATTTTAACCAGCTTTGAAGATATCTACTCT